CCTTCAGAGCCGCACCGACTCCGTTGATGGCGGTCTGGATGAGCGCAGCCATCGCCGCCGCCGTCTCGACGCCCGTGTAGACGACCGCGACGTTCCCAGGAGTGACGCCGCCACCATTGAGGTCGAACTCGAAGATGGTGGGCGGGTTGATGGTGCCGTCGTCGATGGTGAAGGTGTCCCCGTCGTTCGTGCTCGCTCCGGCGACAGCCGTGATGGAGCCCGTAGCAGCGACGCCCGTGCCAGCTTGGGTGCGACCGAAGACGCGCCAGCCCTTCTGCGGGCCAGCCGCCTGCACTTCGATTTCTGAGCCGTCCGCGCTCTTGGTCAGCTCAACGAAGACCGCCTCGTTCGCGCCCGCGTCCGCGCCGTCGTTGATGGGGATGCCGGTGCGGTTGGTCGCGTCGGCGTGCCTCATGTTGCCTTCGGACACCAGCTCCTTGTGGGTGTTACCCGCGGCGAGCACCAGCCCGCGCCACGCCTTGTTGACGACCAGCGCTTGCGCGTCGGTGGTCTTCCCCGCGATGTTGGCGAGGTTCGCCGGAACGGTGGTGTCGGTGGTGTCGGTGGGGCGGGTGTAGACCGGAATCGCCGCGTCGAACGTCACGCCCTTGATGGCAGCGCGGTCGGTGCGGGCGTAGTTGATGTCGTCCTCCAGGGAGTACGGCTTGCGCTCATCCCAGGTGACGCCCGCGGTCGGCCCCTCGGCGATGCCGGTGGCGTTGGCGACCTTCACGCTGGTCGCGCTGACGTAATCCGTGATGAGCCAGGTGCCGTCGTTGCTGGCAGACCCGCTGATGACCAGGAAGTTGCCCGGCGAGGCGACGGTGAAGGAGCCGCCGGTCATGCCGGCGATGGTCTGGATGCCCGACACCAGCGCGCTGAAGGTGAGGCTCTGCGTCCCGGTGTTCCCCATCGGAGCGCCCAACCCCGCAGGCTCATCGACGCGGTTGCGTGAGCCGGACTGGGTGTACGACCCGGCGACATCGAGGGATTGGTCGAGGGCGTTGCTGTGCGTGTAGGCTGCCATTGGCGATGCTCCTGCTTGGGGTTAGGGGGCGATGACGTAGGAAGCTGAGAGGACGCTCTTGGGAATGGGGGCGAAGGTCAGGAAGGTGATGGTGTCGTAGCCGGTTCCCGGTCCTCCGCTCTCCGAGATGGTGAACTCCCCACCCGAGAGGAACATCTTGCGACCGTTGTGATAGGCCGAGATGGCGATGGGGTCGAAGTGGTATGGCGTCGTGAACACGCGGTTCACCCCGTCCTTCACCCCCAGCAGCTCTGACTCGAAGAAGGTCCAGCCGGGCGTGAAGCTCGACGGGGCGTACCAGCCGAGCATCCTGGGCACGACCTACTTCCTCCAGTGCAGCACCACAAAGGCGCTCGTCACGAGCGCGGTGCCCCCTGCACAGGCCAACTGTACCGCTTCTGACCCCCTGTAGCCAAGGAAACCGAGGACGGCGACCGCAGCCAGCACTACCGGCCCCATGAAGCCGGAGCCCGGCGCTGCCTTCTTCTCCAAGCTCAACATGGACATCGCCATGGGCTACCTCGTGACCGCGTAGACCTCGACGTTGCGCGCCCCCGACGTGGACGGGGTGGCATCCCGCAACCAGACCCGTCGCCGCAGGTGGTCCGACCAGACGATGGCCTTGCTCGGCCCGCTCGACTGGAGCCGCGCGTGGACGTTCACTCCGTCCCAGGACAGCTCCAGCGTCCCGTTATTGGCGTCGTTGTGGACGAGCTGTTCCGTCGCGTCAAACAGGAACTCGAACTGCGCCCGTGGGTCTGCGTAGCTCGTGACCCCCTTGAGGTCGCGCCGGTCGAAGAAGTCAGCCACGGATGCGCTCCTACAGCGTGTAGGCTCCGACGTTCACGCTCGCGGCCGTCCCCGCCGCCGCGCGCCGCACCCAGACCTTCTTGCAGCGGGCGTCGAGCCGGGTGGGTGAGGTGTCCGCCGCCTTGATGAGCTTGGCGTCGTTGATGCCGTCGAGGGAGACGTAGGCATCCCCGCCGGAGGTGACTTCGAGAAGGAGGTACAGCGGCTCGAAGTTGCAGGCGAGGTCAGGAAGGGTCGGGTAGGTTGCCCCCGAGGGGCTGGCGACGGTGCTCTGAAAGGACATGGGTTCTCCTCGTTGGGAAGGGTTCTATCAGATTTCCGAGTCCGCAACCCAGTGGCCGCTCAGGTCGTCCCCGACCACCGGGGCACCCGCGGTGTTCAGCACCTCGAAGTTGCGGCGGGTGGGCTGGAACTCCGCGACGGCGATGAGCGTGACGGCGTTCTTGCGCCAGCTCCCCGTTCCACCTGCCACGTTGTCGTAGAAGGTGAAGGTCGGAATGCGCCACTTCGGAGCACAGAACGCGATGCGCGGAGCGAACCGGGCGTTGTTGAGAGTCAGCGCATCGACGCCCAGCGCTGTGACGGTCGCCGGGTCGGTGTCAACCTCGTAGGACTTCTCGAAGAAGCGCTGGCAGAGCGCCAGCTCGCCCTCGTAGCTTCCGCCTGCCCAGGCGAAGAAGCCCGTCGTCGCCCCGGCCCGCTGCACCTGGACGAGGGTGACGGAGAAGTTGTCCGTCGCCCCACCCACCCCGGTCGGGGTATGGACGAACAGGAGGCCGAGACAGGTGGCGTTGTTCGGCAAGGTGACACCTGCGGTGACGGTGAACACCCCGCCAGCCGACACGTCAGAATCGACGAGCACCGTGTTCCCGGTGGCGTAGGCCGCGCCGCCAGCGAACAGCGTCTCGCTGGTCGCCCCGGTGCCGTAGATGAGCTTGGCGTGCAGGGTGCCGGTGAAGCCCGCCCCCTTGCCGATGACGAAGGACGCCTGGAGGGTCTGCGTGAGCTGCGCGGAGCGGTGCAACAGGTCGCGGTCAATCTCTTGGCAGAGGTAGCGCGGAGCCGCCGATGCCTCTGCCGGACCGCGCTGCACCTGGAGGAAGTTGGTGCCCAGGACGGGGTACTTCGTGAGGACGCCCGCGCCCGCGGGGTCACTGTGCCAGGCGTGCCACCTGTCGGCCAAGAAGACCTGCGGGGTGTTACCGAAGTTGACCGGCCCGACCCCACGCTGCCAGAAGTCCATCTTGCCGTTGATGGCGAGGTTGGGCGACGCCATCGAGTCCACGTAGCCCTTGTTCGCCGCGTCGTGCCCGTCCACCGGGTCGGAGACTCCCTGAATGGCGCGGTAGTGGAAGAACGACATCAGGTTGCCGGTCGTCGGGTCGATGCTCCACGTCGGCAGACCGTTGGCTACGAGGAGCAGCGGGTGGTTCGTCACCGAACCCATCAGCACGACGCCCGAGGGGTCGATGGGCTGCACCGTGGCGACGACCTGCCCGCCGCCAGCTCGGCTTTCGAGGAGGAGCGTTCCGTCCCCGTTGATGTAGCCGACCGTCTGCCCGGCTCCGTTCAGGATGTGAACCGCTCGCGTGGTCGCGTCAGGGGTTTGCAGCTTAAGGACGTGCCGACCAGGGACGGCGGACTTCAGGTACACCGTGTCAGGGATGGGGGTGGGACTCGCCGCGTCCACTCGAACGGCGTTGGGGAGCGCCCCAACTGGCGGACCGATGATGAGGTAGGGCTCGGCCAGCGTGCCGTCAGCTCCACCCACTCCGTCGAACCAGAGGTCGAAGCTGCCCGCGTAGGCTGCGCCCACCGCGCCAATCTGCCGCACGACGGTTCCAGGCGTCAGTGACGGGAGCGCGAGGTCGCTGACGTAGACCGCCTGCCCGAGCACCGCTCCGGGGATGGCGACGCCCTCGTACCGCCCGATGTAGCGCACTTGGATGAGGTCGCCCGGCGCGATGGCCCCGCCGCCCACCTTGCCGATGACGATGCACAGGGGTTGCTGCACGTCGAGCGCCGTCGTTGCGGTCGCCATGTCGAGGATGGGTAGGTTCTCCTGCCCCGGCAGGCCAATCTTGATGGCCTGCGTTCCAGTCATACGGACGATGTTGCCCGTTCCTGGGGTGCCTGCACCCGCGACGCCTACCATCACGCCGGGGTCGGCGAGCAGATGGTCGATGCGCTGGAGGTAGCCGTTGTTCGCCAGTGCCCAGCCTCGCGTCCCGTCCTCAACCGTCTCCCCCGCCGCCGGGATGCGCTCCCTCGTCTTGACTTGCCGCACCGCGCAGATGACTTGATTGCGCTGCTCGGTCGGCAGCGTGGCGTTGACCACCAGCTCGATGAGGTAGGTGCCCTCCTTCTTCGGCGTGAAGGTGGGATTCTGGAGCGTCGTCGAGGAAAGCGCGTCCGCCGTGCCCGCGGGCTGGTCGAGGACGCTCCACAGGTACGTCAGCTCCAACCCGATGTTGGCGTTGTCGAGTTGGACGAGCAGGTTGATGGGCAGGTCGTTGTCGCTGCCCGGCGTGCCGTTCACAGTAATAAGAGCTTGGGGCACTTGCTAGCCCTCCAGGTGTGCCCACCGAACGCCGGAGAGTATCCGGCTCACTGTGGACTGGTTGACTCCAAAGGAAGCAGCAACGCTGGCCTGCGTGGCTCCTCCAGCGACGGCGAGCTTGACCGCTAGAACCTCCCGAGCGCCAAGCCGCGCCATTCCGTTGCGCTCCCCGCGAGCGGCTACCTCGCGCATCTTGCTCCGAAGTGAATCACCGCGCGCCTGCCGCCCCTTACTAACGGCGTCCTCGGAATTATCCTTGTGCGAACCCAGGAACAGGTGAGTGTCATTCACGCACGAAGGGTTGTCGCAGCCGTGCAGCACAAGCCTTCCGGGCGGGATGGGACCGTGCTTTCGCTCCCACGCCCAACGGTGTGCGAGAACCTTCCCCCACCTTCCTCCAACCTCTACTGAGAACACGCCGTAACCATGACGGTTCCGAGCCGCAGTCCACTCGATACAACCGCGAGCGGAACCGTGCCGAGTTTTTGAGTTGAAGCGCTCTACGTCTGAGGCAAATGACCATCTGGGCATGGTTGCCATTATGCCACAGGTCATCACCGTTAGCGACCACCCCGCTTGGGGCATCGGAGCCTCCTGCTAGTAGTGGAAGTCCACTGAGAATCGGTATGCGGTCGGGTCTGGCCGGAAGGTGTCGGTCGTGGCCCCGTTCTGGTGAAACGTGTTCCAGAAGAGGAAGAAGCACGGCTGCCCGAGGGCCACGTTCACCGTGGGTTGCGTCTTGGCCGGGTCCGCCAGGAATGTCTGCATCGCCGTGTTGACAGGGAAGTCGGCGCGGACCCCGATGTTGGTGGGCACGAGGAAACCAGTCGAGGTGTAGAGAGGGTCAATCACTACCGAACCGAACCCTGCGGCAGACGCGGGAAGACCGCCGGCGAAGATGTAGATGCCGGTCGCGTCAGCGTTTATTGGGTTCTTGCGTGAGGCGACGACCATCACTCCCGGAGGGGCGGCCACTCCCGTCAGGGCAGGGGCGACCGTGGCGGGGAACGCGGGAAACTCAACCCGCCCCGCGGCGCGCCCCATCCCGCTCGGCAGCAGGAGGCTCCGCATGTCCCTGATGTACCCTTCAGCGACGGTGGTAGGCGACCCAGCCGGGAAGGCCACCTCTGCAACCTTCATGTAGCCCGCCGGAACCGTCGCCACCGCGCCGTCCGCCGCGTAGCGGTAGCTGATGCTCGCCGTGCTGCTTCCCGCGTCGCTGACGACCTCAGTGCTGCCGTCCATCAGGAAGGAGAGGGTCTTGTTCACCAGAGCCGGGTTGAACTTCTCGGTCCCCACGTCGAACACGTCCCGGCTGAGTAGGTCGCCGAGTGCTCGGCGATACTTCACGCACACGATGTCCGTCCGCCCGGTGGGGCCGCCGGTCGGGATGCCCGCCAGCTCGAACGATGGCGTCAGCGGGTTGGTCTGCTGATTCAGGATGAGAGGCTTGTACGCGGACGGATCGTTGAGACTCGGGACGCCGCCGATGTTCGAGGGCACGTCGCCCGGCGCGTACATGAACCCGAAGCCGGGGTCCACCGTGACGGCGAGCGACACGGGACTGGTCGGTCGAACCTTGAACGCGCCTCCAATGACACCGTTCGGCGGGAGGGCGTTGTGGTCGTCAAAGTCGCCCGCCCGCGGGGAGAAGGAAGTCCCCAGCACGTCGCGCAGCGCGCGGTCCGTCTCCGTCTGGAGGTGCAGGATGTCGTCGGTGATGGGGCGCTCCAGCGGGTTGATGACGCTGCGGGCGAACGGGAAGTCCATCAGGGAGGCGGGAGTCGGCATGGCTATTGTCCCTCAAGTTCCAGAACGGCGTTGATACCTGCCGCCTTCACATTCTGCAAGGTGGCGTAGAGGTTGGCGTACAGCGTGTTGAGCTTCTGGTCGTAGCCGTTCCAGCAACCCTGAAGGTAGCCGCCCGCCAAGGTGCTCGGGACGTTCCAGGCACAGAGCGCGCGCCGACCGTGCAGGTTGGCGAGCCCGCTCTCGTCGATGAACGGATCAACGTAGGTGTCGTCGGGGTTCTTGTGGTTCCAAACCATCCCGAAGTCGGAGAGCGGGGAGAGCCCAGTGACCACCACGATGAAGCTCCCCCGCGCCAGGTTTTCACTCAACCAGCGGTTGCGGTACGGCACCGGGGGTCGCGGGTCGTTCCACACGAAGCAGTTGGGGTCGAAGTCCGTGCCGCCGTGAGTCTCGCCCGGCGCGTTCCAGCAGGTCTGAAGCCGGATGTCCCACGTCTCGATGAACACCGCGATGCCGTCCACCGGCTCCAGCAGCAGGCGCAGGTTCCGCAGCACGGCGTCCGGGCTGATGTTGTCCGGCAGCGCCCGGATGCGCGCCCGATAGGGGTCGTCCTGCTCACCGGGCTGCCGGAAGATGCCTCGGTCGGCCCCATGCTGGTCGAGGGCCGCGTCGGAGCCGGGGGTGAAGCCAAGCGCCGGGGCTCCCGTCGCCTGAATCTGGAACACCGTGAAGGTGCGGTCCACCGAGTCGTAAGCAGGCTCGTAGACCGACCAGGCAACCACCGCCGGTCCGAACGCGCTGCCGGTCGGGTTCCGAACCTGCAACGTGCTCGTCGCTGAGTCGTACCCGGTGACGTAGAACGTCCCTGAGTCGTTCGGCCCAGCTCCGGTGAAGGAGATGAACTTGCCGATGAGCGCCTGCCCCGCCGCCGGAAGCCCGAGAACCGCCTGCGAGCCCAGCGAGGGAGCGGCGAAGGTCAGCGTGTTGCTCCCAGAGTTGGTCGGGGCGTCCGCTGGCGTGACTTCGACGGGGGTGACGAGGGTGTCGATCTCCCCCTCCAGCACCTCGCCGTCCGCCGCCGTTACCTGCCCTGGAACGTCGTACTCGTAGCCCTTGTAGAGCGCCACCACGTTCGCGGTGTGTCCGAGGTCAGCGGGCGTGAACACGGCGTCCGTCGTCGTCCGGTACTGCCGCCCGGACTTGCTCGCCTGCACGACGGTCCCCGCGCGCATGACGATGGGCACGGCGTTCGGTGCCTCCCGCGCGAAGGCCACCCGCCCCGTCGTGAACGCTCCCCCGGTGGCGGTAAGGATGAAGGCATCCTTCCCGAGCCGACTCACCGCCAGCGAGCCGCGCGCCGCGAGATTCGCGTAGGCTTGCAGCACCTCATATCCCGGTCCGGGGTCCTTGAGGGAGGACAGGTACTCGTCCGGCAGGAGCTTGGCGAACAGGTCCAGAACGTCCTGTTGCGTCAACGGCGTGATGAAGGGAGGGGGCATGGGCTAGACCGCGGTGAAGGAATCCGGGTTTTGACCCGTCATCAAAGGTTGGTTGGTCTGCGCGGCGATAGCGGTGACGAGTCCCAGGCTCGTCCTGAGCACCTGAAGAGGCTTCGCCACGACGTTCCCGAGGGGGCTGACGATGCTCGCCGCTGCGAGCCCGGGGACGACCGCCAGAGCGTTCTGAAGGTCGATGAGGACGATGGGCTCGCCGGGGAACAGCGCGTTGACGTACCCCACTGCCGCTGCCCGTGCCTGGAGCGCAGCAGAGGACACGTCGATTCCCGCTTGGAAGGTCAGGGAGAGCTGGATGGCTTGGAGGACCGTGCTCGCCACGTAGACCTGCACGAAGATACCCGCCGGTCGAACGTCCGCGAGGGCGTTGAACACCGTCTGCGCGAGGAGCTGACTCTGCGCCATGTACCTCGGGGGGATGGCACTCAGGTCCACGAACTGCTCGGTGAAGGCGTCGCTGATGACGAGCTGCACGAGACGTGCAGGTCTACCCAGCGCGTCGATGACCTCGAAAGCCGTCGCCTTCTGCACCCCGGGTACACCCAGCGCTGCCTCTTCGATGGCCCCGATGGTGCCTCGCCGGACGGTCGTGAAGTACCGCCGCGCCCGATCCCGGAGGCTGTCGTCCGTCTCCGCATCATCCCCACCGGAGGTGGCAAGGGGATTCGACACCGTGAGGTCCGACGGCGAGTTGGGAACGACCCCGAGGATGTTGATGAGGGTGTTCGCCTTCGCGTTCTGATTCGCCCCTGCCAGGACGCTTCGGACCGCCACCGTGACAGGTCCCGTCGTGCCCGTGGGGAAGGGTACGCTCTCCGTCGTGATGAACTGCACCCCGTCCGGTGTCTGGAGCTGGAGGTTCGCGGGGATGCTCAACAGGGGAGGCGCGGGAGCGATGGTCCTGAACTGCACGCTCCCAAGCGAGGCTGCCGCGGGCTTCCGCACGATGCCGTAGCGATCAAACACCACCCTGTCGAGCGCGGTGCTGTTCTGATCCGCACCCGGTGCGGAGTCGAGGTACACCCCCGCGGCCACCTCCGCGAGCTGTCCCATCACCTCGTCCGCCGCCGCCGATCCAGAGGCGACGAGGATGTTGGCGTCCGCCCCGTCCCGCTCCACCGCGTCACGGGACACCTGCGCGTTGCGCGTGAGAACTTCGTCCCGGGCGATGCGGAAGAGATCGTCGAAGTTGGGGAAATCCGGCATTTTCGTCTCCTACAGGCTCACCGGGAAGCGTCCCAGCGGGATGTTGAAGCTGAAGGACTGCCCGGAGGGCTTGAGCTGCACCTGAAGCTGCAACAGCAAGATACCCTCCCGGTCGATGGTCAGCGACGCCAGTGCGTCCTGCACCTCGGGCTCCAGCTTCACCTGATTCTCGATGTCCGCCTTCATCTTCGTCAGGTTGGCGATCCGAACGGGCATCTTCTCCTGAATGCCCGCCCCGTAGTTCGGCAGATGGAAGAAGTCTCCCGGTCCGGTGGTCAGCCGCCGGATGATGAGCTTCTTCACGAGGTCCGGTCCCGTCACCGTGGCGTAGTCGCCCGCGGTGACAACGAGAGTCCCGCCTACCGAGTCCGGTACGGAGAAGGGCGGGTTCGCCAAGTCCTGCGAGTAGAGCTTCCTCGCGGCCAGCCGGGTCGCGCTGCTTTGCGCGTGCTCGTCCAGTACCCCCCGGAAGTCTGCCGAGTAGGGCGGGTGGATGAGATTACCCGAGGCGTCGTGCAGCGTCGTCGAGCTGACACGGTGGACGACGGTGTACGGCCCGAACTCCTCCAGGCAGAGGATCCGATAGACGCTCGGATTCACCTGCGCCACCGTCGTCGGTGTGAAGGAGTCCCCGGTGTCGAGACGAACGATGCCCCAGGTTGCCGGATTGAGTGCGTCCCCCTCGAAGTAAGGGCTGTTGTCCTGCGCTAGCCCGTTCACGGTCACTTCCACTTCGTGGGTGGAGATCGCCAACGCCGAGGCGATGGACCCTCCCACTCCCGCGGCGGCTGCGCCGTAGGGGGAAGTGCCGTAAGGGTCGTAGCCCCACCCAAGAGGAGTCGTCATAGGATCGGTGTCACCACTGGACCGGGTAGAGTAGCACTTCCGCCGATGTTCGCGACGTGCAGAACCGCCGCGATGGCATCGCAGGCGTCCTGGAGACTCAGGCTACCGACCGTGTTGGCAAGGAAGACCGGCACCAGCACCGCCGCGATGGTTGCCAGGTTCGGGGGTGGGGTGACGACCGTGGCAGTCGGGAAGTAGAGGGTTGGGCTCGCGGCGAGCGCGCCCCAGAACGCCGCGACGCCCGCCTGGATGGCCACCGCGCCCGTCACGCTCATCCCCACCAGCGCCGCAGCCATCGCCGCCTTCGCCGCAGGCACCGTCGAGACGAAGGGTACCGCCCCCGCCGCCGCATCGGAGAAGTAGGTCTGCCACGCCTGCGCCAGCCGCGTCACCGCCGTCACCTCGTCTCCCGTCGGGGCGAGGGTCTGGAGCTGCGTGGAGAGGGTGGCGGAGGACATCGGCATGGCTTACCCGTCGGGGATGGTCACCTTGGAGGACTTCGCCAGCGTGCTCATGCTGGGGAGCGGGGTCGCGGTGTTGCCTGATGGCCCCACCCCGGTCGGGTGAATGTGCGCGTCGAAGATCGGCTTCGCCACGGTGTTCCAGAACGTCTCCAGAGCCTCGTAGATGGTGACGGACTTCGAGCCATCGAGCACCTTCAGCGTCCCCGCGTTGTCCCGCCCCATCTCCACCGTCGGGCAGTTGACAATGACCTTCGTCTCGCTGTCCACCTGCACCTGCCCGCCACCGCTCACCTTGAGCCGCAGGTTGCGGTCCTTCTCGACGACGAGCATCACCTCGGTCGGATCGCTGATGGCCTCCTGCGGCGGGAGGTCGGACGCGGAGTAGAGCCTCCGAGTGACAACGTACCCCTCCGCCGAATCTCCCGAAGGAGCCTCCACCAGCAGTTCGTCGTTCTTGTGGATCTGCCCCAGGTAGATGCCGAAGCCCGGACCCGAGTAGTCGAAGGCGACCCGCGCGGTGTGCTGTTCTCCGCTCGGAACGAGCGTCACGTCCACGAAGACCCCGTGCCACGGGTCCACCACCGACTCCCCACGGGCGTAGGCGAGCGAGATCCAGATGCGGGTGTCCATCCCCGGACGCGCGAGCATCTGCCCGAGCCGGTGCGCGTCCATCTGCCCGCTGACCCTGGAGCGTCGGAGCATCTATCCCCGCCCCTTCCCGAAGTGGATCTGACCCAGCGTTGCCGTGACCGTCTCCTCGCCCGTGCAGATCCCCAAGTCCGTCGGCGGGAAGTTGGGTGTCGGAATGCCTCGCGGGATGTCGATGTGGATCGGGTTCAGGACGAGCGCCTTGGGCGGTCCCTGCGTCGCGTCCTTCTGCACGTCGTACCGCGCCTCGACGTAATTCTGGAAGTCGAAGTCGATGGCGACGCCCGACTCTGCCCCCCAGGTGAACTTCACGTTGGACACCCGGAAGGTGCTCTGCAATCCTGTCACCGCTCCCCGTCCCGTCGCCGCTGCTACCCGTGCCAGGTTCGCGTTCCCCAAGCGGGTCGTCAGCTCCTTCACGTCCTCTTGGAAGCTCCGTCCTTCGCGCGCGGTCAGAGCATGGACCGTCGGGGGGTAGCCTTCGGGGTCCATCGGCACCGTGCCGATGTTGATGGCGTCCCCCGGCTTCATCCTCACCAGATCGGGGTCCTGATTCCCCCCGCCGAAACTCGCCAAGTTCCGCGTCGAAATGGAGCCTCCCATCTCCTGCCGTCCGACCTCCTCGTAGATGCTCTTGGCGATCTGGAGGAGTTGCTTCTTGCTCCTGACGTTCGGAACCTTGATGACCGTGACATCCTGATGCGCCGACTGCCCGCTGGATGAAACGCTCGTCACCTTCGCTGCGTTCACCTTCTCGGTGTCGGTGTCTGAGGCTTGCGCGGGGTACGTCACGTCCAACAACTTGCCCGCTCCCCGCTGCTTAGAGCTGGAGTCCCAGCTCACACACTTCACCGCGGGGACCTTCTTGCCCCCCAGCTTGCGCTCAATCTTCAGGTTCAGGATGTCCCGCCCGAAAACGATGCGCCGGAAGGCGAACTTCAGCGGGTTCGACAGGAAGGGCTGCCCCACTTCGCGGTCCTTCCCGTTCTTGAACGGGGTGGGGAATCGCGCCTCTCGGTTGTTCGGGTTCTCCTGCATTCGGTAGTCGTACAGGTTCCGGGTCGGCTGGATGTGCAGCTCCTTCCCCACGAAGAAGGGGATGGCTCCGACGAGGAAGCAGTATTGGATGATGATGTCCCAGAAGCTCATCGTGTCCGCGCCGCCCGCGGTGGAGGTGGTCGGCTTCTGCCCCGCCGCATCCAAGGAGACGCGGGTCAGCCCATCCTTGTCCTTCGGGCTCGGGATGTACCCGTCCGGCCAGCTCGTCGGGTCCGCGGGGATGACGGGGATCTTCGCATCCGCCAGGAGTGGGTGCGCGCTGATGATCTGCTTCACCACCTCGGCGACGTTCTTCGACAGGTTCAACTTGGAAAGCATCGTCGGGGTCGTCGGGATGTCGAGGAGCACCCCTCGCAGGTCCCGCCCCTCCATGCGGACCTCAGAGCCCTTGTCGGTGTGGTCCACCGTGATGTCGTCCACCACCCCTGCAAGCACAAGGTTGTCCCGGCTGACCGCCAGGATGCTCTTGCGTGGAGGGTTGGTCCCCTTGAACGGGATGGCCCGCTCCAGCATTCCGTCCGCGAAGTCGTCGGCGGGAACCGCGTCGAGGTGGATCGCCACCGAGGCTGCGCGAATCGTCCGCGGGTCGAAGGGGAAGTCCCGGTACTCGTAGAGGAGGCTGAACTTCCCCGCCTGCCGGTAGCCGGACAACTCGACAGACGCCGACTTCGGCACCATCGCCAGGGTGTGCGTCAGCCCGTCTGCGCTCTCCCGGAAGACCAGGGGCTCCGTCGCCGGAGAGGTGGTCGGCGTCGTGCTCTGCGCCGCCGCATCGGTGGACAGCGGATCCGGGGTGTCCGGGTTGACCACCAGCGCCTCGTCGAAGCGGATCTCCACGAGCGCGGCGAGGCTCGGATAGTAGACCTGCGCCGTCTTCTTGATGTCGTAGATGGCTGGAGTCCGCGCCATGCTCTACACCCCCGCCGCGCCGAACTTCGGCACGATGACCGTCGTGCCTGCCGTCAGCCTGCTCTGGTGAAGTCCGTTGAACTGCGCGAGGCGCTGCCACTCCGACGGAGTGCCGTAGAACTGCGTGCTGATGTCCCGGAGGTTCTGCCCGTCCTTCGACACGATGATCGCCAGCACCGTCTGCCCGGGTTGCTGTGCGCTCATCTCCTGCGAGCGCCGGATGGCTGCCGCCCGAAGCTCCCGGAACTGCCGCTGGAGAGAGCGACTTCGGTGCGCCGAGTCCGTCAGCCGCCCGAGTCCCACCACCGGCTGATTCGTGCCCTGCGTCACGAGAGTCTGAGCGGGTTGCTGGCGCAGCGAGGCAATCGCCTCCCCGGATTGCTGCCCCAACCGAAGGTAGATGCCGCCGAGCCGCTTCACCGTCGAGCCGGTGTCCACCACCGCCAGGTAGTTCCGCGACACGACATCCATGCTCTCCCCGACAAGGTTGGAGATCGCCGCCGTGTACCGAACCACCTCGTCCGCGACTCCCTTCACCACGTTGACCGCCGCCAGCCAGCTCGACGCGGTGGCGAGCGCCTTCAAGAACCAGTTGTTGATCTCCTCATTCGCTTGCGAGGGGTCGGTCGGCGCGTTGAAGGCGACGGCTTGCTGTGGCTCACCTTGCGACACCCACTCGAACTCCATCTCCCAATTCACGTCCTCGCGTCGGTCCCAGGCGTGCGAGAACTTGCGGAGGATGCCGTGGTACACCAGCTCGTCCCAAGTGACGCGGAGGAGCTGCCCGCGCCGCCTGATGCGGTCGGCCATCTTCACGAGATTCATCACATCGCGCACGTCTTGGTCGCAGAAGAGGGCGATGCCGGTATTCTGCACAAACTTGACGTTGCCTGCGGCGTCCGGGTCGGTGAGCTGCCGGATGAAGCGGTCCTTCCACATCCCCTGGAACGTCGTGCTCCCCTCGTTCGCTCCGAGAACCTGGACCGTGGCAACGGGGTTCCCGGGGTAGCGGGTGAACTCCGCGCGCATCTCCCCGGTGAACTTCGGGCCACGGTACGGCATCGCCCGCCCGAACAGCTCCAGGGAGAGGGGGTTGTTGCCGGTGATCTCCTGAATCTTGAAGGAGGTGGGGTCGCCCATCGCTCTACCTCACAACCGGGACAGAGAAGGGGCTGATGCCCTGAACGCGCCGCTCCCCCAGCGTCGCCAGATCGTTCGTGAACGCCACCGCGATGCGGTCGGGATCGAAGCCTTCCGCGAATTTTTGAGATATGTCGAAGCGCGCGTTGGGAAAATTGAAGTTGGTTCCGCCCTTCGCCTTGTCCAGCGCCCCCTCTTTCCGTCGTCTAGCACCCTCTGCGAGCGCTTGCTCTCCCGCGCGCCTAGCGGCGGCCTCCTCCGCCTTCCGGTCGGCCTCGCGCCAGTAGTCCGTCTTGCGGAACTTGCCCCAATCCCCCGCAGAAACGTCGCGCAGCATCATCACGATGACCTGTACGACCTTAAACACCCAGTCGATGACATCCCCGACCTGCATCGCCATCGCGGCGATGCCCTTGGTTACGCCCTCAAGCGGTCCTCCGGTCCCGAACGTTTCGCCCAGCAAGTCCACGATGTAGGAAACGCGGTCGGACACCCGGTTCCAGGTGTCGATAAAGAAGTCGCGGATGCTGTAGGTGTTGTTCTTAATCATCACGAACACCGCGCCGACGGCAGCAGCTACGACGGCCAGCAGCGCTATAACGGAGGCGGCTATCGCGAGGGCGGGAAGTGCCGCCGCAATCTTGGCGAACAGCGCGGTAGCCGGGGCCGCCGCAGCGGGCGCTGCACCCGCGGCCGAAGAGGCGGCCAGCATTCCGGCCATCGGCGTCGCAGCCTTCGCGAATACTCCCTCCGAGACGTTGGCCGCGACCCCCTTCCGACCAAACCGCTTCATGACTGTTTCCGCAACCGACCCGGCAGCACCGAACCCCTTTCTTCCCGCGCCAATTACCAAGTCCCCGAGCCCCTTGCCCGTCAACCGCATGAGAGCGAAATTGAACAGGAGCACCTTGGAGATTTTCATAAGCGTCTCCAGATGGTCGCGCAGGTAGCTGCCAAGCGCCTTACCGAACTTCTGCGCCTTCTCCGCCCACACGTCCAAGTTGTCGCGGACGTAGGTGAGCATCTTCTCGATGGCGGGCAGGAGCCTCACCGCTAGGAGCATCTGGATGTCGCCCCACTTGTTCTTGATTTGGAACTGAAGCTTGCGGATGCGGTCCACCATCGAGACATTTTCCTCGGTGGCGATGCCGAGCCTCTTGAACTCATCGACGCTCTTTTTCAGCTCCACCGGCCCCTTGCTCAGCATGTCGATGAACTTGCGCGCCGTCTCCGGTTGCATTCGGTAGAGGTTCATCAACTGCTGCTGGGTAAGCTTGTTCTTCTCGGCCAGCTCCGCCATCTTGAAGATGGCCTTCTCCGGCCCCTTGTTGATGTCGATGCCCATCGCCTTGAACTGCGCGCGCATCCCGCCGCCCATGCCGGAGACGCGGCCCATCGACATCTCCATGCGCGCGCCGACCTTGCTCATCATCGTCAGGGCGCGGGTGGCCTCGTGCCCCTCGATGCCGAACGACTCCATCGCGTCGAGCATCCCGCCCGTGCTCTGCGTGGTCATGTGCGTCAGGTCACTGATGCGCTTGACGTTGGTGAGGAAGTCCATCGTCTCGCCGACGGCGTGCTTCAGCGAGAGCGCGCCCATCGCCGCGCCAGCGATGACGGACATCGTGCCAAGCGTGTTCGACATGCTGTTGAACAGCCCGTTGACCTTGCTCGCCGCGCCGTGGATAGCGCGCAGCGGGCCGGTCGCCGCGTCGATGACGCGCAGGTAGGTGTTGACGTTCTGCTGTACGTCCGCCACGCTATCCTCCGCCGTTGGCGAGCCGCATCGCCTCGCCTTCCTTCTCCACCAACTCGGCCACCTTCACGGACAGCTTCCTCAAGTCCGCGACCGGCAGGCGCAGCATCGCGTCCGCCGGTTGGTGGCCGTACCTGCCGAGGAAGGCCACCGTCTCCCAAATCTCGTCTTCGTGAGACTTTCCCTCGCCGAGCCGAGCGAACGCGAAGCAGAGCGACGCCAGCGCTAGGCCACGCGAACCTGTCGGCTGCGAAGAAAATCCTCGGCAGCTCCCTCCGGCGGAGAGTGCAGCTCCGCGTAGGCCGACAGGACGAGGTTGCGGACCTTGGGGTTCATCTTGCCCCAAGCGGTGTCGGCGCTCCCGTCCGCAAGCTTGACCGGCTGACCGTTGACCTCGACGAGGCACTGCTTCGCCAGCTCGTAGGCGAGCCGGATGGGGTCGTTCTTGGCGCGCTTCGTCGCCAGGACTTCCTCCTCCGCCGTCAGCTCAACGAGCCCGACCACCGTCACGTCGCCGCCCACGTTCTCAGGCACTTCGTAGACGTACACCGGCCTCGACGCCCTCTGTCCTGCTCTCTCCAGCTCGTTGCCCATGTTCTACCCCCTGCCTTTGGTGTTGGTGTTACAGCTTCTGGACGTCCGATCCCTCGAAGTCCAACGTGACCGCGCCGTAGTCCGCGCGTCCCGCGAAGTTCATCGGCAGCTCGCCGAAGAACACGTCCGGCAGGAAGACGCGAGGCGTCTCGCCGTTCGGGAAGTTGAGGGTCGCCTTGACGTTGATCTTCGTCCCCGGGGTGCGCCGCTTCGCGCGGTCGATGATGGCGAAGGCCAGGTCCAGGATGTCCTGATTCTCGAAGTGCAGCTCCATCCGTCCGCGGACCCCGTTGTAGATCTCGTCGTAGCGGTTGGTCTTCTCCCCGAGGTAGCCTTCCTCCTTCTTCTCCAGCTTCGCGGCGACCTCGAAGCTCCGAACGTCGGTGATGGTGTCCTGGATGACGCCGTCCGCCACCAGGATAACTTCGACCTCTTGGCCCTTAATTCTTTGCGACATACCGTTTTCACCTTTCCTTTTCGGCCTTGTTTTGTTATGCTACCCCGGCCAAGGAGGGCGCAGCATGAGCTTGAAAATCAACCTGACTGGAGAGCGGTTCGGTAGATGGGTGGTACTGGAAATGGTGCAGGAGCGGCATCGAGGGCAGCTTTGCTGGCGCTGCCGCTGCGACTGCGGAACCGAGGAGATGCTGCCGGGATTCATCCTCCGCAGCGGCAAGTCGAAGTCCTGCGGCTGCCTGCGCCGAGAGATGGGTGTTGCGCGGGGTGGTGCAAGTAGGAGGCACGGTGAAGGGATGAACGGCAAGGAGACGCCTGAGTACCGAGCCTGGACGAACATGCTCAGTCGTTGTCGAAATCCCAACCACAAGATGTACCCCGACTACGGTGGTCGAGGCATCTCGGTCTGCAAGCGCTGGGAGCTGGCCTACGAGAACTTCCTCACAGACGTTGGCCGCCGCCCTACCGAGTTCCACTCCATCGACCGCATCAACAACGATGGGAACTACGAGCCTGGAAATGTGCGCTGGGCCACCTACCAGGAGCAGAATCGAAATCAGCGTCGTCGAGGCGAAGGTTCCAAAGCTCGTCTGAAGTCGGTTCAGCATCCATCTCCTTAAACACAAAACGCGCGAGTCCCGGGAGGGAAACTCGCGCGCCCTATTTCCAGGGGGCTCATTCCCTGGACGAAGCCGCTCACTACAGGAGGACCCAAGAATGCCTCGGGTCCTCCCCGCCCGTCAAGTGCTAGGTGGTCGTCACGCGGAGGCTGTTCAGGCCGACCTCGCACTGCGCCACGATGAAGTCCCCCGTGGCGAGCATCTGCACCTTGAAGATGATGACCCAGATGCCCTGCGCCGACAGGACCGTGGTGTTCCCGCTCTTGTCGTCCACGATGTAGTCCGCGATCCGCTGCGCCGGAGGGTTGTTCCGCGAGAGCAGAGTCTCGCCGAAGCCCACCAGCTCACCCACCGCCGAGTCCTTGAGTTGCTTCGTCAGCGGCAGCTTGGTGAACGCCTGGAGCGCGCCCGCCACGCTGTCCTCGATGAAGTCCGCGAAGCGCCGCCGGTTGATGTTCTTCTTCCCGGAGATGAGCGAGGAGGTGATGCCCGACTGGAAGATGAACCCGCCGGTCGTCCGGTCGAAGTGCAGACCGCAGATGCCGTTCGAGCGCATGGCGATGTAGTCGGACATCTTCAGGTTCGGCGCTCCCCGCTGGAGTCCGATGACCGAAGCCATCACGTCCGGCACAGGCGGAGCCGCCTGCCCGGGGTTGTTCTCCGGGGGCAGGTTGGACAGCACCGCGCCGAGCCAGTTGGCTCCCGACACGTCCAGGAGCCCGTCGGTGGTGGTGTGCCCGTCCGAGGTGCCGAGGGCGTACCCCACCGCCTCGGGCACGCTGGTCATCGCGCCCGGCCAGGAGTAGTCCACCCGCTCGTCGCGGGTAGCGCCCACGCCCGGATCGCTGCCGAGCAGCGCCGTGTTGAGGGCGAGAACCTTCAGGTTCGGCCACACCACGGTCGTCCGGCCCACGCCTTCGGAGCTGGACGTGAGGACGTGCGCCCGCTGCTTGTTGCGGATCGTCGCGCTCGTGCGCGCCACCAGCATCACGTTCGCGTCCCGGGCGGGTGCGGCGTCACCCAGAAGCCCGTCGATGGCGGCTTGGTACGCCGCATCGAGGGTGGCGTTGGCCGCGACGTTCGGATCCTGGAGGTTCGACACGTGCTTGAAGCCCACGACGTTCGGGTCTGCGTTTGTCGAGTGGGAGAGCAGCGTCAACCCGGACAGCGGATCCCAGAAGCTCGCGGAGCCCGCCGCAGCCGCCAACGTCGGCAAGCACTTGGTCGAAGCCGCGATGTCCGCGTCCAGCGGACGGCACGGGATGGAGAAGCCCGCGTCGTCCCCGTAGGCTGCCGGAGCGGTCGCCGTGTCGGCGTCGCTGCCCGGGTGGATGCGCCACGGGAGCAGGGTCGCCGTGCTCCAATCGAAGCTGGAGCCGTCCATCTGCTCGACTTCCACGGAGTCCGCCGCGAGAGCGGTCGCTTGCACCCGGTAGGTGCCTGCGCTGCCCACGCCGAGGACGCCCAGTGCCAAAACGTCACCCTTCGTGACCGGCCCGCCGCCCTTCGCGGTGAGCAGGTTGAAGAGGCTGAAGGTCTGGATCGCGCCGCTCACCACGTCGCTGCCCGCCTCGTAGTAGGTGAACGTGGTCGTGCCAACGGTCGTGATGACCTTCTTCCCGTTGGCGAAGTTGGCCTCGCCCGCGGAGATCATCTCCACCACGTCCCCGACGTGGAAGTTGTGCGCGGAGACGGTCGCCGTGACGACGTTCGTGGACCGCGCGAGGCTGCCGATGGAGACGGCCACGCCGACCTTGAACGCCTGATGCTCCGCCGGGGCTCCGGCGTTGGTGACCTTGCCCTCCGCGCTCGCGGCGTAGGCTCCGAAGCCCGTGAAGGCAACCGCCTTCGCGCTGCGGACCCGGCTCGCGCCGTTCTTGAACTCGGTGCCCGCGTCCACGCCCGCCGCTCCGACCGGGATGATCGGCTGCGGGGTGGTGCCGTTGAGGTTGGTCGGCAGCTCGCGCCACATGCGCCCCGCGCCGCCGGAGGCGATGTTGATGGGCACGCAGATGAGCCGGGAGAACCGCTTGTTCCGCAGCTCCGCGAAGGCGTTGCCGCCGGAGTTGCCGAACTCGCCCAGTGTCGGGTCGAACCCGCCGACCTTGGAGAGCATGTCCTGTGCGCTGAACACCTCGACCGGCTGGACGTTGGTGGTGACGATGCCCGTGTTGCTCACCGCGACCGCGTTGGTGACATCGGGGTACTCACCTACCATCGCCACGGTCCCCGTGCCCACGCCACTGATGACGCCCGGCGGAGGGAGGTCCACGATGATGATGCCTTCGATGAGGGTGATGACCTCGGTGCCCGGGAAATAGCCGTACCTGCGAACGAAGCCTGCCAAGGGGGGACCTCCTATGGTTTGGTGGTAACGATTATCACATCAGACTCTGCGCTGACAGCGCCCAAGCCGACTTCCAGCTTCACCCTCGGCTGGAAGCCCGGCAGCTCGACGATCTTCGTCAGAGGAATGCGCCCCTCCAAGATGAAGGTCGCCTTGCGATGCCGTTGCAGCGCCTCCCCCTCGTTGTCCGTGTAGGTCAGCGACTTCATGGCGTAGACGGCCCGTTGGTTGAAGTAGAACGGCAGTTCCAACACGAACCCGAAACGGTACCCGACCGGGATGAAGGCGTCCTCCAAGACCGCCACCAGCGCCGCGCGCTCGCGGTGGTCGTTCGCCCACAACTCCACGGAGATGTCCTGCACGTACTCGCACGCCTTCTGGACGTAGCGCCCATCCGGCTCCGGCACGCGCTCCTTCCTGTTGACCCCCGGCGTCAGGCTGCTTGCGTCGTAGGTGCCCTCTCCGATGGTGTAAATGGCGACGCTCGGGAACTTGGCCTTCTCCTCGGGCTCCCCCCATTGCTGGAGCACCTTCTTGAACCGGAGCGCCCGCCCCCCTACCGCGTAGCCCTCCTGCTCCCGCAGGTACTCCGCCAGCCCGCGGGTCAGCGCCGAGCGAACATCGACCTCCCGGTTCGCCGTGTAGACCTGTGGCGTCGGTTCCGTGATGAGCTTGGTCGTCCCGGCGGGTGCCGCAGGGACTTCGGTTTCGCTCGTGTCGCTCATCGCTTCCCCGTCAGCGCCTTGCTCAACTCCGCGCGGACTTCCTCGTTCAAGAACCGCTGCACCTTTGGGAGCAGGTTGGTCATCACCTTGCGCGGCTTCAACCCTCGCCGCGCGATGGCCCGCGCGATGACGAAGGCGGCTCCCTGCGCCTCCTTCCGCGTCAGCCCCATCCGCCGCTGCGCCCAGCGGGCGATGGGCTCCGTCGGCGGGAACTTGCCCTTGCGCCGTCCGTGCTCGATGACCCCCGAGTAGGGAGCGATGTTGAACACCCGCGCGCCGAACTCCTCCGCCCGAGACTTCCAGCTCCGCTTGTAGTGCCCGGTGTTGTGCGCGCCCGGCTTCCCGTTGGGGCTCGCCGGAGGCGCGGTGTCGGTGGCGGACACCATCTCACGGACCGAGCGCGCCGCCGCGAGCACCGCTCCGCGCTTCGCCGCAGGCACGAAGTCCTTGCCCAACGCCGCGAGCCAGCCGTTCCACTGCGACATGGTGAGGGTGACGGTGGGCATCAGCCGTGCGCCTCCCCATCGCGATCCCGGTCTTTGTGCTGCCGCTCCAGCCGCACTTCCCAGCTCAGTTTGCCGGGGTAGTAGGTGGGGACGCTCTTGGGGTAGAACCTGCGCTTCTCGCTCGGCCCGCCGTCCACCCGGGGGTACTCCACCTCGTAGAACACCTCTTGGTCCTCGGGGATCTCCTCGCCGCGCTTCGACTGTCCCAGCAAGTCCTCCTCGGTGTAGGTGCCACTGATCTTCGACAGCTTGATGCCTCCCTCTTCGTGCTGCCCGATGGGCTGGATGATCTCGTCGATGCTTTCGAGGGTCGAAATCTTAGGCGTAGGCTGGAGGATCTTGACGGAGACAACCTCGGGCACTCCCACGCCGCGCTCCCCGCCGCTCCAGCGCACCCGGATGACGCTGACCTTGTAGACGCGCAAGCCGAACTGGCTCAAGAGATCCCTGAGATTGTCGGCGAGGGGAACCAAACTACGTGCGAGGGTTCCCCGGATTTGCTGCGCGGTGATCTCGGTGAACTTCGCCATGGTTCAGAACCCGTTGCTGACTGGAATCATCCGCGCCTGATTGGCGCTCCCGCCGCGGTAGCGCATCGAGTACGGGTAGATGGGACAGCCGATGATGTCGGCCAGCCGGTAACCCCACCGCCGGTACTCCGCCTCCAGCATGTCGGGCTCGTTCTCCCGGAGGGTCAAGTCTTCCAGCTTGCTCGCGGCGAGGCGGTCCTGCGCCGAGATGAGCTTCAGGTCGATGCCGTCCATCACCCGAACGACCTGCCGCACAAGGTCGGTGGCGGAGTCGAGGAGCTTCCTCACGTTGTTGTCGAAGAGGAAGTTGGTCTGCGCCAGCGCGGGCACCCCGAACTGGATGGAGGCTGCCGTCGTCACCGCCGGGTAGCCGAGGTGGTATCTGGCTCGGTCGATCTCCTCAGTGGTCAATGCCGCCATGCCCGCCTCCGGCTACTGCACCTTCTCCAGCTCTACGCCCGCGTCGATGATGCGCTGCACGCCCTCGTGCCCGTAGCTGTCCGCGCCCACGACGGTGTCCGGGGGCAGGTAGACGATCTGCCCGAACAGGCTGACCTGCTTGCCCACCTTCACGCGGTACTTCTGGGTGTGCGTCACCTTCGGCGGAGCGGGGGGCGGAGGAGGCGGAGCTGCCACAACCACCGGCTGCTTCGGGGTGGGAGGTGGAGGAGGCGGAGGATTGATGATCTTCGCGGACTCCAGGGGGTCAACCGACGCTTGCTTCCTTGACATGCTTGGACTCCTTTGCGGGTGGATGCTACGCCAACGCAGCGGACTTTGCACGAACCGCTGCTTCGTCAATCCGCCGCTCGGCGCAGAACTGCACGAGGGTCTTTCTCCACTTCTGCGCGTTGCACGGGCGGCACGCTGGAACGACGTTGCCGGGGACGTTGTGCCCACCCTGATCGATGGCGTCGAGGTGTTCCATGTCGAGCAGCGCGCCGGTCGCACCGCAGAAGGCGCAGGCGTGCCCGTAGTGCTCAAGTGTTCGCACCCAGTCGATGAACTGGAAGGTGCTCGGGACGCCGAGCCGCTTGCATCGCGCGCTGTTGTTGTGAATCTGATTCATCTGCCTGCGGCGCTCCGGGTCGCGTTGCTTGTACGCGAGCTGCCACGCGCGCTGCCTCGCCTTGTTTTCGGGGCTCTTGTTGACCCACTCTTTGAATTGCTCGTATCGCTTCTTGTGGAAGCGCAGCTTCTCATCCGCGGGCAAGTTCTTGATTCGCGCGTGGTCACGTTCATCCTTGGCCCGCCGAAGGTCCTCGGGAAGCGCACGCCGCCACTCCTTCGCCGCCTCGCGCGTGCAGTTGATGCAGTGCCCGGAGTAGCCGTCCGAACTCTGCCCCGACTTATAGAAGTTGCCCCCGGCCAGCTTGGTTTCGCTGCACCGGGGGCATCTCTTAGTTCCGTCTGGGTTGAGCATGGGGCGCAGAGTGCTCTACTGCGCCTCAAAAGTCAAGCGATGCTTCACTCACCGTGCATAACAACGCAGGTGCGCTTGATACGCGCGGCGTCGCCGGTCGCGGAGTCGGTCCTCACCGGCCAATCTCCTATGAACTTCCAGGTAGTGCTCACCATGTCCTGGAGCCGGTTCAACGGCGCGCGGATGATGAGCTGGATGCGGTCGCTCATCACCTCGATGCTGTTGTTGGTGATCTTCGGCTCGGCCACCCGACCCGTCACTCCGGCGTCGGTGATGAGGTTCATCAGGTCCTGGTAGTACTCGTGGATGAGTCCCTGACCCACGAAGATCGCCCGGTGGACCTTCACGCCACCGACCGCGCCCGTGTTGTAGAGTTCCGGCGCGAACGGATCGTCCTGGGAGTACGTCGCGGTGAGCCCGCCGTCCACAGTTTCGGGAACGGGGCACTCGCTGTTGCGGAAGAAGATGGCTCCGAGCAGCTTGCCGATGGCGAACTCGCTGTAGATGAAGTAGTCGGGCAGCGAGGTCAGGAGGCGCTGGAACTCGGGGTCGGCGTAGATCTGCGCTTCCGAGGTGGGGTCCAGGTGGCAGTGGAAATACTTGTCCGGCTGCTCCGGGACGTTCTCCTGACGGAACCGCGCCATCGCGGAGCGGATGTCCGCGAGCCGCAGCAGGTCGGACGAGCCGATGTCGTCCACCTTGAGTCCGCCACCGACCCGCACGATGAAGGTGCGGTCCGCGGCGTACACGTAGTCGCGGTCGTTGACCGTGACGTTGCCGCCGGTCAGGGTGATGGTGCCGGGGCCAGACTCGTCGCCCGGGGTGTCCGGCGTGAAGCCGACGATGTTCCGGGTGACCGGAGCCGGAGGACCCGTCCGGTCGAGGATGGTGACGACCAGCGGGTTGCCGCTGGACACGGGGTCGAACCGGACCGGCGAACCGGTCGGCAGGCTCGGGTTGCGCGCACGGGTGAAGCCGTTGAGGCGCTTCACGCGAAGCACGCTCACCGCGGTCTGCGCGGTGTCGGTCACGGTCCAGCCACTCTCCGCCGCGTTGTAGAGCTTGTTGCGGGTGATCCGGTTCATCGCCTGCGCCGCCGAGAGCCCGAGCTGCTGGGCGTTACGGAGGAACAGGTTGACGATGGACACGATGCTGTCCGGCATCCGGGTGTCGATGCTGTCCGCGTACTGCTGCAGCTGCGCGGACCACTGCTCCGAGGTGTAGCTTGACGGCTCGGGGTCGGTGTTCGGCACCAGCGGGCGCATCTTCGGCTTGATGAGTCCCGCCCCGGTGAAGCTCATCGTGTCGCCCACGTTCGCGGGCCACAGGACCGGAGCTGCCTCGCCGCGGAAGAGCATGCGGGGGAACAGCGCATCGTGGAAAGCCCTCTCCAGCATGTTCTGCTGAACCAGGGCACGCATCTGCGGGGTCTGGGTGATCGTTGAGAAGTCGGGCATTTTGGCTACGTCCTCGCTGGTTAGGGTTTCCGGTACGGCATCCTCTCACAAAGCACTTCAAAAACTCCAGCCTGAAACGAGGACGTAGCCAACCCCTCTCCGCTACAGCGTCGGGTTGAACCCCCACTTCGCCATCTCGCGTTGAACTTCGTCAGGCTTCGCGTTCCGTGCATCGAACGCTCCCGCCTTCGCTCCGTTCTGCGTGGTAGCGCCTGGCTTCGGCGCAGGTGGCGTTGCTACCGTTCCCGTTCCGGTGGTGATCGGCTGCGTGGCCTCGCCGAACAGGTAGGGCTTCTCCGCCTTCAGCGCGTCGAAGTACGCCCGCTCGTCGAAGTTTTGCAGCTCTGCCTCGGGCACAGTCTCCAGCTTGCGCGTGAGCAGCCGCAAGCAGTAGTCCACGTCCTTGGCTCCGCAGGCGACCGCGACCTCCCTGAGCGCCATTTCGGCGTCCTTCGCGTCGAGCTGCGCTTGCAGCTCCTTCACCTGCCGGGTCGCATCAGAAGCTCGCGCCACTGCGGCGTCCCGGTCCCTCTGGTACTTCTCCAGGTCACGCTGATACTTCGCAGTCGCTCGCTGGTCGTCCTTGACGTTGCTGCCCGGCGCGGGTGGCGTCAGTGGCTCGGTCTTGGGCGGTTCCTGCCGGGGCTCCGCGGGTGCCTGCCCCGTCTTCAGCTTCTGGAGCGCCGCCACCATCTCGGTGTGCGAGCTGTACCCAGCCGCCTCGGCCAGAGCTTGCAGTGCCTCGTTCCTGCCCTTCTCGTACTCCTCCTGCCTGATGCGTGCCATCGCCGCATGCGGGATGGTGGTTACCTGCCCACGCGCCGTCTGCTCAACCTCACGCTGCGGGGGTGCCGCGGGCGAAGGGGGAGCAGCCGGTGGGGTCGCCGTGATGGGCGGCTCAACCGGAGCTTGAGGTGCGGGGATTGCTACGGGGTTGTTCGGGTCCACAGGCATCGCTTCTTCTCCTCGTACTGTCTCCGACTCGTTCACCGCCTGTCGTCTGCGTGGTGAGGTGGTCGAAGCAGCCTGGCAATTCCCGGGGGTGCTCTCCCGGTACGGTTAAGGGGGCGGGTTGCCCCGCCCCCGGAAAGTGCCGCAACCTTCGTCGGCCCAGGTCCCTGCCGCGTGGACCAGCCGCCCCCGGCCTTGGCTTGAACCTAGACCCGCTCGAACAGCGCGGTCAGCGCGGTCGCGGGGGCGGCGACGTACTCCACGACCACTTGGGTCGCGTCCGTCGCCTCGAAGGTGATCGTCTTGCCGTCCGCGCCGAGGGTGGCGATGCCGACCGCGCCGGAGGTCCCGGCGGTCAGCTTGGTCACGCCCAGATCAGGGGTCACCAGATAGGTGCCGACCTTGCTCGCGGTGGTCGCGCTCACGATGCGAGCGCTGTGGACGAACAGAGCCGCCTCGGGCAGCACAACGTGGTCGGTGCCGCTGATGACGCCCGAGTCGTAGCTCTTGATCTTGAGCATGTTGCCCAGGTCCACCTGACGCAGCGCATCCGGCAGGGTGTCGGGGTCAGCGAGGGACAGCTCGGAACCGAGGGTCTTGGGGGCGATTGACATCGTGAAGCTCCTTGCTTCGAGGGGGTGAAGTGCTAGGCCAGCTCTCCGAGGAACACGCGGACGGTGGTTTCTACACCAGCCACGCGCGTCAGGTCCAGCGCCGTCACAGGCACGGACTCGGACATGAGGATGAAGTAGGTGTCGAAGGGGGCAGACTGCGCGACTCCGTCGGCGCTCGTGAGGCGCGCACGAACCTTCCCGCCGACTGCCTTGAGGATGATGACGTTCGCGTTGATGACTCCGCCGAACGGGACGACGACCGGCGTGTCCACCGTCAGTGTCACCTCGTCAACATGCTTCGCGCCGAGCGTCGCGCTCTCGTCGATCTGCGTCTCGACCATCTGCGCGAACGAGGTGGGCTGCCCCAGCGGAGTTGAGGTGTAGCCGCCTTGCAACACGAATTGGTCTGCCATCGGCGCTCCAGAAAGAGCCAACCCGAGCGGGGGAGGGGGGTGGCCTCGCTCGGGTCAGCGGGAGGGGGCTTCGCTGTTAGCGTTGCCCGGTCGTCATCGGTCCCAGCTTGAACGGAGACGGATCCGGCGACTTGGGAAACTGCGCGGTCGGCAGCTTCTCGTCGGTGTTGGTGTTCTGCTCCACCGGATCGGCGTAGGTGCCGCCCTGCTTGGTCACCTGCTCCATGATGTTGGGGTTCTCACCAGCGGACTGCACCAGCTCGACGTTGCTCTGTGCCATGTTCCTCGTCTCCTGAAGGCTTGCGCCGTGCGCGTTACTTCGGGCTCTGCATCGAGCCGAAGGGCTTGGGGTCGTGCTTCGACATCGGGTTGGTGGTCGGAGTGGCGGGCTTCTCCGTCTCCTTGTACGAGCCGTGCTTCGAGTCGTACTCCGGCGTGACGTGGGTATCGCCCTTCGAGGCGACCGCGTTGGCGTATTCAACGGCGCTGCACATGGGACTCCTCCTCTACTTCTTGATGGTGAAGGGGGAAGGGTTGAACGTCGCGCCGCCGCTCGCCACCGGAGGCTTCGTGTTGTCCGCGTAGTTGCACACGGGATGGTCCTTGTCGATGGGATGCCCGCCCCGCGCGTCGTAGTTCGGCGCGTCCTTGAAGCCTGCGGAGTCGGTGCCGATCTCCAGCGCCCGCTGCCGCGGGGTGCGGACTGCCGCCTGAGCAACACCCTTGAACGCTTCCGCCATGACCTACCGTCCCTTCTTCAGCCCGGTGAACGGGCGCTTGACGTTCTCCACCTCGTGCCCCTTGGGGTCCACCTGCATCGTGCCCTCGGCGTCGCGGATGTCCGGGGCGCGCGGGTCGGGCTGCGGAGTCGGTCCCCAAGGCGAGCTGTTACCCGTTGCCATCCTCGTCGGCGGCTCGATGTGGAAGTCAGCCTCCGAATCCGCGAACGGATGCCGAACCGGCGGAGGCGTCCAGGGTGTGGACACCACGCCGAAGGGCTCGGGGGATGCGTTCTTCTCGACCTCGACAGGCTCCGGGTCGTAGAGCTTGATGGGCATGGGACGATACTACGTGTAGTGCCGTGTTGGGCGCAAGTGCCCGCTTCAGCGCTTCCGCTGGAAGTAGGTGACGTGCAGGATGCTCCCGCCTACCAGTCCCGCCGTGACGAGCAAGGCGAGCTTGACTCCCAGGAGCCCCAGGGGGTGACCAGCCATCCGGTCAGCGACACCGAGCGCCGCACACCCGAACGCCATGAGAGCGAGCGAGAAGCTGACCAGGACTCTGGTGACGCGAAGAAAGCGGTCGAGGAAGTACGCGCCGATTGCCCCCCAAAAAATGAGCAGCGCGAGGTCAAGTAGGCTCTCCATCATCGTCGGGGTCCTTCCCTTCCATCTCCAACTCCAGCGCAACGCGCTCGCGCCTGATGCCCTCGACCCCCCGACGCAACCTCTCGTGCAGCTCCTTCATCTTCTCCCGGTGCTCTTGCGTCCCTACCGGCTGGACTGCTTTCTTGCTCCCACGACCGATGTGCCCAAAAAGGAAGTGTGCCGTCATCGCCACTCGCTACCCCCTTGCCCTACTCGGTGGGCTCGTTCGGTTGCGGTAGTCCGCCATACGCGCCGTCAGCTTGATCATCTCGTCGCTCGCGTCGGTCATCGTCTGCGCCAGCGGGAGGACTTCCTTCAGGTCGTCCACGCGCGCCGTGTTCAGCTCCTTGATCTCCTTCTGCGAGGAGCGCGCGTCCAATCGCCAGATGGTGAAGATGCCCACGAGCCCCGCGATGGCGAGCGCCGCGATTGCGGTGACGGGCTCGGTGTCGAGGAACTTCTTCACCCAGGTGGGCGAGAGCTGTGCAAGGAAGAGGAGGTCCACCTCTCCATGTTACCCGGAGAGCAGGTCGCTGTGAAGCCGGTAGAACTGAACACGAAGGTCCACCGGGCTCGCCAACTCCCTCGACGCTGTCGGCTCGGAGGGGATGCTCTCATCGTGCAACGTCACCCGTTCCTGCGGCGCAGCCTTGACAACGAGTTGCTGCGCGACCGGGTTCAGATTGTGAGTGGTGCCAACGGGTGCGACGCGCATCACTTCACGTAGACCTTCTCCCCCGTGCGAGAGCTGACGTAGTACCGCCCTCCCTTGGGACCTGTGAGAATGTCCGCGTCGCCGGGTGGATCCTTGCGTGGCTCGACGCCCAACCGCTGCGCCATCAGAACTTCCGCGTTCGAGGGCTTGCGCGACTTCGTCGGCGGAGTGCCCTCGGGAGCTGGGTGGAACACCTGCACGCCCCACGTCGAGGACTTCCCCGCGTAGAGCCCGCCACCTGTATGCGCCACGCGGTACTCCCGACCCGTCTCAGCAGTCAACGCTCGCCGCTCCTCATGCGCCGAGGAGTGATCGGAGTGCTCCTTTTCGGATGCCGGATACCACCCCCGCTTGCGTTGCTCCGCCACAGCCCGCGCTCCTTACTTGGACAGGTAGACCTTCTCGCCCGTCTTGGGGTTGACGTAGAAGCGCCCGCCCTTCGGTCCTACCTGCGCTTCGGGAACGCCCTCCGCCCGGTTGCGCGCCTGAATCGCGGCCAACTTCGTCTGCGTCGCCGCCAGTCGCGCCTGCGCGGAGATGTGCCGATCCGCCGCTTGCGACAGCGCCTTCACCGCCTTGTCGGAGGGAGAGTGCCCTGGGAAGGGAATGACGGTTCCAGCCATCGAAGGCTCCTACTTCTCCGCCTTGCCCCCGCCCTTCCCGACTGTACCGCCAAGCGCCTTGTAGACGTGCGCGACGACGTGGTACGGCTTCGCGTGGCTCTCCCAATTGGGCTTCACCGCCGCCTCCGCCGCCGCCCACACGTCCGTGTCGGTGGCCCATGACGGAGGCTTGCCATCGGTGGCAGGGTCGTAGCTCTCCATCATCTTCTCCACCTCGGGATCCGGCTCCTCCTTCGCCTGCTGTGCCGCGCGCCCGACGATGTGACCTGTGAGGTTGCCGTCGTGCTGCGGAGCCGCGCCTTCCTCGGGCTTCGCGCCAGGAGCAGCGGGCGGCTTCTGCGCGCCCTGCTTCGCAGCCAGCAGCTTGCCCGCCGCTGCGCGGACGTGCTCGGGCTTGACACCGGAGGTGTCCTCGCCGGGAGCCGCCGGGGGCTTGGGCGGCTGCGCGCCCGGTTCGCCTTCTGCCGGAGGTGCCGCCGCGCCGGTCATCGCCCCGCCGAGCTTCTTGTAGAGGTACGCCGCGACGGCCACAGGCTCGTCGAAGGCATCAGCCTTCGGAGTCCCCAGGCCAACCGCTTCGGCGGCTTCCGCCCACTTGTCCTTGTCGGACGCGAACGCGGGAGGAGCATCAGCGGTCGCACCGGGGTCGTGCCCCACCAGCGCGTCCTCGACCTCGGAGTCCTGCGCGGCCTGAGCTTCCTTCGCGGCCTCGTCCACGAGGTCTTGGATGTGGACTTCCTGCCCGTCGTCTTCGGGCTTCGCGCCTACCAGCGCCTTCAGTTTCGAGGCGAGGGGATTGACCTTCGCGGGAGCGGCGCCCGGTGCGCCTGGAGCTGCCGCCGGGGGGATGTGCGTCGCCGCTCCCGGAGGAGCCCCACCCGCGAGCTGCGGAGCCGCCGGAGGGAAGCCCGGCTTCTTCAGCTTGGCGAGGGGAAGGTTCACCGGAGACTGCTTCTTCACCATCACGCCGAGCTTCCGCTTGTCGAGGTTCATGGGTTCTCCAGAAGGGAATGGGGGATTCTATACCACAGGAGGGGTTGGTAGGGGACCGCGAGCTTCGTAGAGGCGCTTGGCCTTCGCCAGCGCCTCCACCTTCGGACGCTGATCCGGCGCGAGTCGCACCGTCTGCGAGTCGAGAGCCACGTCAGGGTTGAACGCCTTGAAGTCGTCCCCGTGTCCGATGCGAATGTGGCACTCGAACGCGCCCATGCAGAGCCCGATGAGGTTGCTCGGGTCCAGCTCTAGCGCCGGGAACAGGTGGAAGGGCTTGCGGTGGTGAACCTGGAGCCGTGTCGATCCGCCGCATGCCGCGCAGGAGGGGTGCTCCTTGACGTAGGCGTGCTGCACCTCGTCCCAATGCGGACTGCGCGCCGTGCGCTTCCGGCGCTCGCGGAGCAAGCTCTTGGCGACGCGGTAGGCGTGGCGTATCTTGTGGAACACCGACGGCTTCTTCTCTTCGGTCACTGCCATATCCTCCTCCCAGCTTCGTAGCGCCATCCCGGCACGCCCCACGACTTCATCCACGGCGAGAGCGTGCTCCGGTCGTTCGGTCGGTTCGGCGGGAAGTCCCAGCTCCGCCCGACCAGCTTGTGGTACACCGCCGTCTTGCCATCCTCCCCAGGGAACGGTGCGTGCGCGGGCATCGTGAAGTAGCCGCCCGCCGGAGCAACCTGAAGGTGCATGGCGATGGAGTCGGTGCCCACCCGGTCGTCCAAGGGCATCCCATTCGGCAGGCAGTGCTCCACCCACTGCATCATCATCTCCGGCACCTCGTCCGCGATCTCCAGAATCCCGTTCCGGTGCGCGAGGTTGTACGCAAAATTCATCTCCGTGCGGACGATGCGCTCGCCCTGCCACCACTCCCCGCTGATGGTGTCGGCCACGTCGTCGATGACCTCGCCCGTCGGCGTTCCCGCGAGCAGCGATACCGAGAGCTTCTGCTCCACGTCCCCGACGACGCGCGCCCCGTACCGCAACCACACCTTCCTCCGCGGCTGCGCCGTGGCGTCCTCGACGTTCGCGTACTCGCGCAGCAGGCTTCGCTTCCCCTTCTCGACAACACCCTGGAAGGTCGCCGCTTCCTCGATGGGCAGTGGTATCTCCGCCCCGGTGAAGTGGGTGTGCAGCCGCTGCACTTGATTGATGAGTCCCTTCAGCGCAGCCTCCTGCGCCTTGTGCGAGAGCGGTCCCATCTGTCCCGCCAGCGCCTGCGCCGCCGCCATCTGCCCGTGCCGCACCTGCGCCAGCACGATGCGCTGTTGATGCGCCGTGAAGGTGTCACCCTTCTGCGCCTTCAGCAGATGACTCAGCCGCCGGTTCACCTCGGCGTTCGCTTGGTCGTAGATGCGCTTGAGCCGCGCCGCGGAGGGTTTCGTCAGCACCTTCTCCAGCCGGTTGCGGTGCTCCGCGACCGCCTTCAGGAACTCCACCGGCACCTTGGGATGGCTCGCCACGGGCTCACTTTGGAGGGGGTGGGACCTGCTTGCCCGCTGCCCGCGCCTTGGAGAGCTTGATGGCTGTCTCCTGCGCCTCCGCCTTCACGTTGGACTCATGGACGCCGAGCCGCTTGCTGCCGTCGGCGCTGTAGAGGACGAACTTGCCCTTCTGCTTGCGGATCACGTCGGCTTCTCCTTCCCGCTTGCCCCATTCGGAGGGGGTCCAAAGGTCGCACCATACTCCTTCATCGCAACCGTGAGGAAGTCCCTCGCGTCCGTCAACGCCTTCCTCGCCGATTTCGGCGTCTCGCCCGCCTCCACCCAACAGTTGAGCAAAGCGGAAGGAATCTCCGCCTCCCCGTGGTGCAGGTAGAGGTTCAACGTCAGCCTGATCCGCACTGGTCAGTTCACCGTGCCGGGAACCGCTGCCTGAATGGTGTCCTTGATGTTGCGCTCGATCTCCACAAAGCACCTGTCGCTGTGCGGGCTTCGCGCCACAGTGACCTCTGCTTCCTTCTTGCAGAGCTTGCAGAAGCAGTTGTCCGAGATGCAGACCATCTCTCGCACGCTCCCGCCGAACTTCATCTTGGCGCTCGGAACGTAGGGTCCGTTCGGGTTCGTGCCCTTGATGAGCGCGATGATGTCCGGGCACTCCTGCTCCAGCTCATCGAGCCGCCGCCACACCTTGATGCGAATCTCCGGCGGTCCCTTGCAGATGGTGCAGCGCTTCCCGAGCGCGAGAGCCGCGTGGACCTCACTCGGCTTGAACTCGCCGTTCATGAACTTCTTGAGGTGGATGACCTCTCCCCCCTGCTTCAACCTGCCACGCTTCGACATCGTTCCCCTCCTCCGGTTGCCCGCAGCCTAACCACTCTGCGCTCCAACTCTAGCTACCCCACTCCACCGAAGCCTGCGTCCGCCGTGTTGTGGACGTAGCCCCCCAGCGCCATCGACTCCAATTCCGCCTGCTTCTTCGTCGTCTCCTGCTGAACCTTGAGGAGCATCGCCTGCACGTCCTCGACCTTGAAATAGGGTGCAACGAACTTCGCCCCACTCTCTTGGTCGATGAGCCCACCCGCGGTAGCACCTGCGGCAGCCTGGGCAGCCTGGAGGGAATCCTGAAGGGTCGGCTCGAAGTACGGGGGCCACTTCAACCGAATGGTCCCGCCCGTACCCGGCTTCCTATCGACATGCTGGTAGGTGCCGTCCGGGTTCTTGACGTGCCGTGGAGGCAGAGTCAGCGTGCCGCGCAACATCCCCGGCTGTCCAGGCTCCGTCGCCTGCGGGTTCGGCTGCGCCTGCGTCATCTTCTGAACCACGTCGAACATCATCCCGAGGAGCTTCTTGACCCCGTTCTCCCCGTACTGCTCGCGGAGCATGTCGCTCTTCGACATCATCGAGCTGTAGGCACGCAGAATCTCCGTCGCCGTCTTCAGCGCGTCGCCCGTGTGCTCCAGAACGCACTGTGCGCTCTCCAGCGCGTAGCGGCGCATCACCTCGATGAACTCCACCGCCGACTTCGGCGCGGACGCGCTCATTTCGAGGAAGGACGCGCTCCCCGTTTCGGTGAGCTTGATGCACTCCTCGTTGCCCTTGTGGACCTCGGAGAGATCGCTCTTGTCGGAAATGACCAACGTAGCCGAGCAATTGTGCAGCAGGGTCTTGTTCGCCTGCGCCAGCAGCGCGTCGATGGCCTTCACCGTGTCGTAGATGCCGTCGCAGTCCGAGCGCCCGTCGATGTCGTCCTGCACCGGGAGATTCTGAATCCACACCACCGGGCAGAAGCCGAAGCCGTGGACGACTTCCTTCCTCTCCACCTCGTCCCAGTTGGGCTCCTCGCCCTTCCCGACAGGGCACGGTGCGAACAGGACATCCTTCTCCTGATCGATGATGCGCCTGTACCAGTACGACTCCTCCTTGATGACGCCCGTGATCTGGTCCATCACCTCCATCGGGTACTGGTACCGCTTCTCGATGGACTCCAGGATGAGAGCGTGCCGGTCGATGAACTTCGGCGTCGTCCACAGCGGATCGTGAACCTCGATGACCGGCTTGCCGCCGAGGAACTGGAACCCAATGCAGGCGCTCCCGGTCGCCCCGCCGTACTGCCGCGCCAGAATCATCGCAGGCCAGAGCCGCGCCACGTCCGCTACGCAGTTGATGAAGTCCTCGGTGTCCGGGTCGCCGTCCACCTGAATCTGCGGCGACTGGCGCTCGCTGAACAACATCCCCGTGAAGCGGTCCACGATGACTTTGACCAGCGGGTAGGGAGCCGTCGGCTTGCGGAACTTCAACGGGACGTTCTGCTTGCTGGCGTCGTAGAAGCCCGGCGGGATGATGCCGGAGGTGGCGATGTTCTCCGTCGCAATCGGATCCGCTTCCTCCTGCGCGTTCCAGTCCAGCTTCCGAGTAGCGTAGGCTTCGCAGTTGTACCAAGCCCACAGTCGGTTAAGGCGCTGCTGACGCGGGCTTATCCCCAGGCGCTTGACCTTATTCGTCGCTTGGTCAGGTCGGTCGCCCGAGCCCAGCTTCCCGACAACGCTTCCCAGCACCCGGCTGACGATGCTCGGGTTGGACGCCATGCCGCTTCCCATCCGAAGCTCCTTGGTTGAGGCGGCAGACTACACCGCTGGAGGCGGCTGCGTGAAGTCCTTGGGCTCGGGGCGGTCGAAGTTGTACCGGAGCCCGCGCTTCTTCATCTTCACGTACTTCGCCTTCAGCATATCCCGCGCCACCGGCCCGAGACGGTCGCTGATGAGCTTCCCATCCAGGTGGTCGATCTCGTGTTGGAGCGCGAGCGCCAGCAGCCCGTCGCCCTCGACCTCGATGGGGTTGCCGTTTTCGTCCAGCGCCTTCACCTTTACCCACTTCGCGCGCCCGACGACCTTCACCGCGGTTCCGGGGAAGGACAGACAGCCCTCACCGCCGGTCTGCTCTCCCTGCCGCTCGACGATCTCCGGGTTGACGAGCTTGATGACGGTCTTCTCGCCCTCCTTGCCGATGTCCTTCTGCTCCGCCAGCAGCACCACCAGTGGAAGAGGGTAGCCGAGCTGTGGAGCCGCGAGTCCCGCTCCCTTCGCCGCGAGCATCGCCTCCTCCATGTCGGCGAGGAGCCGCTTCACGTCCTCGGTGATCGCGATCTTCGTCGGTGGCACCGGACGCGAGAGAATCGGGTCCGGCCAGATGATGATCTGTCGCTTCATGGTGCTCTCCCCCTGCCTTTGCCTACTGCGTGTACGGCAGACCGGCCTTGTACGCCGTCTCCGCCTTGTCGAAGCCCCTCGCGGGCCAACTACCGTGGTCGGCATCCTCGTCACCGAGAACCAGCGCGCCGATGATGTGCTCCGGCTCGTGAACGAGGTTATGCAGCGCCGGGTCCACCCAGATGGTGCGGGTCGGAGCCCACGCACAGCCGGTCATCATCGTTCCGGTCCCAGCCACCGGGTCGGAGAAGGGTGAGGTCGGCATCACGATGACCGTCAACCCACGCAGAGCGCCGTCCACCTGCGCTTGTGTGCAGGAGGGGAGCGCGTGCAGCGCGTCCACTGCCGCATCCGCTGCCCGGAGAAGTTGGAACGGATTGCCCCCGCGGTACTTCCAGCCCAGGGTGTTGCCGAGCGGAATCGGCTCCGGCAGCGCCGGTCCCGGCTTGGTCTTGACGTAGGCGTCCCAGATGGCCCAGGCGATGAGCCCCGCGATAGGAAGTGAGAGGAGGATGGCGAGCATCAGACCTTCTCCCCGGCTGCGCGCCGCGCGTCCTTCTCGAAGATGTTGCCGCGATAGATGCCCTGCCCCAGCGCCCACGACACCAGCGAGGCAACGCCGTAGCAGATGAACCGGACAGGACCGAGCCACCAGCCCTGCCGGACGTGTCGCAGCTCGTGGACGACGAGTTGGCGCACCTGGATGTAGGTGCGCTCCTTGAGGAAGATGAACCCACCGCAGGTGATGCCCGCGAACTGGAAGCGGTCGAACCACCAGTTGAGCAGCCCACCCTTGTTCGAGGAGTAGAAGGCGATGCCGTCATTCCAGCAGATGAAGCTCGGCTTGCCGAGCAGGAGAATCAACGCCCCGAACAGGCTCTCCGGCAGGGTCCACAGCAGGTAGAGCGGCCACCACCACTTCACGGCGTCACCTGGCCTTCGAGCGGGTTGCAGTCCGCGTCGGTGACCTGCGCTTCGTGAATGCGCCGCTCGTGCTCCGCCCGGCGCTGCGCGGAGTCCACTTCCTCCTTGGCCCGCTTCGCCATCTCCTCGTCGAGCTTCGCCATGATGGCGTCGGCATACTCGATGGAGAGGTCGGCCACCTGCCGCGCCTCCATGCGCTTGCCCACCGCGCCCTCGCCAATCCAGGCGGCTGCGACGCGCGAGATGAGGTCGTGCCGGAACCGGGTGCGCGAGTCCTCGACCTTCCACTTGTCGCGCTCCCGACGCTCCGCGTCCCACTTGAGCTGCATCCGGGCTTCGACCTTCTCCGCGGCGTCCTTCATCTGCCGGGAGACGTGCTCGACGAGCTGCCCAGGCAGGGCCAGCGCGGAGCCTGCGTCCACCGGCTGCGCTCCCTGCTCCAGCACCGCCTCGGTCGCCTTCTTCTTCGACATGCGTTCCTCCCCTGCGAAGCCGCAGTTCTACGCCCGGCGAGGCTTGGTGTCGAGCGCGGCTCGCGCGGCGCAGGCAGCGTCAAGGGCTGCCTCGTCCTTGACGCTGGTGTAGAAGTACCGCTGGTCGTACCGCCAGCAAGCCATCGCCGCCCGCACGATAGCCTTGTCCGCGCGCCGGACGGCGTAGGCTCGCTCGGCGTGCAGCGCACAAGGACGGTTCGGTTCGCAGCAGCACGAGCGGGCTTTCACGGCCCCTCCTTCCGAACGTACTTCGCCACGCGGTACTTCCAGATGCTCGCCGTCACGCGGCGCATCTCGTGCGCGAGGAACTGCGCCTTCGCCTTCTTCACCGACGCCTGGCGAGAGCAGGGGTTCCACTCTCGCAGCTCGGGCTCCTGCGCGCTCGGCATCTTGGCCTCGACAACGTACAGCACCGGGTTCTTCTTCATGGCGTTCTCCTCAGTCCAGCGGCGTCGTCAACGGCCCGCCGTTCTCCATCTCGGCTTGGTGCATCCCCTTGCACCGCCGCACGCCTTCCTTGAAGTCCTCATTGTAGAGCGGCAGCTTGAGCAAGCACTCGCAGGTTCGGATGCACTTGGCGTAGGTCTTCCGTTGGATGGACGCCACCTCCGCCCGCGCCTCGTTGAACTGCCGCGCCAAGTCCTTCGCGCTCGCGTGCTGAAGCGCAGCGTCGGCACGAGCCTTGGCAAGCTCCCTTCCAAGCCAGCTCCACGGCGGACAGTTGACCTCCTCGCTCCAGCCTATCGCCAGCGCCTCCTGCTCGACACAGGTGTTGACGGTGGCGTAGGACTCCTGCGCCTTGGCAAGCCGCTCCCCCAAGCTCGCGCACTTCGCACCCAGCTCGCGGTAGCCGTCGAGCCGGTTGTTGGGCTGCTGCATCAGGAGGTCGCGCTCCCGTTCCGCCTCCGCCAGCTTCTTCCGCAGCCCCTCCGTCTCAACCCCGACGGCCGAAGGCGGCGCTCGGTGAACCATGCCGGTGCCTTCCATCACTTGCCCTCCCGAACGTAGCGAACCACGCGAGCTTGGACGTACTGGTCCCCGTCGTCCCGGCGAAGCTGCGCCGCCCACTCCCGCGCCTCTCGCAACGAGTAGCACGCCAAGTCCGTTTCGTCGTAGTGGGTGCTCCAATGGTGATACTGCATCCCGCGCGCATCCGGCCTTCGCGTCTCGACCATGTAAAGATACTGCCGAGTCATCGCCACTCCTCCAAAATCGACAGCGCGCCCATCAGCTCTTGCTCAGCCTCGAACTCCCACTTCGGCGGGTTCGTCCGCGCGAGGTCTTTGCCGATGAAGCTGCGCGCCTTCGCCACGCGCTCCCGCACCGTTCGCAGCGCCTTCTCCGCCCTTCGCAGCCGCGCCTCGGTCTTCGCTTCGCGGGCGCAGATGGCCTCGATGTCTTTGTTGTGCCAGTCGCTGCTCACGGCTTCCTCCTGTGCTGCTCCCGAATTGCCCGAGCCCGAAGCTGCGCCGCCTCGCGGTCCATGTGCCCATCGTCTCCGTCGGTCTGCATCCAGTCCCCGCGCCCGTTGTAGATGTCGCAGACCCAATTCCCGTGCTTGCCGCCGTACTCCCTCTCCAAGCGGTCGGACGGGCGCACCCGGACCTCCAGCTTGATTGGCCTGCCGCGCGAGTCGTTCATCGTCAGTCCTCCTCCACCTCTACCTCGGGTCCTGCCGCCTCCAGAATCAGCTCTCCCGCGGCGAACAAGTCCTTGATGGCCTCGCGGAACGCCGTCAGGTCCAAGTCCGCCTTCGCCTTCTTCACCCGCTGCCCGACCTCCGCTCCCATCACCACCGCCTCGAAGAAGTTGCGGAGCTGCGGGTCCTTCACCGTCTTGAGCTTGGCCTTGGCCCGCTCCAGCTCCTCCAGCGTCAACGGCCCTTCGTCTGCCATGCCTTCCTCCACCGCCGGTACTCCGCTTCCGCCGCCCGCCTCGCTCGGGATGCGCTGCTACGGCTCCCGCGGTACTCGCCCCCCACTGCGTCGATGAGGGTCCACTCCCACTTCCGGGTGTTGATCTGCTCAACCCAGGCGTGACAGAGCCCGAGTCGAACCTCATAGCCAAAGGGCTTCCACCTTGGCGCACTCACCGCTTTTCCGCCTTCCGCTTCGACGCTTCTTGGAGAATCAAACCCTCTATCTATCCACTCTAGGGCTTGTTGCGCTCCTCCGCAGCGCAAGGCGATGGTGTAGTTCTTCCCCGCGGCAGCGTCGTCCTCCATTCGCTTCCACTCCCTGCGCGCCTTCGCTACAAGCTTGGCGCACTCGACGAAGTGCTCCTGCCGCTTGGTCCGTCTCATAACTACCTTCCAACGTCTCCGAACCCACCAACCACTCGCGCGTGCCCCCACCCGTCCCGCTCGGTGACGGTCCGTGCTTCTACTTTGCCCGGCAGGAGAGCTTTGTCCGCTTCCGCCAGCGCCTCCTCCATCACCCGCGCCGCGCGTTGGCAGAGGATGTGCTCCTTCCGATCCTCCTCGGCGATGTGCTTCTTCAGGCGGCACCGTTCGCAGACGAGCTTCCTGGCGTGGAGAGAGATGCGCCGGAGAGCCTGCTGAGTGCGATCCAGGTGCGCGCGTAGGAGATCGGCTTCCGGGTTCACGACTTCCCCACCGCCTTCAGCAACCCGTCCGTCACTTCCAACGCCTTCGTCACCGCCGCGTCGATGTCACTCGCGGACCAATCCCAGCAGCTCGGCTTGCCCAGCCTGGAGGGGTCGGCGGAGAGCCCGCACATCGCGGCGAGGAGGTGGGAGGCGATGTCGGTGCGAAGCGCCTCCTTGCGCCGCTGGACAATCTGCTCGTCCGTCGGATGGCTCCCGTCACCCGGCCACTTCGGCTTCAACGGCTGCCGGTAGGCACCTGGCGGGAGCTTCGCTGCCTCCTCCGGCGTGATGAACTCGGGTGGCTCCCCGTAGATCGCCTGATGCCGTTCCTCTACCGCCTTCTGCTCCTCGACGGTCGGCGGGAGAACCACCGGCTTCAGTTTCGCGGGTGGCGGGACCGGCCTGGCAACCCGCTCCGGTACCGGAATCATGGAAGAGGTCAGCAGCTCCTTCGCCGCTGCGAACTTCTCCTTGTGCATCTCCAGCGTGTTCGCTTCCGCCTTCTTCCGTGCCTCGTCGTCCTTCAACGCCTGCTCCAGCTCCATGTCGGTCATGTCCCTCTCCTTGGAAAGCTACTTTGCCCGGGGCTTACCCGGTTGTCCCCTTCGGTGTCCAATCAGAAGCTCCCTGTGAGCCGTCGGGCCGCTTCCCGGGCTCGCATCACCTGCTCGACGTGCGCCAGCACGTCCCGGAAGCGCTTGAAGCACACGCCCACCCCGAGCGTGAGGGTGTTCCCCGGTGGCGAGCGGTCGTAGAAGACGTATTCCGTCCGCGTTCGGAACCGATGCCCCACCCACTCGTGCCGGGAGATGCGGTAGAAGAAGATCGCCTCCCCCGATGTCTCCCACGGGTTCTTCACCAGAAGAAAGGCGTTTCCCTTCTCGCGGGTGAGCGCCATCCCGTTCGACAGCCGGACGTGGCAGCCCACTCGGAGCTTGGAGGGAGCGCAACGAATCTCTTGGGTGAGGTTGCCCATCAGTAATACCCCACGGACTCAGGCTTCCCGCCCAGCCGCGTTACCGCATCCCACCGGGTGAACAGCGCGTTAGCTTGGTCCAGACACGCCTCCGTGCTCCCCCGATAGAGCACCTTCCTCACTCGGCGCTTCCGAACCCTGTACCAGTGCGACGAGAGCCACCCGTCATGCAGCTCCGCTTCGTGGTAGTGGTAGTGCCACCTCGGGCGAACCCAGAGATCAAGCCTGTATCCCTCTGCCAAGACGACCCAAGTGTTCCTGATGTGGTTCGGCTCCACGGTGAGCCCGAGCTGCGTCCCCACAAAGCGCGTCGCCCCGCCCAACGCGCAGATTTCGAGAAAGCGCCTGCGCGCCGTGCTCGCTCCCTGCTCCTTGAGCAAGTCCTGCCGCGCCCGCTCGCGCATCACCTGCCACTTCCTGTGCCCCTGCCAGTCGCTCACACCACGAACCTTGCCCCGAGGCGCTTCCGCTGTCCCGTCAGCCGTGCAACCGTCTCCGCAGCCTGAAGGCACTGCCTTCCCACCGCGAACGCTTCCTTCACCGTCAGGCAGGACTGCTCCCACCTGACGTGGACGCTTGTGGCTGTCTTCTCGAACACCCGGACAAACCACAGGTGCGAAAGCAATGGCTCCAGCATCTTCTGCACAACCACGTGATGACGGTCGGTGGTGAGCCCCCGCCACCAAAGCACGTAGAACTCCTTGCAGTACGAAACCGTAACCTCCCCCCAGTAGCACTGGCGGTCGGGAATGCCCCGCCCGTGGACCGGATCCAGCGGAACTCGCTGCATCACGCCCCCAACCGAAGTGCCGCGTCCTCGATTGCCAGCCACACGAGCGCCACCGCCGCCCAGGCTGCCCAGAACGCTGCTTCGAGGTGGCTCACGTTCCCCCCGGGGCTCCCACCTTCACGTCGTAGTCCTTCCTGTAGAAGTCAACCCACTTGACCCCGTTGGGGACGTACACTCCTCGTGCTCGCATGATGTCGTGCAGGCGCATGTCTCTCTCCTCCCCAGAACCTTGCCCGCCGCGCCGCCGGTTGTCCCGCTACCGGCGCACCACGTCCAAGTGGGTCTGCACCGCCTTGAGCGCGCCGAGGCGCACGCCCTCCCGCGCGAACCAGCTCGCCATGAGGCGGTCCCCGGTGTGCGCCCGCGGGTCATAGAACAGCATCTCGTTCACCCACTCGTAGAGCTGCGGGTGGAGGCTGCCGTCCGTGTTGGGGATGATCCACTTCCGCCCCGCCATCTCCGCCGCGATGGACTCAATGCCGAATTCAGGGTGCGCCTTGTTCCTGCCCGTCGTGAACGCCCTGATCGGCACCGCGAAGTCCCGCCGTGCGAACTGGATGATGAAGTCCTGCGCCGCGTTGTTCTCCACGATGCAGATGGAGAAGTAGCGCCGATGGTGGTCGATGATCTTCAGGATGATTTCCGGCCCAGCCCAACGTCCCGCCTCGACGTTCAACACCTCGCGGTCGCCGTTCGGGTGCGCCGCGATGGTGAACAGGCAGGTGAGGTCCGCGCCGTCCTTCTGTTGCACCGCCAGGTCCACCCCGGTGTACGTCTTGATGCCGTTCGGTAGCGCCTGGAGCCCGTGGCAGAGCCGCTTCCCATTCCCGCGCTCCAAGCACCAGCCCACCCACTCCTTGCGGAAGCGCGCTTCCTCATCGCTTCGGGCGACGCAGAGCATCGTGCGCGCGAACTCCAACGGCCCCCGCTCCTCCTTCACCCGCTGGATGCGCTCCATCGGCCACCGCTCGGGCCAACGCGGCTGCCCGTCGTCCCCCAGCACCGGGTAGCGCATCGCCACCCACCCTGGGAGCTTCGCCAGCCGGTGGAGGGCGTCATCTGGGTGGAAGGCGGTCCCAATCACCAGCACCCGCGCCTTCGCCGTGAGACGGGAGAAGAGGGACGCCTGAATCCACTGGAAGCAGTCCTCCCGCATCTTGGCGGAGCGGGTGTTCTCCGTGTCGAGGAGGTCGTCCACGATGAGGATGTCGATGCGGCTTCCCAGCACGTTGCCGTGGACGCCGAGGGTCTGCACGCTCGGGTCCTTGCTCTGGTAGGGGCGCGCAATCGTGATGGCACGGCTGGTCCACTGCTCCTTGCCAGGACGAAGCTCGGGGAAGACGGCGTGCAGCTCCGGGCTCGCCTCGATGTACCGCTTGATGGTGCGGAGGATCTTGTCCGCCTGCCCCGCAGTGTTACTGACAACGGCCACGCGGAGCGTCGGGTCCTGCCCAAGAAGCCAGAGCGTCCGGGCAATCGCCACCTGCCACGTCTTGCCCGACTCGACCGAACTCCAGATGATAAGCCGGTCGTGCAGCTCCGCCAGCTCGTGCCAGGCGACGTGGCAGGAGGCTTGGTCCAGCGGGAGCCCCGTCTTCTCGTCCCGCATGACCGCGGTGGAGAAGGCGTCGATGTCAATGCGCGCCGCTTCGACCAGCTCCCGGTTCAGGAAGGCGTCCGCCTCGGGGTCGAACTCCAGCTCGTCGGGGATGGCGGTCACGGTCGGAGGCATTCCAGCAGGCCAGCCCTGCGCGTCAGCTCTTCCCAGCCCCCGTTTGAGGATGTTGTTCAGCCCCAGATGTTGGACCAGCACCCGCCCCTCCTTGCACCAGAATCAATCCCTTGGCCTTCGCCCGCTCCAGCGCCCGCGCAACCGCTTTCAGCTTGATTTCCCGCTCCTCGATGCTGGAGTCCATGCTCTGCACCCCGATGACCTCGGTGGGCTGCCCCACCCGGAGCCGTTCCCCTTGGAGAGCCAGGATGATCGTCCGCTCCCCCATCTCCGCCAGGTGCATCATGTCCCTCGCCGTCTTGATGGCTTCCCGCGGAGACAGCTTGGACAGGTCCCCGAGCGCGGTGTGGAGCTGAGCAGCGATGGTCTGCGCGTCCTTCAGGAGCAGCGCCACGATGGCAGCGGCGGACAGCGCCGCCTTCCGCCCGAACTTCGCCGCGTTCGCCTCATCCGCCAGCGTCTCCGCGGCGTCCACCTTCGCCTTCACCAGCAGGTCCGCCAGCCGCCGCTTGGCCTCAATCTCCGCCCCCTGGAGGGTCGCCTGCGCCGCCTTCTGCGCGTCATCCACCTTGGACCGTGCCAGCTCCTCCACCTTGGCGAGCTGCGCCTGCGCGGCATCCAGGGTCGCCATCGCCTTGGCTTCCGCCACCCGGGCGTTCTCCGCCGCCTTCACCAGCATGTCGGTGGCGTCGATGGCCTCCGTTCGCGCCTGCGCCAACGAGGTGGATAGAACGGACTCCACCACTTCCTTCTGCTCCTCAGTGGTGATACCCGCTCGCGCCGCCCGGGCGAGGAGACTGTCCATCTGGAGCTGATCGCGGACGGGAAGTGCGCCTTGAACGGTCGGCCAGCCCCGCTCGTACAACCGTTTCGCCGTGAGTCGGTCCATCTTGACCCTATCGGCGACCAGTTGGTGATGCACCCCCAGCTCGCGGTACGCTGCAAGCACCGCGTTGTAGCGTTGGATGGTCCGCGCTCGGTTGCCCCTCGCCATGCTCAATACCCCCTCGCAACCCCTTCCGAATAGCACGAGGAGGCTCGCGCGGTCCAGCCTCCCTCGGGCAATACCCGGCGTCCGGTGCTCCCCGTGACCTAATACCCGGTGAACCCCCGCGGGTTAATCCTCCGTGTTCCCGCGAAGACGCCCCGCCGCTTCTACTGCGCGCAGGTACACTTCCACGCCTTCCGCTGCTTCTCGAAGGTTCCGGTAGGGCGGGAGGGGGGATTCACCCTGGTTGAAGACCTCCAACCCTGACTGAACGAGCCACCAGCGTCGGACCCTCCTCTCGTTCCTCCCGGGAGGGTAATACTCCGCGTCCACCTGCGCCTTCCGGTAACGGGTGCCACTGCCCCAAGAACCCGGTTCCCCCTGGACACACACTGTAACGACCCACATGCCCCTGCCGCGCACGGTTAGGCTCAGCCCGGGGCGGATTCGTTGCCAGCACCTCATCAGTCTTCCGTGTCCCCCTGGAGCATCCGTGCTGCCGCTCGGGCTCTCAGGTGCTCCTCTCCCTTCGCTGCCGCTACCTCCACCGTGCTAAACACCCCGAAGGGGAGATCCTGCCGATGGGTTCCTCGAAAGGCTCCGTTCGAGACGTACTCCATCAACCGCCACCCGTGGACCTTCTTGGTCGCCGTCACCTCGGGGACGATGTAGACCGCCTCGTGCCGAACGAAGCCTGTCTCCTCCATGCTCCCTGCGGTGCAGACCGTGAGGAACCAGAAACCGTTGGCCTGCCGGGTGAGGTTCACCCCGGGACGGATGCCCTCCCACTTACGCATCCCCGCCCCCGAGCCGCCGGACGGCTTCCCTCACCCTCAACAGCTTCTTCGCGCCAGCCACGGCTTGCCGAAGGTAATGGTAGCGCGGTCGCGGGTCCACGAGCACCCGCAACCTCCAATCCAAGATGTCACCCCGCTCCCGTAGCTCATACACCTCGTAAACACGCCAGAACCTTAGTTCTTTGCGGAGAGTGCAGCTCAACCCGCCGCACCGGACTATCCACTCCCGGGGCTCGTCCTCGTGCCCCGTCTTGGCCGGATGAGAAGCGACAAAGAAGCCCTCTCCTTGGTCCCTGGTGACACCGCGGGCCATCACCCTACCCCTTTCAGCCGGTCCACCGCATCCATCGCTCTCAGGGCAGCCTCCGCCGCCTGGAAGGCTTCCCGGACCGTGCCCGTGGCGATCCGCCGGATACCTGGCGGGAAGACGGCAATCCAGGTCCCACCCAGCGTCCGGTACACCTCGGCGTCCCGCGTGACGTAGGGCTCGAAGTCCGTATGTCTTTGTAGACCCACCCCTGTACCCAAGGACAGCAGGTAGTCGGGTGCGCCAACCTCGCTGGAAGGCGCGTTGTCGATGACCAGCCCGGTCTTGGTGACGACGCGCCTCATCGCCGCCGCTCCCCCGCCGTCAGCCGGTAGATGGCGTCCGTTCGCTCCGCCCACCGCAGCACCCCCTCCGGGTGCAAGAACTTCATGCTCCGAACCCGAAAGGCTCCCCAGCGCAGGTTCCGGCGGTCCTCGATGATGGCGATCCGCCCCATCGCCGCTATCACCACCCGGAAGACGTAGTCCGGTCGCGTTCCGACGGACTCCGGGGTGTCCCCTCCGAACCGGATACCCAACGCCTCCACCCGCCATCTCCCGCTTTGCTCTACGAGCTGGTCGAACAGGGAATGGTAGACCTCCTGCATCGCCGACACGGGCATCACCTTCTCCCACCGAAGCCCGCGTTGCGCTTCCAGCCTCACACTTTCCAACCCGCCTTCCTGATGTCGTCCCAACTGTAAACCGCGACCGATTCGTGCCCGTCCGGCTCGTGTCCACCCACGCTGAGGAACCAGTTGCCGGTGAGCCGATGCACTGCGTCAACCAGCGAGGCGTACTCGGCGTCGTGATCTGCCGCCGTATGCGGGCTGTCGAACCGCCGCACCCGCCCGTGGTGTACCTGCTCGTCGAGCCATCCCCGGGGGAGCTTGTGCTTCCGCCAGAGCTGCCCGTAGGTCAGCCATTCGCCCAAGGGTCTGCCCTCCCTCCCAACCGCCGCTGCGCGTCCCAAATCCTGAAGGCTCGCACCGACCGCCGCTGTGCTTCCTCGAAGGTCGGGAACCAGTGCTGCACGCCCGACGGTCCATCCACCCGCCACCGCACCTCCGCGAAGGTCGGCGGGAAGATGCTCATCTCGACCGGGTGGTAGAAGGCAATCTTCTCCGGGTTGCCGGGGTCCAGGTAGTCCCCTCCGACCGGAATGCTCAACCGGACGATGAAGTACGCCTGCCCCGACTTCCCCTTGTCGTCGAGTGGCATCACCCTCTGAAGGTCGATGCCTCCCCCCAGCTTCCGCTCCCACACGACGACCGGGACAGTCATCAATGCCCCCCGGAGCGCCGAAGGTCCGCCCAAGCGGGCCAGACGTGGACCGTGCGCCCCTTTCCGGGGATGCCCGCCTCCCCCAGCTCCGCTCGACAGACGGCGCACTGCACCGCCGGTCCACACCGGCAGGTCTTGCTCTCCTCGTGCGCCGTGTCGAGCCCTTCCCGGTGGAGCACCACCAACCCATTCCGATGCCCACAGGTGTTCTTCGGCTGCGCCATCCTAAGCCCCCAACCTTTCCGCCGCTTCCTCTGCGCGGACGTGCTGCCGGACCAACCGAAAAACCGCGAGCGGGCTCGGGCAGTAGACGTGCGGGCGCACATCGACGTGCCGCCCGTCCCGGAACCCCGTCAGCAGCACGTCGTAGCCCGCCAAGTGCCGGGTGACGATGGCGCGAATCTTCCAGCTCCCGCGGAGCGCGAGCCAGCACACCCCGTACTTCTGCGGCATCACCACGAGCCCGGCGACCTCGCGGACCTTCCGATTCCGCAGCCTGTCCCAAATCAACCGCACGCCCCGAGCCTCCTCACCGCGTCCCACAGGGTAAGAGCCCTCTCCGCCGCTGCCTGCGCTTCCTCCTCCTGCTCGTGCAAGGTCGTCGCCCGAAAGGGATGAAACCCGCTGTAGTGGCACACCCAATCTCCACCCGGCTCTCCCTTTGTCGCCCGCTCCTCGACCCAGGCATGAGGACGCTGTTCTATCGGAACGCCGTCGTAGGTCCGCAGTTCCACCAGAACCATCCGGCGTTGATTGGGCTCCATGCCCACCCGGCTCTCACCTCGGCGAAAGAGCCCTTCCTCCCCCCGAGGAGCCGTCGTTCTTGTCCTGCGCGGCTTCACGCCTTCTGCCACCGTGCCTTCTTCAGCACGCCCTTCTTCCGCCGCGGAATCATGTTCATGTAGAGCATGTCCTTCTCGTCGAAGCAGCCGGAGTGGGCCACCATCGCCCCAAGGGCGACGGACAGCGCCTCCTCGTGTTGCTCCTGCTCGAACGTCTGCGCCTTCCGCGACACGCACTGCATCAGCTCCAGCTTGCGCCGGAGGTTGTCGAATGCCCCTCGATACGTCAGCTTGCTTCTCATGGCCCCTCCAAGTCGAACGCCTCGAACGTCTCCTTCAGCTTGCCCTTCTTCAGCGGACGGTACTGCTCCACGCGGCAGAACGAGGACGGCCCTACCTTCCCCGCCACCGCGTCCACGTACATCGAGAAGGCTCCGTCCTCGACAGTGTAGAACCACTTCGGAACGTGCGCTGCCTTCAGCGCCGACTCGCTCTCCCGAGCCAGCGCGGTGTCGATGCCGATGCTACGCGCCCGCGGATAGCCGCCGTCCAGCCGGTCCCCGGCGTCGAGCGCCAACACCTGCTTCACCCACTCGTCGTAGGAGTACGGCTGGAACGTCTCCGCCCGCCCCTGCCGCTTGAAGCCCAACAGCTTCACCTGCACCTTGCACCGCTCCGCTTCGGTGAGGATGTCCCCCAGCACCTCCAACGGCGTCGAGCCCATGACGTACTGCGCCGTAAGCCGCCCCTCTAAAAGCCAATCCTGCCCCTTCTCGTGATAGCCCGCCGCATGGGAGAGAGCTGTGACCTCGTCCGGGCTCGCAACCGTGTACGCGCAGGAGGAGTAGTACGCCATCGCCACTTTCATGTCCCCCGAGCCGAGATAGTGGATGTCCCGAGTGGTGAAGTTGGCGACCATGCCGTGCTCCCGGCACTCCCTCCCGATGTCGATGAACTTCGGATGCGAGGTGGGCTCCCCGCCACCCACCGCGATCTCCAGCACGCCCACCCCCGCCAGCTCCTTGATGATGCCCTTGAGCTTCGGGAACGATGCCGTCTCGCCGGTCGGGGTGCTCCCCTGGTAGCAGTAGGCGCACCCGTTCATGCAGCGGTCGGTGACCTTCAGGTCCACCAGCTCCGGCACCGATGCTCGCCACACCTTCGGGTGGCAGCCCTCGTCGGCGAACGAGAGGCGCGTCCGTGCGCCCGTCTCCCGGTTGAACAGGACCCAGTAGCCGTACTTAGGGTCCTTCCGCGCCACGATGTTCACCCCCCGTTGGAAGTCGCTGCCGAAGTCCACCGGAACCCTCTCAACACCCCCCGCCTCAAGGGTTGGGTGCGTGTCCCCGTTGTCGTTCCCCCCGAGAACGGCCACCCTGTCGCTCAACACGAAGTCTCGCAGGTCCCGCGCGAACTCCAGATTGGGCTCCTTCTGCGTGCCCACCTGCGCCGGTAGCTTGTCCATCAGGCTTTGGTGGTCCACGTAGCCCTCGGGCTCCGGCCCGTCCGCCTTCTGCTTCCACTCCAGCACGCCCGGCAGCAAGTCCTCGACGAACCGCCGCGCCATTTCCCTGTCCGGGTGGAACTGCACCCTGAACACCTCCCAGAACTGGAGCGCCACGTACTTCGCCTTCTCCTCGCGCGACGTGAGCGTGAACATCTCCCACCCAAACTCGGGGCTGCACCACGCCTCCTCGCGCGCTTCGCCGGGGCGCAGGAAGATGAGGGTGTGATCCGAGCTGCTGTTGTTCGCAAAGCCCAGCCTGACGTTATGAATCCTCGCGGTCCTCAAGCCCACCTCCCAGCCGGTAGGTGGATTCCCACCGGGCCATGATTTCCTCTGCGTCGTAGAGCGCCTGCACCAACGTCGGACGCCAGCGCCCCGTCTCCAGTTGGGACGCCCTCTGGTACTGGAGCATCCCCTGTGGCGTCCGTCGCGTCTCCTGCATCTCCACCGAGGCGAACCAGCCCCCGGCTCCCTTCCGCAGCCATCCCGTCATGCACCTTTCCTCGGGAGCCAACCTGACCACCCTCACGTAGCTGCCACGGGATATGCTCCATCCCTTCTCGGTGAGTCCCGTGCCTTCCTCGTCCGTCACGGGCCACTCCCGAACGTCTCGTAGCGCCGTGGCGCGCAGATGATGCAGCCCCGCGGCGTCAGTTGCTCGGTGGGGACCTCCGCGCCACAGTTGGGGCACCGGGACAGTTCCGCGTACAGCTTCACCTTCCCCGCTCCCGAGATGTTGACCCCCGACTGCTCGACCACCCGCTGCGCCGGAGATTCCTCCCCGGTGAGCCGCGCCGCCGCGTCGTTCACGATGAACTGCCCCACGTCGTAGTACGTCTCGCCGGGGCTCACCTTCGTCCCATCAGCCAACTCCGCCAAGACGATGCTGTTGTCCGGCTTGAACATCCACGCCTTCGAGCCGCCCGCCGGGAACTGCGCGATGTGCTTCAGCAGGCTCTCCCCCTGCACCCACCGGACCTCGCCACTTCGCACCAGCACGTCGAGCCCGCCCCGCGTCATCTTCAGGTCCCGCCAGATGTCCGTGTACGTGCGCCACTGGCGGTCGGCGTCCCCCGGCTGGAGGACGTACTCGCTCGACCCGACGTAGCCCCAGCGGTTCATAGCTCCAGAGTTACCTCCAGCACGTCGTACAACCTGCTCCCGAGTGCCCTGATGGTTTCCAAGTCGCCGTCCACCACGAGAAGCGCCTGCGCTCGTATCGGCTTCCCCGCCAGGACGCGCTCCGCCTTCATCGCCATGATCGCCTGCGCGCACTGCGTCAGAGATTCCGCAAGGCACTCGCCCGTCTCATCCACCACCGTTGCAACCGGCGTTGCCTTCGCTCGGAGCTTCATAGGTGCCTCGGCTTCGGCGGTCGGGGCTCCCTCCCCTGAAGACGGTCCACCGATTCCCGAGAGGCCAACTCCATGCGCTTCGCCTCGTAGGCGTCGGCCAGCACCTTGCGACAGACCGGGTCCGCTACCCTGTAGACGTGCTCCCCCGCGGGGAACAGCTTGCCGAAGCGCCAAAGCTGCCCGTACTCCTCCACGAAGCCCGACCCGGCGAAGCGCTTCGTCTGCTCGAAGATGCCGAGCTGTAGGAGAGTCCGCTGGATGCGCCATCGGGCGGATCTGCCCTCCCGCGCCCCCGTCACCGGGATGAAGAACTCGTCAGGCTCCACCTTCTCGTCCACGAGGTTCACCGTCAGCTTGTCCAGCGCCTCCCCCGCGTCGGTGGTGACGTAGAGCGCCCCGTTCCCGTTGCTGTAACGCCCCCCGTGAAGAACACAGGGATCCTCATCGAGATAGAAGCGGAACCCGTCCGCCGCCTTGAAGGGGTCCACCCTCACCGCCCGCCCCCGTACCAGATAACGAGGACGCTCGGGAAGCTGGCGGAGTCCCGCTTCACTCCCTCGGGGTTCCCGGGGCACCCGAAGGTGATGCGCCCTGGGAGGAACCGCGTCGTCACCGAATTCCACGGCTTGTCCCGCGAGTGCTCGATGTGCTCCTGCCACCACTTCCTGTCCGTCCAGCTCGGGAGCAACGCGACCACCAGACAGCAGTGCGCCACAATCTCCTTCCGCGCCTTCTCCAGCCACGCCCCGATGTTGGAATAGGGCGGATTGAGGAACACCCGCGCACCCCTCCACGACTGGCGGAGCCCGTTCTTCTTCTTGGTGAAGTACCGGCGGCACTTCGCGCTCTCCCTGGAAGCGCACGGGTCCAGGGTGAAGTGGAACTCCGCGTCGAGCTTCTTGTAGAACTCCGTCGGCGTGAACTGATCGTCGAGCGACTTGGTAGGCGGAGCGTTCCGGCAGGCGTCCTCCGGCAGCCACCCCATCTGCCCCGTCTCCGGGTCAACCGTCAAAGCCAAGCTGACGCGCCGCTTCGAGCGCAACCGCTTCTTCAACGTCCGCCGCTTCGTAACAGGCATAGAATTTCCCATCGCGTTTCCTCGCCGCGCAGATAGCTGCCCCGCCCCGCCGCCGGGCAAGAGCGCCCAGCGCCAGGGCCAACGTCTCCTCGTCGATGTCGTACATGATGGAGGCTTCCAAGAGGGTGAGCAGCTTCTTCACCTGGAAACCTTGCCCGGACGCAGGCTCATTTTCCCTTCGGCAGCTCCGCGCCACCCGGAAGGGCTCCGGCCATCTGCCGCCCGAACTCCTCCAACCCACTCGCCGCAACCCCGAACTTCTCTAGCTCCGTGCGGGTTTCGTACAGTCCCCGCTTGTAGTCGAAGAAGTAGACGAGGTCGTTGTTGGAGTCCACCGCCGCCGGAACGAGAACCCGGTCGAAGAAGTTGTAGACCCCCATCGCGCTCTTGGTCGGGATGTTCCACGCCCCGCGCACCCGGTCGAAGACCGACTCCTGCCGGAGCTTCCGCATCAGGCGGTCCTTCCCGCGCACCCCGTCGTCCTGCAACGGGTCCAACGTCACCCGCGCGTCACCGCTAATGTCCGCGAAGCGCACGCTGCCCCGTCGGAAGGCGATTCGGATGGCCTCGGTGAATGTACCCCGCGTCACCTGCCCGCCCTCCAAGTCCTCCGGGGAAAGCCCACAGCAAGTGGAGGCGTTGGTCAGCTCCTTGTAGTCAGGGTCCGAGCAAGCGAACCGCACCCCGCGCTTCTCGCACTCCTCCCACATCCCGTAGACGTAAGGCTTCTTCCAGTGCCGCGACAGGCGAGGCTGCCCGCGAGCGTGCCGAGACATCGCCTTGTAGATGGCCGTGAAGTCGAAGTCCGCCGCCTTGCCCATCCGGTCGAAGTACCGCCTGGAGAACTCGAAGTCCGGGAAGGGGATGCACAGAAACTCGGTGGACAGCGCCTTCGCTCCGGCGTCCGCCGCCGCCGTCAACAGCTCCCGCCAGGTTCCGGTCGAGATGCCGGGGCAGAAGGGGCGGAAGCGCAGAATCGTCCTGATTCCCCGCTTCGACAGCGCCTCCACCGTTTTGATGCGGTCCTGCGGGCTCGGGGCGCTGACCTCGATCTTCCGCGCGATCTCCGGGTCGTAGGTGATGATGCTCGACTGGAAGCCCCATCTGCCCGCGTTCGCCGCGAACACCTCCAGAAGCTCCTCGTCCTGCCAGAACGCGCCCTTCGAGCTGAAAAGCACGGGCCATTTGATGTCGGTGAGGAAGCGGAGAACTTCCAGCGTCTTCTCTCGGTACTTCCCGAGCGCGTAGTGATCGAAGGCGTCCGCCAGCCCGCCCCAGTGGAGGATGAGATGCTGGTCAACAAACGCCTGCCGGTGCGCCTTCTGGTCCTTCGACAAGTCCTCGGGCGCTCCCTGGAACAACCGCCTGAACCGGGGGATGTTGATGAACGACAGGTCCGGCAGCCCGCCGTAGTCCTGATCGTCCTCGCCGTGCGGAACGCGCGAGCTGTCCTTGATGGGTCCGGCAAAGCAGTAGAGGCACCCGTAGCTGCACCGGCTGATGGCGTCGAACGTGAAGGGCAGCCCGCACTCGTAATACTCGCTGGAGAGGCGCGGGGAGTTGTAGCAATCAGCCACCGAGCACCACCCGCGCGAGCGCGCTGCCATCCAAGGTGGGCTCCTTCGCCGCCGCGTTGTCCAGCCGGTACTTCCCCAGCACCTCCAGCGCCGCCGTCGCCGTCGGGAAGACGACCGGAACGTTCAGCGGATCCGGGGCTGCCTCGGGCTCCGCTGGCGACAACCCCGCGCCCACCGCCTCCTCGACCCGCCCGAGCGATGTCTTGAGCACTTCGATCTCATCCGCAGAGAAGCCCGTCACCCCCTGGAACCACTTGCCGTCGTCCCCGTTCTCCGCCAGCCACGAGCTGACGTAGGAGGACAGAGCTTGCTGGTCCCAATCCGCGCTGATCTGATTCAGCGCGAGGACGAGAGCCCTCGCCTTCTGGTCGTCGGGGAGGTCCACGACAACAACCTCCGCCTTGGGCAGCCCAGCTTCCTTCATCACGTCGTAACGGTGGTGCCCGTTGATGATCTCGTAGCGGTCCGGCGCTCCCGGGGATTCCCGAACGATGATGGGCTGCACCACCCCCAGCTCCTCCATCGAGGTACGCAGGTGCGCCCGCATCGCATCGCCCATGACCCTCGGGTTGCCGAACTTGAACGGGTCCAGGCTCGACACCGGGACCGTCTTCAACGCCTTCAGCCGTGACTGAATCATTGCCCCTCCAGGAACTTCGCCAGAGCCCCGCCGTCGATGGCGTCCGCCCTCAGAGTCCCGAAGCGGGTGCCCAGCCTGAACTTCCCCAGCACCGCGTCCGCCTCCTCCCGGGTGGCGAACTGCGCCTTCAACACCTTCGGCTGGTTCGCGGCGACAGCCTCCTCCGCCATCTTCGCCACGAGATCGCTCGGGTCCTTCTCCGGTGCCTCCGAGAGCTGTTGATTCGTGGCGTCGATGGTCCCCGCCGACAGCACCTCGATCTCGTCCCCCGAGAAGCCTGTTACCCCCTTGAACCACTCCCCGCCCGCCGTGTTGTCGTTGAGCCACGCCGAGACGTAGTTCGACAGCGCGCTGTAATCCCACTCCGCGCCGATCTGGTTCAGGGCCAGCACGAGCGCCCGTGCCTTCCGGTCGTCCGGCAGGTCCACCACCACCGCCTCGATCTCCGTCGCCCCCGAGTCCTTCAGCACCCCGTAGCGATGGTGCCCGTTCAGAATCTCGTAGCGCCCCTTCGTCCGGGGGCTCGGTCGGACGACGATGGGCTCCACCACCCCCATCTCGGTGAGAGACTGCTTCAGCGTCTCCGTCATCCGGTCCGTCATCTTGCGCGGGTTCCCGAACGCGAACGGGTCCACCGCGCCGATGGCGATGCGCTTCAACGCCTTCAGCTTCGACTCGATGTTGCTCATGTCCCCTCCTGCCTCAGAAACTCCCTGAGCGACCGCTCCAGAACCTCGGGCACTCGCCGGGCATCCAGCTCGACCCTATCCCCTTCCGGGAAGGTTTCCCAGAAACGGCGAGACTTCGTCTCCCGCCCCTTCACCCACGAGGCGTTCTGCTTGCTCCCACGGGTGTCCCTGCGCGCCTGCGCCTCCTCCGGTGGGAGCGTCAACAGCGCGCACACCAGCCGGATGTTCGGGGCGTAGGGCAGCGAACGGAAGAAGCTCACCGGGAGCGCGTTGCTGAACCTGTCCCCGTCGAACAGCGTCAGCTCCGCGCGCATCGCCAGGTGCGTCGTCCAGAAGTTCAGCGCCTCCGCCGCCCCGTTGTAGGGCACGGTGTCCGCCCCATCGAACGGCCCGCCCGCGTAGTGCCCCGCGGCAACGATGCGCTGCCCGATGGTCCACTTCGGCTTCGGGTTGAGGCGACTGAGCGGTTCGAGGAGCCTCCGCGCCAGCGTCGTCTTGCCCACCCCCGGCGTCCCCACCAACCAAAGTACGGTCTTCACTTCTGCGCCCTCCTCACCTCATCGTTGAAGTCGTTGGCAAAGCAGCCCCACTCCTTGTCCATCATGATCACCTGTCCGGTCAGCCGGTAGTGGTTCATCTTGCGAGGACAGAGCCCCGGGTCCTTGGGGTTGTCCTCCAGCCGCAGGTGCTCCGGCAGGCATTCCTTCCGCGCGTCCCAGAACAGATGCAACCGTTCCCCCCATGCCTCCTCGGTCTTCTTCAGCCGGAGGTAGAGCATGTCGTTGTAGACGTTCGGGTAGCGTCGGTTGACCCGGTGCCAGCCCTTGTACGTACAGAGGGTGCTCTCCATCGTGAAGTAGCCCACGTCCCGGTAGAAGCTCTCCCCCGCCGCGCGGACCTTCATCTCCTCCAACAGCTCCGCCGCCTCCTTCTCCAGCCAGCGCAGGACCGCGGGGCTGTAGGTGCCGTCAAAGCTCGTATTGTCGTCGTGCCAGTCCAGGTCGTCCCGGCCCAACACCTTGCAGAGCCCATTCCGGTGACTCTTGCTGCCCTGCATGTCGTCGAGAAAGAGCTGATCGCAGTCGATCCTCACCCCGTTGATGCGTAGGTACTCCGCGTAGCTGAACGAACTCAACCGCCCGAAGTAGACGAAGAAGGTGTTGATCGCCTGCCAGAGCTGTCGGAAGTTGGTGCGCTCGTCCGCCGGGGTCAGCCGATTGAAGAACTCCTCTTGCGAGCGCCCGCCCAACAGCGTGACGTAGTTCTGAACGCAGGTGAGGAACTTGGTCTTAAAGTACCGCCGGTCGGTGTCGAACTCCAACCGCGTGTAGTTCTCCGCGAACCACCGCTTCATCCGGTCGAAGTCCACCCCCACGAGAGGGAATTCCCGGAAGATGAGCCAGCTCGTCGGCGGGTGCTGCGTGTTCCCGTTGATGAAGGCGAACCACAGCCGTTGCTCCGTGCTCCACCCCAGCCGGTCTGCCAGGTAGGGAAGAACGTAATACACCCCCCCTGGATGAGAACGGTAGCGAAGGTGAAACTCCCAGAACCGAAGGAAGACCTCCCGGCGGTAGCGGGACTCACGGAAGTCCGTGCCCACGCGGAGCGCCGTCTCCTCTGTCTGCCTGTGGAGGGCGCAGTAGCGCCCCGGTTCCGCCGTCTTCATGGTTCCCCCAAGGCTCCTCGCATCGCGGCGAGCGTCGGGCGCGACCCGACAATCCAGAACAGCGCCTTCCCGCTCCCCCAGAAGTGGACGAACTCCTTGGCGTGCTTCCGCAGGTACGTCATCACCTTGCCCTCGTAGGTGGGGTGGAAGTCGATGCCGCCGTAGGTGAAGGGCATCTCGTCCTGATAGCTGGCGAAGTGCGTCGCATGCAAGTCGTAGTGAACCAGCCGGTAGGGAGCGCGCTTCGTCGGTTGGAAGCTCGCCGCCTGATCCGGGTCGTTCTTGTAGTCCCGGTTGAACAACGCCCGAATCTGGATGCCCGAGAACTGCTCGATGGCGCGAAGCCGGTCCTCAATCCAGACCAGCTTCGTCGGCCCTACTCCAAACAGGACGACCTCCCGAAGCCGCGGGGGCAGCCTGCGCGCGATGCCGTACAGCACCGAGACACAGCTATTGCAGCTCCCCGCGGGCATGTAGATGGCCTCCACGTCATCCGGGATGTTGAGAACCTGCTCGCTTCCGAGTCGGTGGAAGGCGTCAATCTCCGCAGGGTCGTCGTCCACCGTGATGCCGTACTTCAAGACGTAGTGCCCGGGGTGCTCCTTAGCCAGCTCCGCCACCGCCCGTTGCAGCGCCGGATTGTAGGCCACCGGGTTGTACCTAAAGCGGGCTCCGAGCGCCCGAGCGATGGCGACGTTCTCATGCTTCCCCGCCGCCTTTTCCGTCGTCGCACCGATGACCAACAGCGTCTCCAACCCAAAGTGCCGAGCAACCGCGGTGCCCATGCAGAGTTGCGGGCTCTTGACGCTCGCCCCGGAGAGCAACCCCTTCGCCCCCGCCGCCGCTGCCCGGCTCACAAGCCAGATGCACTGGCGGAGCTTCGCCCCGTTGATGCCTCCGTACCCGAGAGGCGCGAAGCGGTCCTCCCGCTTGAACCGGATCGCCCCCATTTCCTCCACCGGGGTCCGGGTAAGCAGGTGCTTCTCCCACCGCGACTGCTCCCGGTCCAAGCTCAACGTGTCGAAGACGGACCCTCTCACTTTCGCAGCTCCGCGTCGCGCACTCCACGAACCCCCAAGGACAGCAACGCCCTCCACACCTTCATCCTGCCCCACCGCTCCTCGTTGGTGATGGCGTACCAGGCACCCCCACGGGGACCGAGGGGCTTGTAGGTGATCGCCCCGATGGAGAGCCCCTTCTTGATCATCGTGTACGAGAGACAGGGAACGTCATACCACTCCTGCGCGGGGCGGTAGTTCCCCACCCCGAACTGCTTCAGAATGGCGTCGAAGTCGGGCTCGTACTCCATCAGGCCACTTCCACCCGTCCTTCAGCCACCTTCCACCGCTGCACGCACGGAACCCGCGCCGCCAGCTCCTCGTTGTGCGTGATGATGACGACCGCTCGTTCCCGGGCCAGATCGTCGAGCACACCCACAACCGCCTCGATTCCAGCCGAGTCGAGCCCGTCCAGAATTTCGTCAAGGAACAGGGTTCCCCGCCCCGCGAAGGCAAGAAGTAGGGCCAGGTCTATCCTCCTCCGCTCCCCCGCAGAAGTGGCCTTGTAGCCGTAGCCACCGCCAGCTCCCTGCACCTGCAAACTGATGGCGTCCGACACCCCGCCAGTCTTCTTCTCGGAGTACGGCTTCAGCTCCAGCTTGAGCCCCTTCCCCGCGAGCCGCGGGAGCCAGGCGTTCGCCGCCGCCTCCAGCCCCCCAAGCAGCTTCGCCAGGATGCCAGCCCGCGCCCCGCGGAGCCCCAACACCATCTCCGCCGCCTTCAACACCTCAACCTCGTGCTCCTGCTTCGCCCGCGCTGCTTCCGCCTTGGCGATGTTGTCGGCGCAGACCTCCTCCGCCTTAGCCGCCAGCACCCGTACCTTCTCGGTGTTCGCCCTGAGAGCCGCCGAACGTTCGATGTTCCCCAGCTCCGCGTCGAGCGCCGTGGCCTTCTCCCGGAGCTTGCGGAGGGCTTCCTGTACGTCCCGCGCCTCGTCCCGGGTGTCCGACACCGCCTCGTTCGCCTGCGCCTGCTCTGCGCGGGTGTCGGTCTGAATCTTCTGGATCTGCTCCTTCAGCCCCTTCCGCAGTTCCTCCGGCACAGCCTGCCCGCAAGAGTCGCAGATGCCTGACTCCCCCAGCCGGTTGAGCCGCCGGGTCAACGCCGCCAGCTCCCGCTCCGCGCCGCCCGTGTTGACGCTGTGCTTGGCGATCTCGTCTTGGAGCGACGCCAGCTCGGTGTCCCCCTTCCTGATGTGCTCCCGTAGGTGGTCCCGCCGCTGCTTCAGCGCCCCCACCGCTTCCTCGGTCCCCATCGGCATCCCCGCGAGCGCCTGCTTCGCATCTTGCTGCCGCTGCCGCGCGTGCTCGATCTCCACCTCCGCTATGCGCTTTCGGTTCGCCGCGTCACCCAACTCCCGCTCCGCGGTGTGGAGCTGCGCCCGGCATTTCTCCAGCGCGGCATCAAAGCGACCAAGCCCCAACATCGACTCCAAGAACAGCTTGCGCTCCTTGTCGGTGGCCTGCGTGAAGTGCGCCGCGTCCGCCGAGCTGAAGACGTGAGTGCGCCTCCAAATCTCGAACGAGCCGATGATCTCCTCCAGCGCCTCCTGCGCCTTGGTCGTCGTCTCGTAGTCGCGCCCCTTCCCTTCGTAGGTGAAGGTCAGCGCGGTCTTGGCTCCCTTGCGCTCCCGCCGAGCCACCAGAGCCCCCGCGGTGAACTCCGCAAAGCCCTTCAGCGAGTCGATGGCGAACGGGAGGACGCCCCGAAGCGTCTCACCCCATCCTGGGTACGCCACCCCCTCGATGATGCTCGACTTGCCCGAGCCATTCGGCCCCACAACCAAAACAACTCCTCTCTTGGGAAAGGCCAGCTCCGTCTTCTCGTGCGTCGTGAAATTCACCAGCTTGAGTGTCCCGAGATCCATCTACTCGCCCTCCCCGAGCATCTGCTCCAGCGCCAACGCAACCTCCGCATGGGCATCCGCCCCTGTGTATTCAACAGAGCGCAATTGCTTTACTGCGTCCCAAGCTGTATCCAGCATCTCCGGCAAATGCCGCCTGACATTTCGATTCGCCGCTGCGAACGCCGCCGCCCAGACCATCTGCTCGCCCCTCGACATCTTCTTCCATGCACTCATGGCCGGTCCCACCCCACTCGCTTGCTCGCTGCCGCCGGGTTGTCCGCGGGACCTCCCAGCCGTTCCGTCGCATCCATCGCCTGCTCCTTCTCGCGCATCCGCTTCAGGTAGTAGTCCCCGACCCCGCCTTGAAAGAGGGGATCTCCCATCGGCGCGAACCTCCAGCGCCGAAGCAGCTCCTCGTAGGAAGCGTTATCGATCCACTGCTTCGTCGCGGCATCCATCGTTCCAGACCTCCTCCTCCACCGGGGGTGCCGGTGGGAAGCCCTCCCTCTGAATCCAGATCAGCTTGAAGCCCTGCTCCCGAAGCCGCCCCAGCAACTTCGAGTAGGCGTGCTCCGCGTAAATCCACCAGACCTTCGCCTCCGGCCACCAGCCCGTGCGGACCAGAGACTCCTTCGCCGGGGTGTGCCCCCAGATGGCGTTGAACTGCTCCTTGAGCCTGTCCTTCATGTCGAAGTGCGTGCGGAAGGCCAGCGCCAGCCCCGGACACGAACGGTCCGGGACGAACGCCCAGAAGGCGTAGGCGGTCCGCTTCAACGGCTTCACGAAGGGAAGGTCCGCAGGGCTGTCCTCCGCCCCGAGCGCGACAGCCCCCACCCGCGCGCTGTTCTCCTGCGCGTGGTCCAGCACCGCCCGGTAGATGCGCTCCATCAGCCTGCGCGCTTCTCGGTGCTCCAGGGGTTGCGCCAGCTCCAGGTACACCGTGTACGCGCTCTTGCCCGCCGCCGGGTAGTTCGTCCCCGCCGCGCACACCGCGCCACCAGGAAGACCATCGACCTTCAGCGCGTACATCGGAACCCCAAGCTCCCAGCGAGCGATGCGCTTCTCCCTCGGGTCCTTGCGATTCCCGCGCGGGATGTCGCCGATGTCGTAAGGCATGGCTCCTACCCCGCCCGGTGCTCACGAGCCGCCGCCACCGCTGCGTTGATCTGCGCCGCCGTCTCCTCCTGCGTCCCCCGGGCGTTCACCACCACCCATCGAGTGGGCTCCACCGCACGCTGCCGGTCCCACAGCTCCCGATAGAACCCAGCCACTTGCGGCATGAAGCTCGCCGCCTTCTCGTAACGGTCCCGGCGGTCCGGTCGGCGCTCCGCAGAGTCCTTCTCGTCCACGTCGAGCAGGATGAACAAGTCCGGCTGCGGGAGCCATCGGTGCAACCCGATCAGGTAATCCCCGTCGAGCCCGTCCGCCCGCCCGTAGGCATAGCCGCTCGGCCAGTAGCGATCCAGCACCACGTTCCCGCGAGATGCCACCTCGAACAGCTCGGTGGCGACCTCCATCCGATTGGCGACCTGGAGAGCCTGAAACACGAGAGGGTCCAGCAGATTTCCGTACTGCGCCGACCACTCCCCCAATTTCGCCGGTTGCGCCCGCCAAAGCCTATCGAGGTGCGCGTAGATGAGCTTCCCAGTGATGGTTTCCTTGTTCGGGAACTTCCAGACCCGCGCGCCCATGCGCTTCGCCAGCAGCTCGGTGTGCGTCCCCTTGCCGCAGGCGTCGATGCCCTCAAGACAGATGATCACCTTCCCACCCTCCCCCTCTACGAGCGAAGCTCGCGTAAGTCGAATACCCCTGCCAAGTCCTTCTCCTGCTTCATGATGAGGCGCGCGTACCGGCTCGGGTAGTTGTTGCACAGCTTGAACTCGCTGCCGTCGTCGGTCGTCTCCAACCACACGTTCCAGCGCAAGACCTCCCAGAGCATCTTGATACCGACCTTCCTCTTGCCCTTGCACACCGCCGCCCGGGCGAGCCTCACCAGCTCGTCGTAGACGTTTGGGTTCTCCCCGTGGAACTTCAGGAACGATCTCTGGATCTTCGAGGTGGGCTCCTCGAACAGTGGCAGTTGCGTCGTCATGCCGCCCCCCCAAGTAGCTGCGTCACCCGCTCCTTGACCTCTGGGCGCAGAGCCTCGTTCTCCAGGGGCATCTGCGCGATGTAGTCGGACACCGCCTGCTCCGCCGTCTCCGCACTCCGCGTCACCCCCGCCGCCGTCCGCAGAGCCACCTCCGCCTCGGTCGTGTCCGGCACCACCTCGCCCACCACCCCCAACCGCTCCGCCAGCGCCTCCAGCTTCCCCTGCGCCGCCGCCACCGCCGTCGGCGTTCCGTCTGCCTTCAGCCGGAGGAACAGCTTGCACCCCTCGGGTGCCTTCAACACCTCCTCCTCGGTGGTGACGAACCGCGGACCGGAGATGGCCTTCTTCGTCCAGTTCCCCCTCTTGGAGTCCCAAACGAGAATGGTCCCGTATCCCTCCAACCCCGGGTTGCGCCAGTCGGTCGGCACGAGCGCCCCGATCTGCACGAGGTCCACCCCCTGCACCCCGTCGTGCCCCGACCAGCTCCGGTGAGGGTGCCAGTGCCCCGCCACCACCAGAGCGATGCCCAAAGAGGAACACTGCCCCGCTACGCTGTCCAGCGTCACCGCGTCCGAGGAACCCTTCAACCAAGGTGGCGTCGCCCCGTCTTGAAGACCAAGGTGTAGCGCAAGAACTCTCGGCGTAGGAGCCCCGTCCGTCGTGCCCCGAAGATCGTTCACAACCCGCGGGAGCCAGTCCTCCGCCTTCCCCGTGCGAAACGGAACCGCCCAGACCTCCCCGCCATCGACGTAGTACCGAAGCGGCTGGTCGAGAACGTGCGCCACCGGCACCAACGGTCCCAGTGCGTTGTCCCCCTCGGCGTCGCTCGTCATGTCGTGATTGCCCGAGAGGATGTACGTCGTCACCTTCTCCGCGTACCGGGCGATGATCTCCTGCACCGCCCGGATGACCTGCGGCTCGGGACGGGAGGAGTCGAACAGGTCCCCGCAGATGAACAGCGCGCCGCAGTCCTTGCTGATCTCCTCGTAGGCGCGCTTCAGGGCATCGAGCGTTAGGCGGCAACGGTCGTTGATGCCCGCCTTCGTCTGCCCGCCGTAGAGCTTCGAGTTCCCGATGTGACAGTCCGCTATGAAGGCAACGCGCATGGTTCCTTCTCCTTCTTGCCGGTGATCTTCCCTTCCATCACCGAGTCCTCCCCCTTCGGATCGGTGTCCGCCCACCCCAGCGCCTTCAGAGCCTCGGCGTGCCCCTTGTCGGTCGCCTTCGTACCCGCAGGTATCAGCTCGCGGTCCTTGGCGTGGTTCACCGTCGTCCAGCGGTCGTCCCACCCGCCCGCAACATGGAGGCGAGTGTCCAACTCGTGCTGCGCCTCCGCCACCTTGTTCTTCACGCACTTCATGTGAACCCCGATGAAGCTCCCATCCCTCTTGTCCGGGCGCATCCTCACGCGGACCGAGGAGTAGAACTTGATGGCGTTGCCCCCGGGGGTCGTCTCCGGGTTCCCGTAGACCACCCCGATCTTCATCCGTGTCTGGTTCACGAACATCATGTGCGCCCGCTTCTTCGGAAGGATCTTCACGAGGTACGTGCAGAGCTTCGAGTAGAACCTTGCCCGGATGCCCATGTATTCGTCTCCGGGGTCGCCCTCCAGCTCCTCCCTCGTTGGCAGAGCAGGTACCGAGTCGAGAACGATGAGCGTCGGAGGTCCATCGTCCGGCAACGACTTCAAGAACTGGATGAGCATGTTGCCTCCTTCCTGGAGATTCGGCGGGTCCAGCGCCAGCACCTCGTCCGGATCCACCCCGAAGGTCCGCGCCCGCGTCTCCGTGAAGGCGTGCTCCGCGTCGATGAGCGCGAAGATGCCCTTCATCTTCTGCACCGCCGCCCCTGCCGAAGCGACCAGACTGCTCTTGCCCGAGGACTCCGGCCCGAACCACTCGCTCATTCGACCGATGGGGAGCCCACCGACCCCGAGCAGGTGATGGTCCACCGCCACAATGCCTGTGGGGATGGCCTCCTTCACGTCCGCGCCGCCGCCCCCCGAGAGGGTTGCGATGGAGCCCGCCCCATACTTCTTCTCGATGCCCGCCTGAATCTTCGCCAGCAGTTGCAGCCTGTCCATGCGCTCCCCTCCGGTGGAAAAACCGGAGATCGGCCAGCTTCGACCGATCTCCGGTACTACCCCCCTGCACCTAGTAGTCGAAGTCCCCACCAGCCTCGCCGGACTTCGCCTTCCCACCACCCCGCGGCGTCACATCCTTCTCTCGCCGCTTCCCGCCGCCCGTCTTGTCCTCCCACTCGCCCTCCAGAGCCGCATCCTGATCCTCATCCGAGGGCGGTCCCTCCACCGCTTCCAGGTCCATCTGCGTCGGCATCAACTCCACCGCGCCCGGCAACGGCGACGGCTGCCGCGCCACCGCCACAGGGTCGTACTCGGTGTCGTTCGGTCCGGTCCCAGTGCGGTTGAACACGATGTTGTAGCCGCTCTGCGGATCGGTGAACACCTTGCCCACCTCGGCGATGTCGATGGCCTTGCGGACCTTCTTGAACAACCCCTGCGGAATGGTCCAGAGCTGAACCCCCTTCTCCGGGTTCTGCATGTCCACGATGTTCGCGTAGACGTGCGCGCTCGGCTCGAACGCCCGAGCCTTCTTCAAGTCCAGCTTGTTCCCCGAAGACCGGAGCCGAGCTGCCCGCTCGCAGATGGGGCAATGCTCGTTATACTGGTACTTGACGCAGACGATGTTCTTCTTCTCCCCGCCCGCGGAGAAGAAGTGCTTGTACCAGATTTTCACCGGGGGCTTGCCCGCGATGGGGGGCATGAACCGGACGACGTTCTTGCCCTCCTTGGGCTTGAAGAAGTTGCCACCGCCCGCGGGGAGAGCCTTCTCCGCCTCCTCCATCATCGTGAGGTCGAACTCCCCGTACTGCACCATGCCCTGCTGTCCTACCTTCTCGATCTCATTGCCAGTTGCCATCTGTCTTCTTCCTTCTGTCGTTGTGAGTGCCCCCGAACAGCGCCGGGGCTCGCGCCTGCTCGTCCACCGAGCAGAAGTCTAGAAGCCTTCGCGCGCCACCCGGTCCGTGTTCACCCGATCCCGGATGAGAGGGTCGCCCTTCATCTCCTCACGAAGCTGTGCGCCCGCACTGACCAGCATCTCACGCTTCGTCCGCAGCGTTTCGAGGATGCCCTTCAGGTAGTCCCGCTCCGCCTGAAGCGAAATGACATCCAGGTGCGCCTGCTCATAGGCAGGGTCCGTCTTCACCATCGCGTCTACCGCCGCCTCGGTCGGCGGCTTCTTCCCCTCGGGCGCTTCCTTCTTCGCCAGGTAGAGCTGCGCCTGCACCTTCTCCTCGCGCCACTCCGCCTGGAGGAGCCCCCGGTTGGCCGCAGAGAACTTCTCGTTCCAGTAGGCGAAGTCCCCCGACATCCGCCCGTACTCCTCGTTGATGAACTCCGGCTTCAGGTCCACACAGTCCTTCAGGTAGTCGTCGATCTCCAAGTCCTTGAGCTTTGCCACGGTTCAACCTCCCTTTCGTGAGTCCCTTACTTTGCCCCGCCCTTCCCCGGTTATCCCCTCCCCCTCCTAATTCAGCTCCACCGTCTCCATGCTGCCCCACCGCGTACCCGCCTTGCAGTCCACTTCCAGAGGCACGAAACTTGTAGCCCACGGGTATGACACCATCTGCTCGCGCGCCGCTTGTGCCGTCTCCTTCCAAGTCTTCTCGGGACACAGCAGCATGATGGAGTCGTGAATCGGCAGGATGACCTCGGCGTCCATCTTGCCCGCCTCAATCAGATTGACCAGACGCACGATACTCGACACGCAGAAGTCGCTCGCCGTGCCCTGAATGGGGCTGTTGATGGAACCGTTGCGCGCCGTGGATGCCGCGTGCGAGCCCTCCTCCGACTCGTCCGCGATCCTCCACAGAGGACGCCACCGCGCTCGCTGCCCTTCCCACTCGGTCCAACAGCCCCCGTTCGCCTTGGCGTAGGAGAGAGCCGTCTTGCTCCACCTGCCGAAGTTGATGAACGCGCCGAAGATGGCTGCCCGGATGGCTGCCGCCGCCTCGACCGGAATGCCCAGCTCCCGAGCCAGAGTACGATCCGTCTTACCGTAAGCGAGCCCGAAGTTGAACGCCTTGGCTCCAGTCCGGTGAACCTTCGTGACCTGCTCCGGCGGGATGCCCCAGGCGAGCTTGCAGATGAGCTTCGCCGTGCCCAGGTGGAAGTCCACCCCCGAGCGGAACAGGTCTGCCATCGCCCGGTCCTGCGAGAGCAACGCCGCGATCCGCAGCTCCAGTTGGGAGTAGTCCAGCTCGATGAGTACCTTGCCGTGCGGCGCAACGAAGCAGTCCCGGGCTCGCTTGCCGTCCTCGGTGTCTGCCCGCGGGATGTTCTGAAGGTTCGGGTCGCTACAGTTGTGGACCAGTAGCTCCCCGGCGATGAAGCACTCCTCACCCTCCACAGTGAGATCGTAAACGTCATCTCGCTCGGTCAAGTGCTCTACCGCCACTACTTCGTGATTATTCGACAACCGCGCTGTCCTAGCGTGTGCCGCCCCTTCAAGAATCTGCTCCCGCCGCCCTTCTCGGTTCCAACGCTTCAGCTCCTCCAAGTCAAAGCCTGCCCGTTCGACATGCCCCTTGAAAGAGTTGAAGTCGTACCCCCCCGCCTTTGCCGCCTTCGAGACAGCCCACGCATTCTCCCGAAGTAGCCACTCAACGTAAGATGCAGGAAGCCCCAGCCACCGCCCATTGCTAGATCCCACACGAGCCGAAAGGCACCCTTCCCGCCACATCCGCTGCATGCTCTCCGAGCGCGCCGCCCGCACTTCGGCGGAGGTCTGCTCCCCGTGCAAGCGTAGGTGTTCAGAAGCCCCAAGACCTGCAAGGTTTTCAGGTCGGTTGTCTAGCTTGTTACCGTTAATGTGGTGAACGTGCTCCGGCGCTTTTCCGTACATCTGCTCGTAGATGAAACGGTGCTCACGCGAGATTTCTTCAGCCCCCGTGGGCCACAACCGCGCGTACCCATCCACTTCGCCCCTGGCTAAAGCGTAAACGCGGTCGCCCGGCTGAAGATCCCCCGCCTCCCTCCATTTCCCAGTGGTAAGCCGTACCCGATGCTCAGGCGTGAGGTCAAGATACCCCTCGTGACGATGGCCCTGCCCCCGCCATTTAACCCGAACCAGCGCGCACTTCCTACCAGCCCGCCATGCGCGCAAAACACGCCGCAGCACAAGGCGTCCCCCGGAGTCGTAGCAGTACGCCAAATCACCAAACCGCACCTGCTCAATAGGTACCCCTTTGGGAAAGCGCGACACATCCCGCGCGACATCCACAAGGGTGCCCTTCCGAATGCAAGAAGTCCTGCCACTCCGCGCGCCATCGGTGTGGATGCTTGGATGCACCCTTCCGTCCGACCGGACGCAGCCCTCCCACTCCGCGACGTACTCGACCAGCTTCTTGTAGTGCCGGTACTCCAAGATGAAGCCGGGGAGGGAGTGTTCCGACTTGAGCTGAAGAAGCGCATCCTCCTCCGTGCTCGGCTGCCCCGTCTCCGTCTTGTAGGGAGCGTCCAGCTTGAGCTGATCGTACAGGAGCCGAGCGATCTGCTGTGGGCTGTCCGGGTTCAGCTCCCCGTACTTCTGGCACTGCGCCATCGCCCCATCCAACCCCTGCTGTGCAAGCTGTTGAAACAGAGAGCCCGCCTGCACGTCGTAGGGGACGCCCCACTCCTCGACCCGCTGGATGGCAACCGCCCCCGGCAACACCACCTTGTCCCAGATGCGCTGCCGCTCGGGGCTCCGGTGAAGCTGGAGACTGTAGAGCGAAGCCAGCCGCGCGGTCGTCAGCGCGTCGCGGCAGACGTACCGGAGCAGCTTGTCCCGGTCCATGAAGGCGTAGGCAATCGCCTTCGGGTTGCCCGCGTACTTCTCCACGTCGAACCCGAGCCGAGCCGAGGTATCCACCCGGTCCGCGAAGTCGAAGCCACCCTGCTTCGATTGCCTCCGCTGGCGTTCCTTTTCCGCCATCTCCTTGATGCGCCGCTCGATGAGGACCAACGCCTGCTTCGCCTCCCCCTTGTGCTCCCCCATCCCCACCAGCTCGGCCATGTCCTCCAGGTTCCCCCGCGCGTCCGGGTCCAGGAGCTTGCGCTCAAGGCGGGTGTCGAACTTGATGCCGCGAACGCGGACCTTCTTCGTCCACCACATGCAGTGTTGATCGTACTTGACGTTGGAGCCGCCCTTCGGAACCTCCGCATCCTCTAGCACCCGCGCAAAGGGCTCGAACCTCGCCGGGTCGTTCATCCCCTCCTCGTCCCAAACCCACACCACGTCACGCCCGAGGGGTGCCGCCGCCGTCGTGAGGATGCGAAAGCCTGGGTTCCACAAGTGCCCTGCCGTCTCGCAGTCGAAGGCGAACCCCTCACCCCCGCACAAGTCCTGCACCGCCTGCGCCACGTCCGCTGGGGTCGTCACCACGCTGGCGAAGTAGTCCGGGCGGAGGTGCTTCGGCTTCGGGATGTGCGCGGTAAGCGCCCACCGAATGTCCTCCTCGAAGAACTTCCAGAGGAAGCGATTACGTAGCCCCGCCGAGGGGTGCAAGACGAAGATGACCGGCACCGGCTCGCCGTCGTTCCAGAGCCATGTGTACCCCCGACGGCTGTTGAGCGGACTGACGTTCCTGCCGGTGAGCGCGTAGATCGCCGCTGCCCCGAAGGCCACGATGCGATCCGGCTTCGCGTCCTTCACCGTCTGCGCGAGATACGGACGACAGGCTTCCAGATAGGTTTCGGTGATCTCCTTCTTGGCCTCGCCACTGCCCGGGTAGCACTTCGTCCCGTTGTCCAAGACGATGGTGCCCTTCCACCACTTCCGCAGGAGGGGGCGGACCTTCGCCCCCGTCCTGCCACAGAAGGGACGCTTCTGCGCGTCCTCGTGCTCCCCAGGACCCTCTCCCACCACCAACAGGGTCGAAGCCTCGCCTAGGGCAATCTCGGGACGGACGACGTTAGCCTGGACGGTGGTGCCGTCCTCCTTCTGCCGAACGGTCCGCAGACCGCACTTCTTGCAGTCGTCGCAGTAGCCCTCCGGGCTCGTGCGCTCGACCACCAGCTTCTGCGGCGTCGGGTAGAGGACGAACTGTTCCACTAGGCCGGAACCTCGCCCGCTTCCTTGTACGCTGCCAGGTTGCTCTCCACCTTCTCCCTGATGTCCCGCACCCGTGCGATGACAGGAACCGCTGCCTTCAGCTTCTCGCACTCCGAGACGAGCTGATCCACCGCGTCCGGCTTGAGCCCCCGCGCCTTCATCACCCAGTCCAGAACCTCGATGAAGCGCTTGCTCTTGGCGATGTTCTCCGGGATGCCGTCCGCGTTCGGTGCGGTGGAGGGTGGAGGCGCTGCCGCCGCCTCCTTCGCGGGCTTGGAGGTCGGTCGGCTCGCGGGCTCCTCGGCGAGCCGCTGGATCTCCGACTTCTCCAACATCTCCTTCGCCGCCGCGCTCTGCGGAACACCCGCCACCGCTGCATGAACCAGCGCCGCCTTCGACACCTCCGCTGGCGCGGCTTCCTTCGCGGGAACCGCCGTCCCCGCGTGGCTCGGGAACTTGTCCGGCTGTGCGGGCTTCACGTTCTCCTCCACCGGAGCACGAACCCTCACCGCCTCGATCTTCCCCGCCGATGCGTGGTCCAGCACCGCGTAGGCTTCATCCACCGAGACGCCAAAGATCGTCAGGGTGTTGTTGTCCCAAACCACCCCCTTCAGCGCGCCGAAGACCTCTGCTTCTCCCTTGAACCCTTGCAGCTTCGTGATGCTCATGTCCTGCCTCCTGTTGGTGAGCCCTACCTTTGCCCCCGAGGGGGTCGATTGTCCCTACAGCCAGCCTTGCTTCTCCGCGAGCCACGCGGTCACGACGAGGGTGCCCTCGCTGTGCTCCTCCGCGTCGAAGACTTCCGAATCCTCATGAACCTGAGACTTCGGCAACCAGACCTCCTCCCCTTCAATCTCACAGAGGAGCGCCTTCTCCGTCTCACGTAGGCACCGCACGTCGTCTATCGAGAACGGTTCCGCCACTTGCGCTTCACCTCCTCCCAGCCCAGCCGCCGCGCCGCCGATTCAACCACCGCCCGCTTCAACCGCCGCGCAAACCATCGCTCCATCAGGAACCGCCCGGCAAAGTAGGCCAGCACCCCGTCGAGAATGCCGTGGAACACCATCCAGATCATTCAGCGGTCTGCTCCCCGCGCAAGCGCCGCGCGGCGTCGTCCGCCATCCTCACCTCATCGAACACAACAACCCGCCACCGAATGTCGATGCAGTCCGGGTTCGCTCCTTCGACGTACTCCCCCAAGTACCACTCCGGTCCGACCCTCGGACGCCCGTAGGCGCGCGCGTTCCTCATCCATCGCTTCCCGGCGGTCGTCCCCGTTGGGAGCGAGCAGCTATACTCCCCGTAGTGGCTTACCAGCCGAGGGAGGTGCTGCGGAAGGATGGACACCTCCTTCTCGGTGACATGCACCATCCCGACGTTGGGCACGTTCTCCCAAATGCCGTCCTGCGTCACCCAAGACATAGCCGCGCCTCCTCGTCCAGCCACTCCCGCGGCATCTCGTCCGGGTCCTTCCCCGGGGGCAACCTGACGAAGCCCGCCTCCTGCCCCTCAAGCTGAAGCGTCATCGCCAGCGTTCGTCCTTCCTCCCAGGCATCCCCGTCCAGGCACGCGACAATCGGTCGGGGTGCGTCCGCAAGCGCAAAGACTTGGGGGTCGCTCGGCTTGCCCAGCACAGCGACCGCATCCGGCCAGAGCGCGAGGGCGTCCATGACTCCCTCAACCACGAAGCACGGGCGGTCCGTCCGCTTCAGCAGCGCCGCATGGTTGTAGAGCAGTTCCCGCCGGTTCATCCCCTTCGGGTACAGGTAGGGCACCTGTGCCTTCTTCTCCCACGCTCGCGCGACGAACCCCCGCCACTGCCCCTCCGGGTCCAACACCGGAACGATGACACGCCCGCGGTAGTACCCCTCGAAGCATCCGCCGATGTGAGCCTCCCGCCACAGCACCTCGTCGGTGAGCCCGCGTTTGATGAGGTGCTGTCGGTGGGGCTCCAAGCACTCCGCCGTCCGCCCGTCACCTCGCCCCAGCTCGTAGAAGCTCTCGGGCGGGTCGATGTAGAGGGTTTCCGGTTCCTCCCCCTGGAGGCGGTCCACCGCGTCCGCGTAGTCCCCATCCAGCCGCCCCACCAATCCGCACTTGAAGCAGCGATACCACCCCGTACCCGCGTTGAAGCTGAAACTCCCGCGCCGGTCCGGCTTCCCAGTCCGCAGGTCGCACGCGAGACAGATGCCCCGCCGCCACTCGCCGCTCCCGCGGCAGTCGTGCGTGCTCCGCTCCGCGAGTGCTCTGATCTCCGCCTTCACTTCTTGTCCCTCACGCAAATTTCCAGGTGCAACGTCTCCGGCATGGGATCGCCCGACACGTACTTGCTCGACACCTCCCGAAGAATTCCCCGGAATGCTGTGTGCCCCCCGAAGTAGGTCCCGCTCGAAAGAATGACTATCGCGGCATTCTCAAGCGCACGGTGCCCCTGCACCCCCGTCAACCGGAGCGCCGCTTCGACGCCCAAAGGCACTTCCTCGTCGGGCGCGACCGCCATGCCCCAGATGAGATCCCGGACACGCATCAGAACGGCGCTTCCGGTAGATCGTCCGTCGGCTTCGCCGGTTGTTCTTGCAACACCTGCGAGAACGCCTCGCGCGCCGCATCCTGAGAGTCCGCTCCCAGGCGCTCCGCCGTCTCCGCGATCTTCCCCGCGGCTTCCGCCGCCGCCTTCACATTCGGGTCGTTCGACAACGACGAGACGAGCCGCAGGTGACTCGCCTTCCCCTCCCGCCGAATCAGCGGAGCCCGGCTCACCGGAGCCACCATCCCGCAAGCGAAGTTGACCGGCACCGGCCCGGAGGACTTCCGCCCCGGTCCGTAGCGATTCTTCGCCGTGAAGTAGTCCATCTCCCCCGCCTCTTCGTCGAAGTTGAGGGTGATGAGCTGGTCTACGATGCGCCCCTTCTGCGAGCTATCCGCGAGGTGTTGGATGTCCAGCCGCTTCGCCCCGCGATCCTCCCGCCCCCGGCTTTGGCTCGCCGTGATGCCCTGGAGCTTCAGACCCCCGAGGCGCGAGACGGCGTCGCAAAAGATGCGGAGCTTTTCGTAGACGATCCGCATCTCCTCGTACATCCCCTTCTCGTTGATCTTCCCGCTCGCGGTGAGCTTGTCGGCGTAGTCCACCACCAGGATGTCCACCCCCTTCCCGGTTCGCGCCTCGATGTTCTTTACCCACTCCTCGATGATCTCGACGGTGGTGACGTGCGGCGTGAAGTCCTGCACCACAGGCGGCTTCCACTCCACCTGCGCCAGCCTCGCGTGAATCTCCGCCCAGGAGTTGCCCTCCAGCACCTCGTTGATGGGCACCCCGGTCGCGTTGGCGACGATTCGAGCTATGACCTGCTCCGACGGCAGCTCCAGCGTGGCGTAGACTGCCTGGAGCCCCCGGGATGCCGCCTGCCCGACGATGTGGCTCATCGTCATCGACTTCGCGCCGCCCGCTCCGGCCATGAAGCACGTCAGCGTCCCCCGCGGCACGCCCCCCTCCAGCGCGTCGTCGAGCGCGTCGATGTAGAACGGCTGCCGCGTGATGCCCCGAAGCCGCGCCATCGCCGCTTCGATGTTGTCCGGCGTCGCGATCACGCCGATGCCCGCCTCCCCCCGACCCAGGTTCTCCTCCCGGCGCATCAGGTCGCGGACGTTGCCCCACTCCTCGGAGGAGGAGTGCTCATCCACCGCCGCCTGCGCGATGGCGTGCCGAAGCCGAACCCGGAGGACCCGGATGGCCTCCTGCTCGATGTCCTCCAGCCGCGGGGGCTCCTTGCCGTCGTAAATGTCGAACAGCCCGGCGACGGCCCGCACATCCTCGTCGGTCAGCTTGCCCTTCTCCCGCCGGAACGCGGTGTGCTGGATGACTGCCTGCGGAGACTGCGGACCGACCCCGCGCTCGCGGAAGATCGCCTGCGCCGCCTCCATGGCAAGACGGCATTCCGGTTGGAGAAGAAGGTCTGGCCGAAGCTCGTGTCCCACCCGAGCCATGAACCGCGGAGTCGTACAGGCCAGGTAGACCGCCGCACGCTCGAAACTCTCCTCGAAGTTGTACGGTTGTTCCTGCCTGCCGCCCTTCTTCGCGCCAGCCATCAAGCTGCCCCTCTGAGTTGCCGCGGCACCTTCCACAGCCACCCCCCAAGTTGCAATCGTGCCCGCAAACCTTGCCCCTCGGACTCGGTTTTAGCCCGGCACTCGCGCCGCGCCGCCAGGTAGCCCTCTGGGAAGATCCGCTCAACCGCCCGGCGAACGTCCGCCTCCGTCCAGCCAGGGATGGCCCGAACCTCCCACTCGACGCTGCGAAAGCGCCGCATGAACTCCTCCCCCGCCGCCGTCTTCTGGTACACCGTCGTCGTGTAGTCCGCCTCCTCCTCGCGGAACATCCACCGCTTCTCCGTCAGGAGCTTCGGAGACAGCAGCACCTTCACCTGCGGGTGGAACCGGGTGCGCGCCTTCGGCGGGAGCTTCAGGAGGATGCGGTCCAGCGCCCAGGCGACCCACGCCCCGGGTCGAATGTCCTTCTCCACCCAGATGTCCAGCGCGTCCTCGAAGAAGCCCTTGACCGGCCCGGACAGGCTGATGGGGTGGCACTTCCCCAGTCGGCTCTCCACCGCCGCCCGATACCACTTCACGCAGAAGGCGATCTGGTCCTCCCGGCTCCGCCCGGTCGGCACCCGCGGTGGCGGAGGGATGGTGATGTGGGTGTCGATGACCGCGGGGTAGGTGGGTGCGCCATCCTGTCCCCAGAAGAACGGCTTGGTGTTCTTCCCGGGCTGGATGTCGAAGAGGTCACGTAGATGCGCTGGAAGACCCGGCGGAGCGACGTTGATGACCTTCGGGGTGGCAGCAACCGGAGGGAGGGTGTCGCGCGGCTTCTCGACAGAACTGGAAGGTCTGGGCGCGGCGTCAGCCGCGCACCCCTCTGAGCGAAGCGAAGAGGGATCCCACATAGGTATCTCCCCTTCCTGCTTAGAGTGATCAGTTGCTACTACATAGGCGGGTCGCTTGAATGCCCCCCCTGAGAGGTCGCTTGAATGGGGGGGTAGCAGGTCGCTTGAATGCCCCGTACCCCCATTCAAGCGACCCGATGGTTCCTTATGTGTGCTAGTGTGGTCTTGTGGGTCGCTTGAATGCTTCTTACGGGGGTACTTTCCGGTCCCCGGTCGTGCTCCTCCGTGCTTCCCGCCCTTCAACGCCATGATCTCTCCCCACACCCCAAAAGGCACCTGCACGTCGTCCCGCCCCAGGTAGCACCCGTACACCCGGCGGACGTAGACCTTCTGCGGGAGCTTCCCGGCGTCGTTGGTCCAGCGATAGCCCACGTCCTCGACGAGCCCCGTCTGCCGTAGCCGCTCCAGCGCCCGCTTCACGGACTCCGGGTGCAGGCTCGTCTTGCGGCTGATGCCGCCGATGGTCGGGTGGACCCGCCCGTAGTGGTCGCGGAGCTGCCGCAGGAACCCCCAGACGGAGAGCGCGTTGGTGCCCAGCTTCTCGACGAACACCTTGCGCGGGACCTTGGCGACGCCCGGGATTACGGGAGGCATGGATTCCCTCCAGCGCACCAAGAGCCCGGGCTGCGGTTGCAGGGTCGTTCGGTGGGCGGAACGGAGGGATGCTTCCCCAACGCCCTCCGGTGACCTTCCACAGACCGCGCTCTCGCTACGCTGGAAAGAACCTGAAGCACTTTAGCATCCCCTTCCGTTCGCTGCACCAACGAGCGCTGCAAACGCTCGCTGAAGCAGGCGTGCCTTATGCCTGATCGCCTGCTGAAAGCAAAGCCATTTGTGTGCCCGCGCCGCCGCCTCCCTCTGAAGAAATCACCAGCGGAACCACCGTCACCGGGTACTTTTCCCGTTGGTAGGCGTGCCGCCGCCGCTTCGCGTGCCGCCGCAGCCAGGCGTTGCCGTCGTCGGCCACGTCCCACACCTCGAAGGTGCTCTTGCCCGCCGCTGTTCGCATCCCGCGTCCGATGCGCTGGAGCGCCGCAATGAGGGACTTCCCGCCAGAGGCGATCACCACGGACTGAAGCTCCGGGATGTCCACCCCCTCTTGGAAGATGACCGAGGTGACGAGCACTTCGATGTCGGCCCTCACCAGCCGCTTCACCGCCGCCTGCCGGGTGCGGAGGCTCGCGTCCCCCCAGACGAACTCGCTCTTGATGCCCCGCTTCGTCAGCGCCCGCTGGAACGCCTTGCCGTGCGCGATCTCCTTCACGAACACCAGGCACGGCTTCACCGCCTTCGCCGTGGCTGCGAGCAGCGCCCGGTTCCGCGGCAGCGACCGGACGACCCCCTCGTTGTAGACCTTCTGCCAGGGCCACCGCTTCAGGAGCCCGTCCTTGTCCACCTCGACGAAGTCCTGCCGCACCGGGACCATCCTGATGATGGGCAGCGCCAGCCGCCCCTCATCGATGAGCGTCTTGCTCTGGATGTCGTAGATGATGGGTCCAAGCGCCGCGACCGCGTAGACGCTCCGCTGGTCCTCCCGGTCCAGGGGGGTGCCGCTGATGCCGATGCGCCAGTAGGCGTTCACCAGCAGCATCGCCACTTTCCAGAAGCTGTCCGCGGGGAGGACGTGGCACTCGTCGATGATGACCCCCTGGAACCCGGCGAGGAAGGCCGAGAGCCGCGCCCGCGCGCCCGGGTCCTTGTTCCGCGCCGCGGTAGCGAGGGTCTGGAACGTGGCGACCGTGAACCGCTCCCGCGGCTTCCACCGGCCTTCTCCCACCCGCCCGGCTTCCTCGTCGGGGCACCGCAACTCGTATCGCTGCGCCGCCTGCTCCATCAGGGTCTTGCGGTGGACGAGGAACAGCCACCGGCAGGGGATCTGCTTCACCAGCCCGATGGCGATCTCCGTCTTGCCACCGCCGGTTGGCACCCGGATGATGCCCCGCGCCTTCGTGTACGCCGCGACCACCGCCGCCTGTTGGTAGTCCCGAAGCCAGCTCGACCCCGTGAGTCGAGCAACCGCCTCCTCCACCTTCAGGTCTACGGGCAGAGGTGGCGCTCCCGGAGGCGTGCGCGCGTCGATCAGCTCCACCTTCAGCCCGGCGTCCGTCGCCCGCTTCAGCACCGTCGGCAGGAATCCCGAGGGGAAGTGCGATTCGAGGAGGTCGAAGAACCGGACCTTCTCCACTTCCCCGGAGGAGAACAGCGTCTTCTTGTTCGCGTAGGTCAGCCCCGCGTCCTTGGAGCGCAACCACTCAACCTCGGCGTCCGTCGCCCGCTGCACCTTCGTGTAGAGATTCCCTTGCGTGAGCCACATGCCCTACCCCCCTCCCTTCATCAGCGACCGCCCGCGATTCAGCATCTCGTCGTAGCTCTCCCCCGGCAGCCGGGTGATGCCGAACACCGCCGCTAGAATCTTCTCCCACGCGGGGTCGTAGGTGCCTGCCAGCCGCGCCGCTGCCTCCGCGACTTCTGACATCCTGGGGGCACCCCGAAGGATGCCTGCCGCCACCCGGGTTTCCAGCTCGGCGAAGTCGATGTTGCTCACTATCGACTCAAACACCTGTCGGGGGTCACTTGCCACCGAGCTTCCCCCCCCCCCCGCCTTGATCGCCTCGTTGAGCACCCGCGCCATCGCCTCACCGACCTTCTGCTGTGCCTGGAGGGACGAGGAGATCCTGCCGCTCGTCATCTTGAGAAACCAAGCGCTCTCCTTGGAGGTGAGCCCGTGCGTATCGACGCCCTGGAGCCGCTGGACGGCTTCATCTATCAGCTTGCGTCGGTGCCACCGCTTGCTTCGCTTGGAGCGCATCAAACGGACCCTCCGTGTCGTAGAAGACCTCGATTTTCGGCGCGGGAACGACTCGCGTGAACTCCCACGTCCCAAGGTCCGGCTCCCGTGGCGGGTTCAGCCGCCGAACCGCCTCCCCCACCTCCCGGTCCCTCTTCCTGCGCGCCTGCTGTCGGCGACTGCTCACGATTTCTTCTCCCCGTAGAGGAGCTTCGGAAAGAGCGCGGTGTGGAACGCTCGGTTCATCAGATTCTTCTGCACCAGCGTCCTGGCCTCGTCGCTCAGATCCCAGATGCTCCCGCCCTTCAACCGCCGCGCCGCGTCGTTGACCATCCAGTCCTTGCACCGCCGACACGTCACCTTCGCCGGGTTCTGCGTGATCTGGATGCCCTTCGCCTTCGCCCCGGGCGAGCAGACGATGTACCGGCAGGGCTCCCCGGGGTAACTGGCAGTGTCGGCCCGAAGGTGAACGATGCGCGGCATCACACCAGCCCGGCGAGCTTTGCCGCCTCTGGCGACGCCTTCTTGAAGTACGCAATCACGCTCGCCCACTCCACCCAGCGCCCCTTGCTCAAGCGGACTTCGTGGATGAGCTTCGCATCCGCCCAGTTGTAGAGGCACTGCGTCGTGTAGCCCAGCCGTTCCGCTGCCTCCGTCACCGGCAGGTAACCCCGCGATCTGAGCTGCGCCTTAGCGCCTGACTCCGTCACTTCCTCTTGTTCCTTCTTCATGGCTCCTCCGCCCCCCCGCCCAACAGCCTCAACAGCCCGTCCGAAAGCGGGTTGCCCTTCCCCGCCGCCCGCTTCAACCCCTTCTTCGCCCGCTGGTACTCCTCCCGGCTCGTGAACTCGATCTCCAACACGTAGGGTTTGGTGTCCCCGCTGTCCTCAACGTCGTAGTCCGCCGGGGGTGCCTCCATGTCCTTCGGGAGCGCCGCATCCACGCTCTGACTGACGCTGGCGAGCAGGTCCGTGACCTCCCCCACATTGAACCCGGTGATGGTCAAATCCTCCACCTGCCAGCCCTGCCCGACCAAGTCCTTCAGTGCTCGGCCCACGCTCGTCAGGTCCAGCTCTCCGCGGAGCCGGTTCATCCCGATTCGGATGGCGATGGCGTGCGCCTCCTCCACGTCGGCGACGATGACCGCGGGTACCTCGACCATCCCCACCTCGCGCGCCGCCTTCACCCGATGGTGCCCGTCCACGATGCGGTACTCCCCCGGGGTGCCGAGCGGGTACGCCAGCACCGGCTGGAGGAAGCCCTCTTTGCGGATCGCCTCGACCAGCAATCCGTACCGTTCGGGCTCCATGACGTTCGGGTTCTCCGGTGCCTCCTTTAAGGCGTCGATGGGCACGTTGGCGATGGTGACTTTCCTCACGTCCGTATCTCCTCGTAGAGCGAGCGGAGCACCGGGCTCCGCTTCGCGTTGCGCCGCAGGTTCTTCGCCGCGTGGTACACCTGCTCCACCGGCACGCCCTCTATCCGCGCGACCTCCGCGGGCTGGAGCCCATCAAGGCTGACTCGAATGCCGAGCTTCTTCCGGCTCGTGTCGCAGGCGCGGAAGGCGGCTCGCGCCCGGGTGCGGATCTCCGCGTCTGCCAGAACATCCACCGGCAAACCCTCCAACACCTCGCCCCCGGTCATCTCCAACGGGACCGCGAAGGTGAGCTGTCCCCCGTGGTACGGCTGTGGGGTTGAGACGGGGTTCTGCGTTCGCCAAGTGTACCGCCGGAGGGCGTACAGCGCCGCGCAGTAGGCGTAGGTCCAGAAGCTGGTCCCGCGCTTCCGTTGGTACGTCGCCCTGGCTCGGAGGACGGCCAGCGCCGCCTCCTGTACCAGCTCCGCCGGTTCCGACCACCGGAGGGCTCGGACGTAGTACGACGCCGCCGCCTGAGCTATCTGTTGTATTTCTTCTAGCCCTTGCATTCTGTGGACTCCTATACTCTGTTGGCTTCGTTGTGTCTACGGGGCTCCCAACCGCTTCGCGGCGAGCAGCGCCTTCCGTGCTGCCGTGTCGTGCTTCCCCCGCCGCAGCAGGTTCGAGTACGGCCCTATCTCAGCGACCCAGTCCGGCACCCGTGTCTCCTGGAGCACCCCGTCCTTGCTGTAGCGCGTTCGGATGGCGACGCACGCCTCCGCGCACGCCTGCGTGAACACGTCCGTCTGATACCCCGCGCCCAAGCGAATCCATCCTCGCGCCTCCCACCGCCGGAAGCGGATCGCCCGCCGCTGGTACGCCGTGAGCCGCCTGCCGGTCCCTTCTTCCTTCTTTGGCTCCGCCTTGGCGATGGACGGGTACACCTCGTCCACTGTCCGCTTCAGCCGGGAGACTCCCAGGAGCACCGCCCGCCGCGCGTTGCGGCGAGAGATGCGACCCTGTTCGGGATTGAGACGGCGGACGGCTCGGGTGATGCCCTTCAACGCCTGCTCCAACGGTGTCATGCCTTCCTCCTTGGGAGTTGTAGCACTCCATCGGAGCCCCGGTTCCCCCGGGGCTCCTGTGCAGCGCCTCAACCGTCCTTTTTCTCCTCCATCTCCGCCTTGCGGAGCCGACTCGCCCAGATCCGCAGCTTCCGAGCCTGCGCTACCAGCTCGATGTGTGCCTGATGCTCCGTCCAGTTCTCCTTCCGGGTCGCTCCGCAGCAGCCGCACTTGCTCTCCCGGATGTCCATCTCCGCGGCGACCTCCTCGATGATGGTCGCCGCCTTCACCAGCCGGAGCGCCGCCCGAGGCTTCTTCGGTGCCGGAACTTCCACCAGCGCGCTCACGCCGCCTCCACGCTGTGCGCGATGAGCGCCGCCGCTGCCAGGTTCGCTCGGAGCCCTTCCAGCCGGGACCGAAGCTCATCGAGGCTCACCCCAGCCAGCCGCTCGTAGACCTCCAGCTTCTCCGCCATCGCCTCGCACTTGCCCACGCGCGTCTTGATGGCTCGTCCGCCGAGCGAGGCAACCGCCGCCTCCTTCAGCTCCTCCTCCATCCCGGCCATCTGCTGTGCCGCCTCGCGTGAGAGGCTGTCCAGGATGGCACCGATGGCCTCGGTGGACCGCAGCGCCGGAATCTCTGCCACGTAGGTAGCCGATGCCGTCTTGAGCGCGGCGACCAGCTTCCTCCAGAGGGGCAACGTCTCCCGCGGGACGAAGTAGACACCCCCGGTGTCCCGGAGCGGGACCGCGCTGACCCCGCGGACCATCGCCGAGAGCCAGCTCGCCGTGTCCTCGGCGGTCAGCTTGGTGAGGTTCAGTTGGTAGTCCGCCACCACCTTGTTGAACTCCGCCAGCGCCGTGTTGCTGCACTCCAGGGTGGGTTCCGCCTGTCCCTCCACGCTCACCAGCCGCGTGGTGAAGCGCACCCGGTACCGCAGGGGAGTGCCCTCGCTGGCCTCCTGCTCCGTGGCTTCGTACTCGTCCACCAGCGCGAAGCCCGCCCGTCGGCCCGGCAGGGTACGCAGCAAGGTCCGCTTGCTCACGTGTTCACGCATCGCCCGCTGCAACGCCTCCTGCGGGCTCGGGAGGTCGGGGAGCAGCTTCTCCTCCACCCCCTGCGCCACGAAGGCTGCCTTCAGATGCCCGTAGTTCGTCTCCCCCGACAGCCGCCACAGGACGATTGCGCCCGCGGTGTCCGGGGTGAGGTCGCTGATCGCTACCACGTCCGCCGTCTTGTCCAGTGTCATGTGCTTCTCCTTGGGAGCCTGAGTGCTCCATCGAGGAGCTGATCCTCAGAGGATCAGCCCCTCTGTGCAGCCGTCAGGCAACGCGCTTCCGTTGGTACTCCTCCGGCTCTGAGTCGATGGTGACGACCTCGCCCCAAATCGCCGGTCGCTCGTTCCGGTACCGCCCGCACACCACCCAGATGACGTTCATGTAGGCGGGTGCCGGTCCCGGGTCGCCGATCTGGCCGTCCGTCACCACCACCACCACCTCGGGTCGTCGCGGGAGCTTCTGAACCGCTGCGAAGGCGGGTCGCATGTCCGTTCCGCCTCCGCCCTTCAGCGCCTTCACCGCGTCCGCGATGTTCTGAATCTTGCGGATCTCGTGAACGTCGGCGTCGCAGGCCAGCAGGTCAACCTGCGCCCCTACCGCGGCGAGGATGCCCTTCGTCTCCTCCAAGGCGACCTTCAGCTCCTTGTCACCCATGCTGCCGGAGGTGTCGATGATGACCGCCACCGAGGGAACCGGCATTCGGAGCGCCGGGAACACCGGGCTGCCGCTGCCGTATCCGAACGCGCTCTGTCGCCGGGAAGGTCGGTCGTAGCGGTAGTCGCCCGCGCCCGGTCGGTAGGCGACAGCGCGCCTGCACAGCCGAGCCAGCTTCTGCCGCCAGGGGATCTTCGATGGGCCAAGCACCTCCTCGGCCCACCGCACCAACCCCGCGGGCACGGTACCGCGCCCCTTCTCCGCGTGCCTACGAACCGACTCGGCGACCTCCCGCTGCATCCGCTTCTGCTCGGTCGGGCTCTTACCGAGGTGCGTCGGGATGGTGGCTTCCACCGGGTCCGGCTCGGAACCGCTACCCGAGCCGCACCCCTTCTTCCCGGCTTGTCCCATCACGATCTCGATGTCCCCCGAGCCGTGCCCTTGGCCTTGGCCTTGTCCCTGCCCTTGGCCTTGGCCTTGCCCCCGCCCTTGGCCTTGCCCCTGCCCGCGTCCCTTCTTGCCACCCCCGGCACCCTTGCCCTTGATGGCGACGCCGATCTTCATCACCTTGGCGTGCTTGCGGAGGTGCGCGTAGTATTCCTCGCAGAGCTTGCCGTCGTCGCACCCGATGCGCTCCGGAGTGACGCCGGACACCGCGTTCTTCCCGGTGTCCGGGTCCACCTCCTCCAACAGAGGGAACTTCGCGTTCGCGGCAACGAGGTCATCGTTGATCTCCGCGTCGCCCGCGAGGTTCCAGAGCTGATGCTCCGCGGCGCACTGCTTCCGGCGACCAGCATGGTCCCGGAGCCAGTGCCCTGCCTCGTGCAAGAGGACCCAGGCCAACTGCTCCACCGTCCACTTCTGCGCCAGCTCTGGATCCCAGATGAGCACCGCCCGGTCGGTGACGCCGAGCGTACCGAACCCCGGCACAGGGTAGGGGACCAACCCCATCACCGCCGAGCTGAAGTACGGCATGAGCTGCGTGGACTTGATGCGCCCCGCCGCGAACCAGTCCTGCGGGGTCTTGAGCTGCACGTTCATCTATCTCTCCTTTGGGGCAACAAACCCAGCCGCGGTCAGGATAGGTTGAAGCTGTCCCAGCGCGGAGTAGGCGTCCTTGCCCGAGATGAACCCGCGCTGCGCCAGCACCATCGCTGCCTGCACCGTCACGTCCGCCGCATCCTTGCTGACCTCGGCGATGATCCTCCAGAGCACGTCGGACCGCTCCTTGCGCTTCGGAGCCTTGTCTGGAGCGATGATCGCCGCACAGGAGGAGAGGACCGCAGTGGTCCGGTCCAGCCGTTGCGGGTCGTGCTTGAACTTCACCTTCTCGTCCAGCACGTCAGTAGGGTCCGGGAGGTCGGACTTCTGTTGGTACTCCAACAGCTCCGCCGCAGGTCCGATGCCGATGAAAGCCGCCATCAGCTCCTCGCGGTCTGCGTCCTCCAGCCCGTGGACCTCGGCTCCGGCCATAGCGCGGACTTCCATCTCCCAGGTGCGAGGGGACGGCCACGCCCTGCTCGCCTCGGGGCTGCCCATCGGCGGCATCTTGTGGAGGAGTCCCGGCTTCGCCTTGAGGAAGCCTGCCACGAGCCCCTTCGCCTTGGCGAACGGCTCGTCGAACGCCTTGAGAACGCGCGCCTCGATGTCCGCCGCCTTCTCCGGCTTCTCCTCGTCGGCGATTCCACCGAGCAGCCAGTTGGCCCACTCGCCCACGCCCGGAGGATCCCACGGCATGTGACCAAAGCGGTTCGCCAGCGGGGGGGTCAAGTCCCAGCCGCCCGCTGCCTCCTCCTGCCGGTTCATCATGGCGATGATGCGGACGGTCGGCGGCATCAGGTACTCACCCACCGCTCCGTCAGTGGCGAGGCGGAGCAGCGCCGCCTGCATCGCCGGGACGTTCGTGTTCAGCTCGTCCAACACCACCAACCCGTGCTTCTTCTCGCCCAGCGTGATCGCCCACGCCGCGGGCACCAGCCGGAAGCGGTCGTCTTCCAACCGCGCCAGCCCACCCACGTCCGTCGGCTCACGGATACTGCCGATGATGACTTCGGAGGCGAGCCCGAGCTGCTTCGCAACCGTCTCCACCCGCTGCGTCTTGCCGGTGCCCGGAGGTCCGATGAAGATGAGCGGAAGTCCCCACCTGCCCTTGCAGCCGGGGGTGAACAACACTGCGCGCATGATCGAATTGAAGTTCATTTTCAGCCTCTTGGACTGCGTTGGTTGAACTGCCCTTCGGTGCTCCAGTGCCGAGGCGAGTGGATGCTCGCCCCTTCCTGCAACCACGAAGGTGCTTCAGCTCACGTCGAAGTGCTTGCAGGCGGTCGCGAGCAGGTTGTCGTAGTCGCCCGCGGTCATCTGCCCGATGACCTCCTTTATCTTCTCCGGGGTCCAGCCCGCCTTCTCCGCTGCCCGGCGGCATCGCCCCAAGATGGCGAAAGCGTTTCCGTCGTTCCCTACCAGGACCACCTTCGGCTTCTTCTCGCTCGGCATGATCGTTCTCCTTGGGAGCTTCATTGCTCCCGTGAGGCTCCGAACTTCCTCGGGGCTCCACGGGAGCAGGCGGCTCGCGCCGCCGGTCCCAACTACTCCGCGATAGCGTCGTACAGCTCCCGGACTTCCTTCAGTACCGTGTCCACCGCCTTCAGCCGCGCAACATGCTCCCGCTGCGCCGCGTAGATCGCTGTGTCTCCCTGCGGGTAGTAGTCACGCCCGTTCGGTGCTGCCTCCATCAGCGCCGTGAGTGCTGCCTGGAGCGCGTGCCCGGCTTCCTCGTACTGCCGCTCCAACTCCCCGCGGCTGGTCCCGTTCAGGTGGATGGTTGGCTTCGTCAGCGTCGTCATGGTTGCTCCTCCGGTTACTTCGCGCTCCAGTCGATGTAGCACTCGTCCGTCTGCTCTCCGCAGCTCGTGCAGCAGTACGTCGGCTCCCGCTCGTCTCCGTTGCTGTCGTGAGGTCCCATCGAGCCGCACTCGGGACAGCGGAAGATCCCACGGTCCCGGTTGGACAACTGAATCGCGAGCCGCTTGATGCCTGCGTGGTCGCCTTTGATGAGCATCTGCATTGCCATCTGGTCTGCCGTCATGGGTCACGCTCCCTTCGGAAGAATGAAACCGCCCTCAATCTCACAGGCCAGCGCCACCGCCGCGTGCTCCCGGCAGGTGTCCACGTACCCCTCGTACCCCTCCGCGGCGTAGGGGTGGGCAACCCCACAGCAGTCGCCGATGCCGCACTCGCCCTCGTCCACCGAAGAGAGCCGGACGACTTTCAGAGTGGCTGGATCAACATGCTTGCTCGACATGGTTTGTCTCCTTGGGAGCGTGATCGCTCCGACGGACCCCCGGTTCCCCGGGAGCCCGTCGGAACGGGCGAGCCGCGCTCGCCGTTCCTTCCTGCTTCACCACGGGTACTTCGTGGACAGGTCCGATTCGTAGACGTACACCTTGGTGCCCGACTTCTTGACGAGGTAGCGCGTCTCGCTGCCCCGCTCCGAGTAAGACTCGATGATCGTCACCTCGTCACCGATGCAGATTTCACCCCAGGCCACTCCGCCCGGGATGGCTCGCGTGAGGTACAGCGTTTGCCCGTCCACGTAGGTCGCTTTCATGCTGCCTCCGTGTACCGGCAGGTACCGCCGAAGACACTCCAGGTTGCCGCGACGACGCCGCTGTTGCTCGCCAGCACCGCGAACTCGAAGCCCCTGCTCTTGCCGTAAGCAAGCGCCGCTTCGACCGTGCTGAAGTCCGTGTCCGCGAAGTAGTTGAAGTTGGTGTAGTGGATTCGGTACATGGTGCTTCTCCTTGGGAGCTTTTCGCTCCGTGGTTTTGGGTGTTGCACTCCTCGGCGCGGCGGAGCGATCCGCCGCACTGAGGGATGGGCAACGTCGTTGCTCCGTTCGTTGCCGTCCCCGTCTCAACCCCAAGAATCCTTCCGACCCTTGACGCCGTTCGCGGTCACCTCTGGACTCGCGCCAGCGGGAGGGAATCACCCTCCTTCGGGCTCAATTGGGTATTCGGTTTTCAGTCCTGCCCTACTACACCACCATTATGCGCCTTCTGGAAAAAGAAACCAACAAATTAAAGAAAAAAAAGAGGGGCAAAAAGGGCAAATGGGGCAAGGAGTTACAGAGAATCGCCCGAGCAGGTGCTTTTTTTTTCTCTTGGGGCTCCGTTCCTGCCGTTCCTGAATCCTGTGGGGAGCGTATAGGTACGCCTCCTCTGGACGGGCCAATCGGCAGCCCTCGGGGTAAGGTTCTCCGCGGGAGGCTGCACATGGCAACGAGGTCAAAGGCGAGCGCGGTCCGAATCGGGAAGCTCTCCCGTCGGAAGGGGAAGGTGTTCGAGCAGTTCGTCTCCCGGGAGCTGCGCGCGATCTTCGGAGGAGGCATCAAGCGCGGGTGGCAGGCTCGTGAGGGGGCGGACGCCCCCGACGTGGACGGCTCTCCGTACTGGGTGGAGTGCAAGCACCACCAGCGGGTCAACATCCAGGCAGCGGTCCTTCAGGCAGCCCAGGCTGTCGCCGACGCGCACGACTCGCGCCCGGTCGTCGTCGTCTCCAAGGACAACCGCACCGAGCCGCTGGTCACGATGCTCCTCCCTGCATGGCTCGATCTCGTCCGCGCGACGCAAGCACCTCGTCCCGTGCTCCCGGTCCCCGCCGCGGAAGCGGAGCCCGTCGTGTTCCTGCGTTCGACCTCCGAAGCGCTCCCCACCAGCTTCCAGCTCGCCCAGCCGCCGGAGAGCTGACCTCGCTCGTCCCAGGTGGACGGGTGTGATAGAACCTGCGCGCGGCTCGGGCGGTCAATGCCCCTGAGAGCAACCCCCCTGCGCTCAGATCAGCGCGCCCGAGCCGTAGTTCAACGCCCCGCGTCAGAGGTCCCCGCGTCGATTCCTGCGTCCACCGGGGGTCCGCACCGCTTCCAGGCTTCGTCTATCCAGCGCTGGGAAGCCCGTAGGCGCGTTTCGAGCACCAACCCTGCGTCAACGGTCAGGCAGCCCGCGAACATCGCAGGGCAGCCCGCGTCGGCCCGCACGAGCCGTGTTCTTTCAAGGGGTGGGGGCGGATCCAGGCGGCACGCCGCCGCCTCGGGGGTCGGTGCCGTAGGCTCCGGGCACAGGCACTTCTGGAGGGTCGAGCAGCCGGTCGAGGCGGTCAGCAACAGCATCGGGAGTAGAGCACGCATGTAGGTCCGCCTCCAGGTTGGAGATTTCCGCCTTGAGCCCTGCGATGACCGCCTCCAGGCGGCTCTGCGCGTCGTCCTCGGTGACCCGGATCTTCGCGAGCTGCTGCGCGGCGTCCGCCAGCTTGGCCTTCAGCACGTCCACCTGCGCCAGCGCCGCGCCCGTCTCTGCGCGAGCCGCCACCAGGAGCCCCCAAAGGACGGCAGAGGCGACGACCGCGCCCGCGAGCAGCAGGATGAGGGCTGCAAGAACCCAGGTCATCTACGCCTCCAGATGAACCGGCGCAGAACCTTGATGCCGGTGCGGTGGCAGAGCCACGGCGCGCAGTGGAACGCGCGCTTGTAGCGCATCCTGTACCGCCGGGTGATCACGGCTTGGGCGGGTCGGCCGGGGCGGGCGCGGGCAGCGCCGGAGCCTTCCGGGAGGTCCACCAGTCGTACAAGTCCTTCGCCAGCTCCCAAAGGGCTGCGCCGGAGAGCGACACCACCAGCACCGGCTTCGCCAGGCTCCAGTCGATCTTCTCGCCCGCGAGCAGCGCGCCGGAGAGCCCCGCGGCGACGGTCGTTGCGAAGTTGAGCACCCAGCCGCCGATCTTCGTGCCGAAGAGGAAGGCCAGCGCCTTGTCGAGCGGGTTGGTGTCGGCCAGGGCTGCCCGAATCTTCGCTCCGTAGACCCGGATGATGCCCACCAGCACGACGAGGACTGCCGCCGCCACCGTGCCCCACGCGCCGTCCTTGACGGCGTGGAAGGCGATCTTGATGAACGCGGTGAGCCCGCTCGGGTCGGTTGGGACCGCGGGAGCGGTCTGCGCGAGCGCAGTCGCGGCGCAGAAGCAGACGAGGAACATCAGGGAGCTGACGATGCCGGTGAGGAACAGCTTTCGGTGCTGCCGGTACAGGTCGAGCATGGGTGCGTCCTCCAGTTGCGCGCCCCCGAGTCGAACAGGGTCCTCCGGCTTATGAGGCCAGCGGGGTGCCGTTCCCCCAGCGCACGGGACGGAAAGCTACCCTGCGCCGAACACGCTGTCCAGCGCACCCGGCAGGTGGACCTGGAGCCATAGGTCGCCGGGGTCGTCTCGCCGGGTCGGGTCGAACTGATGGTGCCCGTAGGAGCACTCCAAGCGCGGCCACTGGAGCTTTGCCACCAGCGCTTCGAGCAACCGGGTCGCTGAAGCCACCTGCGCCGGAGGAAATTCGTCGTACCAGACGCCGTTCTGCTGTCGGGCTCGGCCTGCGTCGATGAGGTACTTGGGGTCGGGCTTCTTCGTTCCTGAGTCCACCCACGGCCAGCAGTAGAACTGCCCGCCGACCTGCCTCAAGATGCCTGCGTTCTCCAGCTCGACTCCCACCGTGCCCCGGTTGATGTTCCCGAACAGGTGCCCGCCGATGCGCCCCGGTCGCCCGACGTGCCAGGAGCCCTTGTTGAAGGGCACGCTCTGGTAGATGCGTCCGTCCTTGCCGATGAGGCAGGTCCAGCTCGCGGCCACGTCGATGCCCTTGCGGTACTTCTGGATGCTGGTCGCCAGGTTCAGCCCGTAGTCGGGGTTCGTGCAGACGCCGCTGGTCCAGTGCCAGACGATGCCCAGTGGGAACGGTACGTCAAGAGTGCAGGTGCGCGTAGAGGGCAGCTTGACCAGCGCTGGTAGCCCGGCGTCAGCCGCCTGTGCCTGGAGCCACCAGTCCTTGCCGACCTGCACGGTGTCCCCCTGCGCTTGGTCCTACTTCTTGCACTTGCTCCGGTCGATGCCCAGATGCGCCGAGCAGGCGTTGTAGCAGTGCTTCTGCGCCACCGGGTCGTCGCCCAGCATGGTGCAGCCCTTCATGCAGCCCTCCTGCTTGTCCTGCGCGGCTTGCAGGCACGGGTCGAGCTTGACCACCGCGGCCACCGGAGCCTTCTTGACCGGCTTGGCCTCCGCGCAGCAGGTGGCGAGGGCAGCGAGAATCGAAACTGCGAGCATCGTCCTCATGGCGTTCCTCCGTCAGTCGTCCAGCAGAGCTTCTTCGCCGCCTCGAAGGCGACGTTGCACCTATCGAGGCACCTTGACGGGTCCGAGTGCCCGGCGTCTGCGTAGCACCCGCGCCAGCAGGCGTCCTTCGCGGTCGCAGCCGCCTTCATGCACGTCGGGTCGTAGCCCGCGAGAGCGACGACCGCCGCGACCAGTACCGCCCCTGCAATCAGCTTTTTCATGGTGGTTCTCCTCACTCAATCCGAGCAACGCTCAGGTCCGCCCCGATGAGAATGTAGCCAGCGTCGTACACTTCCCAGAAGTAGTGGTACTGCCCGTCGATGTAGAGGGTCGTGCCGTCGCAGCTCGTCGAGTTGGGGTTGGCGTAGCCGCAGTAAGAAATACGCGCGCTGCTCGGACCGAACGGCGTGAAGTGGGTGAGGCAGTCCGCCATATCGTGACGGCAGAGGTGGAATGTCGAGCCGTTCGACGGGGCGTAGTTCGCGTAGCAATCCTGGCTCGAAACCCAGTCGAGGGTGACTACGTTGCCCGGTTGGTCGGCGCTGAACGCTCGGTAGGGGGGAGTCGTGGAGCAGACGACCGCAACCCCAATCACGTTGGCCTGCTTCGGAGCGCCACCGAACGAGAACACGTCCGAGCCCGCCGTGGTGTGCGCGAAGGAGTTGTAGACGTTGGTCTTGACCGCGCCAAGGTTATAGACGGCTGCCCCGTTTCCCAAGAAGGCCGTGTTGGTGACGGACAGGTAGCCCTTCGAGGTGTCCTCGATGTAGATGCTGGAGTACCCCGCCGGGTTGAAGAGGTCGCGGTACAGGGAGATGTTGGTGTTGAACTCGGAGTAGAGGAGGTTGTTGTACGCAGGGTCCACCCTGAACGTGTCGTTGACGAACTGGACGCGGTTCGGCGTGTTGACGTAGACGCCCGCGTTCGACCCAGCGAACGCGATGTCAATCCACGCCCCACCTGCCGTGATGTACGCCCCGTACCCGGTGCCTGCGCCCGCGTCGATGACGGTGCCCGGCTCCTTGATGGTGAAGGTCGTGCCGGAGTTGACGCCCCAGTAGCCCGCCACCCAGACCTGGCTCGCGTTGTTGCCGATGATGGGGTAGCCGTCCGGGTCGCCGTCGATGGCGAGGAACTTCCCGACCAGCGAATCGTCGGACCAGCCGCCGTCAGCAATCATCCAGCCGCCATCCCAACCGCCGCCGGGGTCCGCCGAGACGACATCACCTGTCGCTGCGCCGGAGCCAAGCGTGGAGGTGATTGGGGTGCCGTAGACGTTGATGACGCTGTTGAGGTGGGAGCACTGGTTGAACCCGTCCATGACGACCGGAGGGTACTCGCCCACGTCCACGTCGATGTTGACGTTGTGGCAGACGTTGGTGGGAATCTTCATCACCGCTCCCTGAATGGTCGCGCACGGGGTTCCCCAGCCCGCGCAGTCGTTGGCGTCGGAGCCGCCGTCCGCGCTGACGAAGTAGGTGACGCCTCCGCCGGTCTGCTCGGACACCGCGCTCCAGCGCCCTGCACGGTACGTCTGCGCGTAGTTCTGGTCGAGGTCGTAGTAGAGCCCGCCGCTCTTGTCGTTGGTCCCGCCCGGCGGTCCGTGCCGCTTGTCGAGGACGAGCACCTTGCCCTGCTGTGACGCCGCGAGCGCTCCTGCGGCGAGGAGGCAGGCGACGACGGCTGCAATTTGAGTGGTCTTCATGGCTCTCCTCGCTACTGCTGGTAGATGCGGCTACCCGTCTCCAAGTCGAAGATGCTGATGTCCTCGATGGAGCGCAGGTACGCGATGGTGTAGTTCTCGTAGCCCAGGACAATCTCGTTCCCGGTCGCGGTGATGGTGCTGTTCCCGCTGAGCGCCACCGTGCCGCCTTGGAAGACCCGCATCCCGAGCCCGTTGCCGGAGCCCTGGAGCGCGCTGGCGGTGACGGTCGAGTGCCCCCAGACATCCAGCGCGAGGGCGCAGTTGTTCATCTCATCGCTCCCGAGGTTCAGCGTTCCGAGCGCGCTCTCCCCGCCGTAGCTGAGCCCACCCTTCATGTTGAGGCACGTCCCGCCCGCGCCCTGGAAGAAGGTGTTGAAGATGGCGGAGTCCACCATCGAGCCGAGGTCCACGCTGTCGTAGGTCGTCGGGGAAATCCAGTTCGTGAACATCCCAAGCTGCCCGGCGTTCAGGGAGAGCGCGGTCGCCGTGCCGGTGAACAGCGAGTTGGTGACGTAGAGCGCCAAGCTGGGGCCAGATGCCAGGATGCCGTAGTACCCGGTATTGTTGAGCACCGACCCGGTGAGCGACATGGTGTGGTTGCTCGTGTCGTAGACCTGGAAGTAGTTGATGGCCGACCCGAACGCGCAGTTGGTGCAGCTCGCCGAAGCGCCATTCTCGATGACCAGCCCGTAGTTGGCGCTCGCATTGAACTTGATGCCGGTGACGATGAAGTTGTCCATCCCTGACACCAGTGCGTTCCAGCCGGGGTTCACCGGGGTCGAGTTGATGACGACGCCCCAGTCCTGGATGGCGTAGGTCGAAGTCCCGTCCGGCGCTCCGCCGTAGAAGATGGTAGCGACGGTCACGCTGGTCGCGTCGTTTGCCACGATGGGGAAGCTGAAGTAGGAGTGCCCGGCTCCGGCGGTGATGTTCAGGACGTACCCGACCAGCTCTCCCGGCGTCCAGGTCTGCGTGGCGTCCACCAGCGTTCCGAACAGGAGCGGGTTGCTGCCGCCCGTCGTGCCGCCCGAGGCAGTCCCGGTAGCTGAGCCGGTCGAGAGGGTCGCGTCCACCATCGCCCCGTTGAGGAAGACGCCGCCGACTCCCTGCCCTCCGCCGGAGCCCGGCTTGGCCTGCGTGCGCGAGAGCGCGCGGAAGTTGCCGTAGTTCCCCGCCGCGACGTTGATGGCGACGTTGTGCTGAATTCGCACCGGCAGCTTGTCGATGGCTCCTTGGATGGTCGCGCACGCCCCGGTCCCGACTGCCGTGCAGCTTCCGAGGTCGTTGCCGGTCGGGTCAACGTAGAGCTGCACGTCGGCGGAGGTCGCGGCGAGCTTTCGGTTGAAGGCGGTCCAGTCGGGAACGCTCAGGATGCCTGCGTCGTTCGCTCCCGCGTAGTCGCTGGAGATGTTAGGGGTGGTGCCGCCTGAGCTGTGCATCGGCCCGGTGGCAGTCACGCCCGTCACGCCGAACGGTCCCGCGTCCTCCGCGCCGACCAGGAAGTTGTACCAGGCGCTCCCGTTGGAGCCCTGGAAGGTGCCGGTCGTGAGGTTGGCGAAGGTTGCTCCGGTGGTGGCAGTCCCTGCGTCGGGGCGCTGCGCCGCCGTGCCTACGGGGAACCGGGTCATGTTGCCGACTTCGGCTCCGGGGGCCAGGACGCTCATCGCCACGCCCGGCTCGTAGATGCGTGAGGTGGTCGTCCGGTCGAGGTAGTTCCTCGGGGTCAGCGTCCGAAGGGTCGCCATCGAGAGGGTGAACCCGTCCACGTTCAGCTCGTTCGGCGTGGAGAGCATCAGGTCCCCGGCGAGCTGCACGACGCCGCCCTGCACGACGTTGATGGCCCGCGGGACGGTGGAGAAGATGCTCTGCTGAACCAGCGCCCGGCTCCCGTAGCCGACCTGCACCTGCGCGGTGGAGTTGGAGGAGTCGAACCGGCAGCCGGTGATGGCCGCCTGCTGATTGGGCACGATGTTGTAGACGCTGATGCCGGTGGCGACGGAGTTGGCCGAGAAGCGAATCCGCTCGATGGTCAGCGGCACCGTGGCGGAGAGCATCGTCGCGCCGGTCGCCGCCGAGCCAATGACGTTCGCGCTCCAGTCCTGAATGGCGTAGGTCGAGGTGCTGTTCGGGGCGGTCCACGGTCCTTGGATGGTGATGGTCGTCGCGGTGTTGGAGACGATGGCCCCGAGCTGCCCGACGCCCGTGCCCTTCAGAATCTCGACCACCTTGCCTGCGAGGGCGTTGGTGCCCCAGCCGCCGCCCGTGTCAATGAGGGTGCCGTTCACGGTCACGCTGCCCGCGGTTCCGCCGGTCGCCGTGCCGGTGTTCCGCCCGGTGACGGTCGCCTTCAGGTAGTAGCCGCGCAGCCGCAGCGAGCCACCCGAGTTGACGTTGAACCCGCCCACGTTCGCGCCGTCCCGGTAGGTGCCGGGCATCAGGTTCACGATGACGTTGTGGTCGATGGTCTGCGGGACGTGCCCGAGGGCTCCCTGGATGGTCTTGCAGGGCGTCTCCAGGTGGACGCAGTTGTACCCGTCCGTGCCCTTCGCGGGGTCAATCCAGAACTCCAAGTCCTGCGTCGTGCTCGTGCCGGGGACTTGCGCCAGCGCCGAAACCGAGGCGAGCAGCGCCAGCAAGGGGATGAGCTTCTTCATGTTTCCTCCGAGGGGGTAGGGCATATCACGGGACCGGGGTGGAAGTGGGCTCCAAGAGCAGAGTCGAGAGGGGCACCACCGGCCAGCGCTTGTGGCCCACGTCGGTGTACCAGATGTCGAAGACGTACCGGCGCGGGTCGAGCCTCTTGGTCGTCGCCGGGGTGCCGGTAAAGGTGGCACAGACGCCCGCGAACTCCGCGACGAGGGAGAACGCCGCCTGCGAGTCGAGGCTGGAGGTCTTGGCGGTCATCACCAGGGAGCCGCCGGACAGCGTGACGAGGTGCCGCGCCGGGTCGAACACGGTCAGCCGGATGGTGAAGTCCTCGCCCTTGGTAATTCGGATGGTGGTGCGCGCGTTGGTCGGCGCTCCCGCGCGCTGCGCTGCGCCGTCCTCCAGCAGCCCGATGAGGTCGATGACCACGCTTCGCTCCTTGACCCCCTCGCCTTCTAGCACACCTCGGGCTACTGCGCTCCTACCACCGTGTCGATGATGCCGCCCTCTCCTTCGGTCAGGTCGTCGAAGCAGTGGACGGTAACGTGATGGGCGTCGTTGTCGATGCAGGAGACGCCGTAGAACCGCGCCCCGTCGTTCGGGTACTGAGGCAGCCCCACCCCCACGATTGCGAGCGTCAGCACCCCGGCGTCAACCGCGTGGTCCTTCTCGTAGGGTCGGTTCGTCATGCGCCAACCTCCTTGACCACCAGCGAGGCGTAGTCACTGTTCGGAGCCGTGACGGGCCGGATGCGACCCGTGCCTGCGCTCACGAGCCACTGGAGTTTGACGGTGTGCGCCCCCGCGGCCACCGCGTACTTCTTCATCAGCGCAGCGGTGTTCCAGATGGAAGCCCCAGATTGCACCGCCGCCGCCGCAACCTGAACGCCATCGACGGTGAGCCGGTACTTGGTGATGGCGGTCGAGGCGTTGTCCCCGCTCGCCGCCGCCTCGATGACCAACGAGCCGTTCGCGGTCGTGGTGATGGCCACGGTCAGCAGGTCCACGAAGGACGTGGAGGTCGTCGTCGTGTCGGCAATGATTTCCGCGAAGTCCGTCTTCCGGTACTGCCCCGTCAGTTGCAGCCACGTCGGAGTCACGTCGTAGGTCAGCAGCCAGAGGGAGTTGTCGTCTACCTGCCTGGCAATCTTCCCCACGTCCGCCGAGACGAAGCCCGTCGCGGCGTTCCTGATTCCAGCGTTGGCGTAGCCCCAAGCGTAGGGCTGGTGGATGTCGTAGAGGATGAGCGCGTTGTGGAAACCCATGCGGTTCTCCTAGAGCTGGTACACGAGGTCACCCGTGGTGGTGACGACGAAGCTGCCGTTGCGCTGAATGACGACCCGAACGAACGTCCCACCAATGGCCGCGTCGAGGTCTGCGAGCGCTCCTTGAACGGTGGTGCTCGACGAGTGCGCGAAGCCCGCCGTGTTCACCCCCACGTCCAGCGCCCCCGCGTCGAACTTGAACGACGCCGCGCCGCCGGTCGAGGTGCCGATGGTTTCGACCACGGTGAAGGTCGTGTTGCCCACCACCGAGGCGACGTGGAAGGTGCCGTCCCCAAGCCCGCCGCTCGTGCCGGAGAGCACCACGAGGTCGCCCGCCTCGACGGGGTGGTCCATGCTGTCGCGGATTCCTCCCCCGTCCGCGGCGAGGTTCACCACCACCGTCTGCGTTCCCGATGTCGTCGAGACGACGGTGGTGGTGAAGTTGACGGTCGCACCCGCGCCGCCGGGAGACTTCAGCTCGGGCGCATCTACGAAGTCCACGTCAACGATGTCGGACTTCGAGATGCCCACGGGCTACTCCTTCTTGGCTCGCGGCTTCCGCCCTTTGGTCGTCTCGACGGACACGACAGGCTGCGCCGCCTCACCCTGCGGCTGCCCGGCGACCCTGGCGGCTTCCTCGCGCTCCTTGGCGCGCTCCGCCGACTCGATGGCCGCTCGCTCCGCCTGCACCACGAAGCCGTTGATGGTGTTGTAGACGATGGAGCTGACCGCCGCGAACCCGTTGGCCTGCCCCTCGGCCATCTTCGCCTGCGCCCTGAAGCTGTCCGCCTGGTTCATGCACGCCTGCCGCTGCCGCTCGCAGTCGTTGTAGAGCTGCATCAGCACGCTCTGGAGGACGCCGTGCCCCTTCTCGTCCACAACGCCCATCCGGAGGAGGTCCGTCATCCGCTGCCGCAGCTTGACCTGAGATTCACCCGCTTCCATGCTGTACCCCCTGCTTTCGCGCGAGATACCCCGCCAGGATGAGGCAGGGCTCGCAGTAGATGCCTTCCACGCTCACGTCCTTGTCGCTCTCGACGCGGAAGAACCGCGTCGGGGTCGGCTCCCTGCCGTCCAGCCGAAACAGCTCTGGGGCTCGATGCCCGGACCGGCACCACCGCATCAGAGGGGAAGGCACCTCGGAGACGGTGGTGTCGGCCTTGGGGGGCATCATGGGCGGTCAGACTCTACCGCCCCACCCGGCTACTGTCACTGAAGCGCGAAGAAGTCGAAGATTTCCTTGTTCTTCACTTCGCTGTACGGGGTGATGTGGGTGGTGTCCGTCTCGGCGTACTCGTTCCCGGCGAAGCTCGCCAGGGTGCCGGGGTGCCGGAGGACGCCGCGCCAGTAGACCCACAGGTTCTTCCCGTTGTCGGTGCCGTCGAGAGTGTAGCTGATGCCGCCCGGCAGCAGGTGGCTGACGCCCGCCGGGGCGGTGATGGACAGCCGCTCGATGGTGCGGACCACGTTGGACGCCGCGATGGCGTCCGCGAGCTTCTGGATGCTGGCGGTGATGACCTCGCCAGGCACCAGACCCACGTTCGTCTTGCCGGGGTCGATGTAGGCTCGGTCGCCAATCTGCGCGTTCAGGGTGTTGAACGCTTCGACGACGCTCGGGGTCGCGTCGGGCAGGTTGACGAACGGGAAGTAGTTGGTCAGGTTGGTCAGGTAGCCGTTCAGCGAGGTGTCGCCGTCCACCGTCCCAACGGTGGTCCTGATGTCCTCCACGTCCTGCCGCAAGTCCGCGTCGGTGGCGAGCCCCTGGCTCATCGTCACGCGGAGGTCGGTGTCCCCGAAGTTGTCGAGGCGCTTGCGGTAGCCGTAGGCGAGGTCCACCGCACCCGCGTTGAGCGCTTCCCAGGTGTACGCAACGGAGGTGGACAGGTCCGCGCCGATGGCGACCGAGTAGAACTTCACGTCCACGGAGTCCGGCGAGAAGCCGCCTGCGCCTCCCAACATGCCCGCGAGGGTCAGCCCGGTGGTGCCGGTTTGGGTGAGGAGGATGTTGCCCTGCGCGCCCACGTTGTCGTTGGTCAGACCGACCAGCGCAACAACCGGAGCAGCCGCAGTCACCTTCAGAGCCGCACCGACTCCGTTGATGGCGGTCTGGATGAGCGCAGCCATCGCCGCCGCCGTCTCGACGCCCGTGTAGACGACCGCGACGTTCCCAGGAGTGACGCCGCCACCATTGATGTCGAACTCGAAGATGGTGGGCGGGTTGATGGTG